TGCCGATGGTGTTGTGAAGATGAAAAAACTCTGAGGCTGGTATTCCGAGGAGCGTGTTTTCGTGAAAACCAAACTCTACCTCCTACAAAACGAAGCATTTGACGTAATTCTTGATTATTTCAAGAACAATTCTAACTCATGTTCTATGAGCGACGACCTCTGCCTTGCTTTGAAAAAATTGGAGGAAATCAAGCAAAATAACCAGTCCCTTACGTGGAAGCAGCTCGGTATAATTGCTTCTGTTGAGAGCTACCTCGCAAACAGTGAGGGTAAACCTCTAACGAGACAAAGTTTCCTTGAAAACCATTCACTTCCGTCTGCGGACGTTTTTAAGAACTCGTTTGGTAAGACATCTTTCAAATGGCTATTGGAAAGATATCCTTGTCATACAAAAAAATCTTCCACAGATTTAATTTATGGTGGAAAGGCGTATGATGATGTGGATGAAGTAAAGGATGCTTTTATAAAAGAGTATTACAGAATAAGGCCTGCAACGCAGCACGAGTTCAACTCAAAGAAAAGTAAAACTATCCCATACTGGGAGTCCTTAGCCGCACGATTTGGCATTGCGTCATGGATAGCCCTTATCGACCTCTTGGAGCTGCCGAGGTACAACAAGCGTGGTGACAATCCGCTGAGAGTTATAGAAACTAATTTGTGCATAACGGACGATAGGGTGTCCTTCGCAGGGAGGAAAAGACCTCATGTGTTTAGACGAACATTTTGGACAAAAGAGCTTATTCGTCAGCGTGTCGAAGGTTTCATTATTCAAAATGGACGTACCCCAAGCAGGGAAGACCTCCTTGGCATCCCTGAGTTGCCTTCGCCGGAGACATTCAATAATGTGGTGAAGATGAATTGGCGGCTTTGGATTAAAGAAACATTTCCTGACTGTATTCCCGATAACTGGCGGTATGACCTATTATCCAGCAAGAAAATAGACAAAAAGAAGTGGCTGGAACTATTCAAAAAGGAATACAAGAGAATTAAGCCGGCAACGGGCAATCAGTACAATCAGCAACGCACTCAAGGAACGCCAACATGGAACACAATCGCAAAACTCATAGGAGAAAGCGAACACAAATGGAGCAACATGAAAAAGGTTGCAGGGGTAGAGGATGTTCCCATTTCCACCAATAAGCCGTCCACGTAAAAAAAGACCACCGTAAGGTGGTCTTTTTTTTGTATTTTGTGGTTCTAAAATGACTCGTCCTCCGTCTCATCCAAACGTTTGATGCGTTGAAAGCCATTTGCAGAGACCTTCTTTCGACTGCCATCTGCTCTATGGAAAAAATCGCCGATAATAATGCCTTCTTCAACGTATCGTTTTGAACTCGGATGGTTTCGAGTTCCGCCCCACACCAAGAAAGAACAAAGCCATCTTTCAGGAACGGTTCGGTGGTTCTTCGCCTGAGACTGTTCCTTCCTGCATCTTTCAACGTCTTCATTGATTCTCTTGTCTGTAAGAGAAGCAAGATAATCAGTATCTAAAGAGTAGAAGTCGGTTCCGTTGAAATACTTGCTCGTATGGTGCCATGACGCATACTGCAGAACCTTTGTCCGCAAGAAAGAAAGCGGGGCTTGCTTGAGCTTTTCAATGTTGCATTGAAGAGACAGCGTTCCGTTCAAAACCTCGGCCTCGATTGCGTTCAGTATGGCTGCTTTGGTCCACTTGGAACGCGGTTTTTCGCCGGATTCATAAGCATCCACAGCGTTGTTGCTCATCGAGTAGCCGGAATACCCGGCCATTACACATTCCCTCCGTCATCGGAGATACCCTGCAGAAGCAGGTTCTCGTCGATATATGTAGCTGTTTCATCTGCGCGATGCAGAAGAAAAGCCAGAGGATAGCGCGTAAAGGCCGCTGAGGTATTCTTATCTGTGGAATACTCTCCCATGTGGAAACGGATTGCAAAAGCCTCCGGCATCGTCAGGCGAATATAGCGTTCTGCAAGAAACACAGATTTATCGCCGTGGCTGCCGAACGGGAGCTTCTCGTCATAGGAAATCCAAGGCACCTTCTTCCACTGTCCGGTTTTGGGGTCCTTCACATTTCTGCTGTCCCATTTATAGAAATCGGCCTTGCAGATATCGTGAAGAAGTGCGGAGATGGCAATGCTATCATTGACCATTTTCCTCTCCCCCTCGGAAAGTGTCTTTCCATTCCGCTCAATTTCCGTGAAGTATGTGTCGTTCAGACGCATAAATACGTTGACTGAGTGGTCCAGAAGCCCGCCGCAGTAGCTTGAGTGATACTTAGCACTTGCGGGCGCCGTGAAGAAATCCGTCTTCTCCAGCAGCCACAGCACAAGGTCTCTGATGCCTTTGCGTCCCGTACTGACAAGTGCGCCAATGAACGCGATGGCCTTAGACTCATACTCCTTATCGGGAGTTGTGCCGGCAGGGTCCTCTACCGTAGGGCGGTAGTCCCCGCCGTGCGCCGTGTACTTTGCGAGCGCCTGAGCTGCTGCCCATTTAATGAAGTCTTCCAATCTGTCGGGGTCGCCATTGTTAGACTGCTCGACAGTGCGGGAGAAGGCGTCATAGTCATCGAGGGCAGCTTGGCAGACGTCATCGTGACAAGCTCCCTTTTCAAACTGTCCGGAAATAGCTATCAACGCAGCTTCAGCACGCTCGTGCAGCTTTTGAATTCTCTCGAATTCAGGGGGATAGTTGTAGCCCATAGTTATTCTCCTTTCTTGATGAAGTCCTCAGCCCTGATAGTACCGGAAGTCCATGCGCTTGTCGGGAAGCTGATTTCGGGGACTCTCTCCAGCATAGCATCCCTCAAAGCGTCTCTATAACGCTCGAAATGCCGTTTCTGGAAGCCGAGAAGTCTTTCGTCATACTTTACTTCCTTCTGAAGAAGTTCAACGGCAAGAGAGTTCTCGTTGTCCTCGACCGCGATGGCGAAAAGCTCGTTTTCCATAATCACCCGCTGTGTTCTGGAAACCCACTTTTCGCCCAACACAGGCGTCATGCTGCGGAAGCGGTGTCCCAGTGTATCAACGATACACTCCAACACATCGGCCTCCTCGTTCATAGAGCCCTCCTCATCGAACAGCCACCGGCAGGTGTCCAGTTCACAGTAGGGGATGTCGTTCAGCAGACGAACTTCCGGTTCCTCTTTATAGGGCTCATCCTCTCGATAGACATGAAGGAAGCTGTTGGAAATGTAGTAGACGGCCTCATAAGGACCATGAACAGAAACATTACCTTTGCCCATGATTCGTTTCTCCTTTCTTTTTTTGCGACCTTTCAGGTGCGGCTGACGGTGTGGAGATTCTGCTCCAGCAGCTCTGCCTTCTCACGGGTCGCTCCACAGGTACACATCTGCGGACAAACAAGAGGGTCGTAGTAGTCCTCGTTCTTCTCAGGGAAGAATGGCTTTCCGCCCTCATTTACACGCACCACATTAGGGCGCGGGCAGTTGTGACAGGGGTTATACATCTGTAGGTTCTCCTTTCAAATGAGCGTTTTGTGGCGTCCTGTTTCTTTGCGAAAGCGCAGAATACTGAAGTATGCGTCAGCAGGGTGCTGTGGCAAATCAGCAACTGCCTTAAACACCTCATCAATGCAATGTACGGCGAGTTCACGCTCACGAAGCAGGGAAGAAAGCATCTCCGCTGCGGCCAGCAGTTCAGTGCTGCCGGAGGCAGCACCGGACCGCTGAAGGCGGACGACCATTGATTTTACTTCTTCGCTTGGAATGTAGGTCTTTTCCATGTCGTCCTCCACCGCAATTACGGTCTCCACGGTGAATTGTGGAGTTCTTCATTGATTTGCTTTATTGTTTTTTCCTGCCACCGGTTGATGTGCTTCGTCCTTGTGAGATTAAGCTCACCAACCTTGTGAAGAGTGATACCAACTGAGCCAAAGTGCAGCCACGTACCCTCGGAAACGGATACTGTGCAGCCTTTTTTCGCACCCTTCAGCCGCTTCTTCACCGACGCGACCATTGCTTGCGTGACAATGCTCTTAGGACGTCCGGCCATCATACATACCTCGGACGGTACTCGCAGAGTCCCTGTTCAGGGTCCCATTTACTCGGAGGAAGTTCTCATAGCAAATACCTGTCTTCTTGCTGGTAATCTTGATGGGATAGGGGAGAGAGGCGTTATCCTCGTCATAGCACGCAATGTCAATGCCGATGTTGCGGATTTCCGTTCTGTAGGGCGCGAACTTATCGCCAAGCTCCTTCTTGAGATGTGCAATGAGCGCATCATGGAGGTCTTCGAAGGGAATCGACAGGTCGGCGACGACAGGATACCATGGGAAATCCTTCAGCCGATAGGTCGTTCTTACCAAAGCACCATCTTTCGTCCAGCAGTGGACGTGGGGAAGCAGGTGGTCAGGGTTTTCGGCGATAAACTTACGGTTCCAATCTACGACCAAGTCGTAGACATCCTTGCCGTCGAAGATACCGTAGGTTTCATAGCATGGTTCGCAGATGAATGTCCCGTCGGGACACGCAACGTAACCCCTGCGGTTGGCACGGAGGTTTTTGGTGTTGTTCGTGTCGGCAAACAGCCAAGAGAAACTACCCATGCCTCACACCCCCTCCATCTCGATACATGGCGTCGGGTATTCCACCATCACGCCACAGTTTGGGCAAAGAGAGGGCATTTCGCCGGCATCGTTACACACCAGCTCCTCTCCGCAGATACAGCAACGGAAAACGCCATCGTCGCTGAGGTCAGCGACGGAAGGCCCCTTGAAGAAAAACGTCTTCAGTGCTTCCATCAGCTCTTCGAAGGTCAGCTCAATGTTATCTACCAGATAGACCTTGCCGTCAGGCGTACCGATGGTCACGCCGTGGATGTACTCTCCGTTCTCAGGGCACATCCTGCAGTCGGAGAACCAGTCCTTATAGAGTGCCTTGGCGTCCGCCGTGACAGTGGCGTAGGAGTTGTCCATGCGCTCAAAAGTGAAGCGCACGTCAACACATTCAGCGGGCCAGTCACGTTTAACTGTATCAAGCGCAAATTTCAGGTCCATACCTTAAAACTCCTTTCCTTCAAACGGCGAATGTGTCGAGAACGCTTTTGTTCAAGCTAACCTTGACAAGATGCGCTCGCAGTGCCTCCTTAATGCGCGGCCACTCGCGCAGCAGCGCCATACCCGCTTCAACGTAGGTATCGAAAGAGGAGCCGCTGTCGTTGTCCTTTTTGACAATGGCGAGCCCAAGGTATCCGGTTCGACCACTGACGGATTTATCCGTGACCGTGATATGGTATTTGTTCTCAATCCCATTTTTATCACCGTAGTACATCTTCTCTTCGCCGAAATCTACCGTCACGCTTGTGCCGCACATATGGGGGCAAATCTCAGACACAATGTAGTCTTCGATTTTTTGAAGATTACTTCTCAGTTTCTGATGTTCTTCACTTGTAAGTCTCATATCCATTTCTCCTTTCTTAAAAAAGCATTTAGGCGAAAAGTGGGGTCTCGATACGATTCGAGACCCCACCCTTCTCTTGCCTTACAGAAATTTTGCGGGGAAATCAGATGGCTTAGAACGGCAGGTCGCTGTCATCCACATCGTTCAGCTCATAGAAGCCGTTGGGAGCGGGCTGGCCGTAGGTCATGTTCGGCTGACCCTGCTGCTGAGGCATGGGGGCGGGCTGACCCTGCTGAGGCATAGCCTGCTGGGGAGGATAGCCGCCCTGAGGAGCCTGCTGCGGCGCGGACTGCGGATACGCAGGGGCACCATTGGCAGCGGGGGCGCCGAAGGAAGACTGGTAGCCCTGAGGAGCCTGCTGCTGGGCATTGGGGTCCATGCAGGAGCCGCTCCGGTTGCGGATGAAGTGGAAGTCGCTGACAGAGATGCTCAGGCTTCTGCCGGGAGTACCATCCTTGCGCGTATACTGCTGAATCTTCGCGGAACCGGACAGCCACAGCACAGGATTGGCGTAGTTGCCGTTTTCCGCCGTCACCATACGCATGAACCGCTCGGCGGTCTTCTCCCACATGGTGCAGTTGGCCCACACGACGTTCTTCTCGTTCTCCACGAGAGTCCCCTCGCCAAACGCATAGTCCAGATTGCTCTTCCTGTTCTGGATGGGGATGGAGAAGTTGACGTAGGCCTTGCCCTCCGCCGTGTGCTTCAGACCGGAGCAGCGAGTGACAGCACCCTCAATATCGGTATAGATATAGGGCTCGCCGTTGCTGTTCACGGCATTGATGAAGTGGGCGGTCGTGTAGAACTTCCGGCCCTGCTGCTGACCGTTCTGCGGTGCAGCCGGCTGCTGAGGCGCAGGAGCGGGCTGACCCTGCTGCTGGGGATAGACTCCCTGCTGGGGATAACCCTGCATCTGCTGCTGAGGGTAGCCATAGGCGGGCTGACCCTGAGGCGCACCGTACTGGGGCTGTGCCGGAGGGTACTGACCCTGCGCCTGAGGATACCCATACTGAGGAGCCTGCTGCATACCACCGTTGTTGTTCTGATAAGACATAATTTTCTCCTTTCTTCCGCACGAAGGCGGACCAAATCCCAAAAATGTTTTGTTTTTGTGAGGTTGGGATTTGGTTATTGATGTAGTTTTTTATATTAAAAAAGACAGCTATCCTTCAAAAAGGATAACTGTCTTTGATAAATGATGGTGTCTTGAAACGGAGATAAATCTCCTTATAAAAATATCTTCGTAATTATACTACTATACTACCACGTTTCATTATTTTGTCAACAGGACGAGGCAAGAAAAAATGAGGATTTTCCCTGTGGTTATTGCACGTGTGAAATTCTTCTGATATACTTTATAGCACGATAGAGAGGGGGCTTTTGTGTGGGCCATTATGAGAGTATTTCTGTTGGCGATAAGATAAAAGAGCTCGCCACCAACGAGATTATGATTCGGATGTCCTTTGATTCCTCGGTAGGATGGAAGCTCGTTGTCGGCTTCCCTGAAATGAGAAAGGAAGAGAACGACGCCTTTATATACGGAGATTTACTGGCGGCTTTCACTGTGGTCATGGATACACCATTCTTCTTGTTCTCCTTCGGAGGCGGGCCGTGGATGGATACACCATTTGAGCCGCGTATAGATGCCTCGCTGCCCTCCTTTGACATACAACTCGATGACGGTGACGGACTTGGCCTTCTCGTCATGTCTGTGGACACGAAGTATGGTGAGGTAAAGGGCTTCAGGCAGGTGGGGCTTGGGCATGGACTTAGCATGAAGATACTCTCCGTTATGCGAGAGCTTCAGCAGCGTCCGCCCATAACACAGGAGGAACACAGGAGGAACATCGAGCGGGCTTATCGTACATACGGGCTGCCGGAAGATATGCTTCGCACGGTGAAACCCGATGAGGTGTTTGCCATCATTAACACCTGAATAATCGTAAATAAGAAAAAGCAGGGTGCTATGCACCCTGCTTTTTGTTTGTGTTGGCGTCAGACCCGTGCAACTCAGTGTAGAGCCAGTCACCAAGCAGCGTATAACGCTTGTCGGTTTTGTTGTTCAGGATAGCCTTTTTCAAGGCTTCGGCTTTTCCGACCATGATAACACAGTCCTTTGCGCGGGTAATGCCGGTATATACCAGATTCCGACGCAGCATGGCTTTGTGTTCAGGAGATACGACCATGATAACGATGGAATATTCGCTTCCTTGGCTCTTGTGTACTGTGGTACAGTAGGCCAAGTCAATGTTTTCCATCTGCTCTGCATCGTAACGGAGCTGATGTCCGTCGTCGTTAAACTCAATCGTCACGACGTCTACCTTTTTTGTCGGGTCGTCCTTGGCGGATTCAAAGGAGATGGAATGAATCACGCCGATGTCGCCATTCTTGGCAAAATCGGTGTTTTTCGTTTGCATCACTCTGTCGCCCTCACGGAACAACTTGTTATTGAAGATTGCAAAGTTCTTTGTAGGACTTTGGGGATTGATACGTTCCTGCAGCAGCTTGTTGAATCGGTTCACATTCAATGCACTCTTGTGCCGATAGGGGCAAAGAAGGGCTACATTGGAAGCACCTTTTGACAGAATAGCCCGCTGGTAGAGTTCGCATACAGCGTTCTCAATAACGGCGGGGTCTCCGGTGTTATCTTCCATGAACATAAACTGTTTTCTCGCAAAATGCAGGTTCACATCCCCCATTTGCATCTTCTGTGCATTCTCCACGATGGGATTTCCTTGGGCCTGACGATAGATAACGTCCAGCTTTGTGATAGGCACCACGCCGCTGCGAATCATTTCGTACAGGACATTACCGGCGCCGACGGAGGGTAACTGCTCAGGGTCTCCAACAAAGACAACCTGCGTTCTGCCCGGAATCTTCTGCAGCAGGTTATATGCCACAAAAGAATCCATCATGGAACACTCGTCAATGATAAAGATGTTCCCAAACAGTGGTCCGTCACAATCTGTGCCGCCCACACAGTCATCGCCACGCAAACCAATAGCGGAGTGAATGGTAGATGCCTCTACGCCGGTCTGCTCCGTCATACGGCGTGCAGCGCGGCCTGTGGGTGCCAGCAGACAGGGGAGGGAGTTATCCTCCCCGTAAATAGCCTTATGCACATACAAAACGGCTTTTGTGACAGTCGTTTTGCCTGTACCCGGTCCACCGGTAATGATGCTTACAGGGTTCTGGAAACAGCTTATCACGGCCTCTTTCTGCTTTTCAGCGAGGGTGATGTCGTTGTCCTCCTGATACTCCTTCAGCGCCCTGTTGATGCGCTCCGTGGAGATGGGCTTATGACTCCGCATGAGCCGTTTGATGTGGCGGCTGATGCCGTATTCCTGCTCAAAGCGGCTGGCGGAGTAGAGCATGGGTCCGGCCATGCGAATGTCCTTGCGCTGGCATCCACTGTTGATGGCCTTTTTACAGACCTCCTCAGTGATGCCTTTGCTTCGAACATTTTTATTGGCCACCCTTGCCATCAAGGAAGGCAATTCAGACACGGGGACACACATATGACCGGCGGAAGCCGCCAAGTCCAAAGTGTATCGCAGCGCCTCCCGTAGACGAGCCGGATTGTCGATAGCGACGCCCTGTTCCAGAGCGAAGCTGTCTACCATATCGAAGGAAAACCCCTTTACCTCGCAGACACGGTAAGTGTCGTGCTTCAGGATTTCCACCACATCCTCGTCTGGGAACGCCTTGAGTAGTGTTTGTACCTTCCGAAGAGAGAGGTTCGCATTGCGAAGAAGCCTTGTGACTTCGCGCTCTTTCTTCGTCTCGCTCAGAGCCACCTTCAGTCTGTTGACCATCTTCTTGGATACAGTGCGCCGTCCATACTTTACACCAATCAGCCGTTCAGGTTGGGTGTCCAGTATATCCCACGTCATATCCCCGAAGGTCTTCCATACTGCCTCGGAAGCAGCGGGACCGAACCCGCAGCGCAGGCTCGATAGGTACGATATTGTGGCGTCCTTGGTTTTCTTGAACTGGTACTCAAAGGATTCGACCTTGAAGGATGAGCCGTACTTATTTCCAACAGACCAGTATCCGGTCATTGTAATGACCGTGTTCCGGTTTACATTACGGTCCTCCGCATAGGGAAGACCATCGCCGGTGGCGACAAATGTAACGTCTGTTTGTGTGTTTTGGCACTTAATGACCTTCCAGCCATCCTTTTCGTACAGTCGATAGATAGGAACGCAGGTGATTGTTTCAAGATTCTTGCTCATCACGCACGCGCTCCCTTCAGGGGAGGCGGCGAATGGGATTATAGTTGCCATGTCGCCGGCCTCCTTTATAATTTATTTCTTTTGAAAAAACTACTTTACCTGAATGGGATTATGCGGGATTCATCTTGCTCTTCTTAATGCTGAACGTCCGCGTTTTACACGGGATGTCCACGATACAGTCGCGGAACTTTTCCGCCAAATCGGGGTTTGTTCCGTAGAGCGTGTCAATGAGCAAATCCAGAACATCACGCTTAATCTCCGTGCCCTTACGAGGACTGTTCTTGACCTCGTATGTCTCGTCGTTGATGGTGATGAGTCCTGTATCCATGTCGGGACCCAGTGCCTCAATAAGAGGCAAGGATGCAGACTTTCGCTTTTCGTCAAGAGCCTTTTTCTGCTTATCCAGCAGGGAAGACTGCTCAGACAGCTCCAGCCATTCAGAGACCTTACCGGCGAGGTCATCGGGAAGCGTGCGCGTAACGGCGGCCTTTCCAACAGTGGAAGCCAGTCCGTTGAGTACCTGAATTTCCTTCTCCATGTCACCGGTATACTGGGGAACGCTGTTGTTCTCAACGTAAGTTTCCCACCAGTCTGCCTCAGCCTCAAGCTGGTCGTGCTCTGCTTCCGCATCACGGGGCATAAACCGCCGCTTGAACTCAGACAGGTCATAGGAGGAGCCCATATACAGGTCTCCAGCCTCGTAATCGTGCGTCAGGATGGCGCCGATAAACGTACCCTTGATGCGCTCGTCGTTCAAAACAGCGGGATACTGCCGCATCTGGGGGATATACTGGGGCGGGACTTTGTTGTTGACCCACGCCGCGAAGTTCTGCTCCTTGGTCGTTTTCGCTTCGAAGACGAACAACTCGTTGTTCAGCTCCACGATGGCGTCAATGTTCGCCGTAACACAAGGAAACTCCTTACTGCGGAACATTCTGTATTCGGGGATGCGCTTGGCGCCGGTAAGCGCACAAAACGTATTCACGACTACATCTTCCAAGAAGTGACCACGAACAAACACGGAGCTGTTGCTATCCTCCCGTTTCAGGTTGGGATTTCCAACCTTGTCATGGTACAACTCCGTCTGCGTGCGATAGTGGGACGAGCCCATAATCACAGCCGCATCAGAACCGCCAATGCCGAGATGACGGATAGCCTCCCATTCATGGGTGGAAACAAAGCGGCAGTCAACGACGGTCTCCGCGTTGGGCCACTCCATACGGGGCTGGGGCAGAGGCTTCGTTTTGCCGTAGAGATTACTCTCGAAGAGAACGGCATCGCGCAGCTCCTCCGGCGTCAAAGCGTCAAAGTCGCCATTCTCTGCCTGCATCCTCTTGAACACATCCGCTGCGGTTTCCGCGAACGACTCAACCGGCAACAGAGCAGCGACGCAGAGGTCCTTCGCCGCCTCCAGCACCTCCATGCGCTGCCGGATGGCAGCCATGGTGTTGATGAACGGGATTGCAGCACGCGGGTCCATCCACATGGGAACCGCCGTGGGGAGATTGCACTCAAAATACATTTTTTGTTTTCTCCTTTCTATGTGTGAGGGTAGGGTGCGGCTAACGCCGCACCGCGCCCTCCATATACGCTTCAATGCTCCACTTGTTCTTAAACCGCTTGTTTACGGTGCTGATGGGGTCGGTGCTCATAAAATCATCGCGGAGGCGACGGATTTGTGCCGCTTTGCTGCCTGCACAGTATTCCATAGAGCCCGTGCGAATCATCTTTGTGATATGACGCTTCATGCCGTTGGGAGTGAAGGAAACCATTGTGGGACGTTTACTGTCCTTATGAAACAGCAAATATACGACTTTCACTGGCCATCACCGTCCTCATCGTCCTCGTCGGCGTCATAGACGTCGTCGGAAAAGACCAGCGTGGTATTGAAGTCAACGACTTCAGACACGCCTTGCATGAAGCTCATCAGCTCGAAGCCGTGCCTCGTGCAGATTTCGGCGGGGACGTTGAGGAAATCGCCGTAGTTGAATTCTCCACAGTTGTGCTCGTACATATCCAAGCCTTCCTTCGTGTGGCAGAATTCAACAGCGGCGTCACGAATGGCCCTTTCGAGGTCGAAATCCTCATAGGGGATGGAAAACACCATTGTGGTGATATCCACATTCAGCCCATCTCGGTCCACCGCGTTGATGACCTTCGTGACTCTCGTAATCATATCCGCGTAGTATCCATCACCATTTTCGTCATAGACAACATACAGCTCTTCGCCATTGTCAGTATCGTCGCAGAGATGTGCGTCACCATCTACATCGACAGTGAAAGACATCTCGCGCTTATCGGGAAGACGGTGGCAAACCTTGTCACCGCCCCTCAGCTCGCGGAACGGAACGTAAAGCATAACGCCATCGCGCTCGACGCGGACGGGTGTGTTCCCGTTTCCGAACGCTTCAAAAATCGAAGCCATACTCATTTTTCTCCTTTCTTTTAGATGCAGGCTTGAAATCCACGGGCTTGAACAGCTTCGCAACCTCATCAAGCTCATCGGGGAGTCTTTCTGTGACGCGATTCAGGCCGTTATAGTCACCGAGGGAACCCGCAGGATAGGTGGTATCCACCTCGCCAGTCTCATAGCGAAGATACGTCGCAATGAGTCCGTCCTCAATGGAATTGAACTCCGGCTCGACCATGAGTGTCTCCGCTTCAGAGAAATCGTACAATCGGCAACTCTCGTCGTCGAAGGGACTATGAAGGGTGATATACACTTTAGCACCGAGCCCGCAAGGGCCGATGATATAAGGCTTTTTGCCCTTCATAGTGGCGATGCTTTCCACCATGGGAACGACAACCTCATCATACCAGAACGGCATTTTGATGTTGTCTGCTTTCTTTTTTCTGCCCTCAGCGAGAAACTGCTTACGTTCGGCATCAGCCGCCGCGTACTTCTCGTCAAAAGCAGCGGTATATTCGCTCACTTTCATGTGTTTCTCCTTTCTTATGCAATACAGACAGCACGGTCATCCCAGTATTCGTCCGCACCGATTTTACGTCCGTCGCCGCCAAAGAAAGCGACCCGCTGAGGCTCTGCCTCGTTGACGTAATCGAAACTGAGGCCTACTTCCGCACAAGCACGGAGAGCATCCTCAAGATGCTCCCCATGCCGGCAGGTCCACAGGATAAGGACGGTGCCCTTAGCCTGCTCTGCCTTGGCGCGGTTGATGACGTCCCACTTCGGCTCGACGATGTGAGGGAAGTCCGTGACGAACAACGTACCATCAAAATCGACGGCGATGCAGCGGGGGTAGGGTGGAGTGGCTGCTGCCTGAGCCTCATTGCTTGTGGTCAGGTCAAACGCCATATGCTACCTCCTCCGTTGCTGCCGCAGCGTTCCATGGTGCCTCTCGTGCAGGGGCGGGTAATCTTACCGTCGGGCCATCGAACGGTGGCGCAGCGGCTTATACGCCCACAGGCGGCACAGTATCGAGTACCGATACGGGACACGATACCCTGCTGCTTATCGTCTCTGCTCAGGAGGAAATCGCCGACCTCGATGTCGGGCATGGTCTTGATGTCACTCATCGCTTGATTCCTCCTCGTTCTCGTCGAAAATCTTGTCATATGCCGCGCTGACGCAGCAGGTGACACAGTCGTCGTCCGTGCAGTTTTCCTCGTTAATCTGCTGGCGGCAGAATTTGGAAAAAAGACACTTGAAGGAGGAAACCTCCTGAGAGGAAAAGTCGTTGTTGGCATAAATGCTCATTTCTTTTTCTCCTTTCTTTACGATGCCTGCTGGAAGGTATAGCTCTGACGCCCCCATTCGACGGTGCCGCCAACGTCGTACTTTGCCCATTCCTTATCCATGTGAAGGATTTTCGCCACCTGCTCCTCCAGATTCGTGATGGTCGTCTGGGAAGCACCGGCTTCCTTGGCGTAGAAGGGGATGTCCGACATGGACAGATATACGTCGTGCATGGGGACAAAGGGCATACCCGCAGTCAGTCTGGCAAGGTCCTTTCGGGCCTCGTCAGCATACTTTTTAGGCAGGCCCAGCTTGTTTGCGAGGCCGATAAGCACATTTTCAGGGTGCTCGACCTGCACGCTGGTCAACTTGTCCAACGCCTCGGTCATGTCGATGAACTGTGCATACAGACCGTCCAACGCCTCCTCGAAGGCGGGAACTCCGTCCTTGCCGTTGCTGCTTCTGGTATGCTTGACAGCAATACCGTCAGTGAAGCGAACACAGTTGCCGGCTGGCTTCTGGAAATAGGGTACTGCCGTGGCGCAGCTATTGCCGGTATCAGAGGAAAAGAACTTGACGACCGGCATCATGTTCATAGAATGAACTGAGGTAATGCCGTGTGCGTCCAGTGCATCCTCATAGATAGTCAGCATTTCATCCTGCTTGTCAGGCAGCGCCCACATACATACCGTGGCGCTGTGGCTGTTTTCTCCGCCGAGGAATTCCACCTTGCCGAATCTGTCGTTCAGCTTCCGAATGGTTACTGTCAGAAGCTCGGAGATGGGCATGACGCGGTAGCCGCCGCCGTTATCGGAATGCAGAGCCGCGATGCGTCCATAACGCTCCAGAAGAAGGGTCAGGCTCTTATCCGGCGCCGCACGAAGCCCGTTGTTCAGCACCTCTGCGGAGCAGTAGGGCGTCATACGGGAGAATGCGGAGCCGAACAGCTTCGCGGTGTTATGCAGGGAACCGATGGCGGTGTCGCGCAGCACCCATGCGTTGGGCTCGTTGGTCACAATGAAGTGGGAACCCATGCTGGGGTCAGCGGCTTCCATCGCCGCATCCAGCGTTACCTTGCGGGTCAGCATGGGGTCGTCAGCGATTTTCTGCACCACAATGGGGACCTCAATGGGCTCCAGCGGAACTACGTGGATGCTCTTGGACGGAACACCGGGCAGCCAGCGGCTGTTCTGCTCCATCTCCTGAACTTCCTGCAGAAGCTCGCTCTCCACACTCGTGACAAAGCGGTAGTTGTCCTGCTCTCTGTTGATAGCTCTTTCCATGATTTTTTCTCCTTTCTTGAGCCGCCTTCCGTCTCAAAACGGTCAGGAAACTTATGCTCACACGAAATTTAAGAGGTAATATATATGAAAAAGACAGTTACTCCACATGAAGGAATAACTGTCTTTTATAAATGATGTGACTTGAAAAACGGAGATAAATCTCCTTATAAAAATATCTTCGTAATTATACTACTATACTACCACGTTTCGTTATTTTGTCAATTCCTTTTGCGCGAAAGGCTATTCCAAGTTTTGTGTGGGATTTTTCTTTTTCTCTTGTATAATCCTTGCACCCTCAAAGACTGCGTTCCGATGGCTTTCCCGAAATTTACAACATTGAATCTTGAAGTTTTTATCTTTCTCTGCATAATACCAATAGTTCCAAAATACGAAATATATTCTTCTATAATGAGGTCTCATATCCTGCAACATTGGTTGCAAACCGTGCAGTCCTAAATCTACATATGCGGGAAATCCAAACCCGCAATTTGCTGGAACAGAACGGCCATATAAAAAGCAGAAGCGCTCGTCATATATCAGAGCGTCTACAGCAAAGACAAATAAATCAATGTCTGTAGGCTTATATGCCTCTTTGTAGGCATGATATTTTTTCTCTTTATTCTCTATAGCTTCCTTGATAATTTCAATCGACGTCGGCTGTGATTCCCACTTATGTTCAAGCTCATTACTTTCACCTTTACAAAGAGGCTTGTTCCAAACGGCTTCTTCCTCTCTATATTCTGAGTTCACGGCAGAAACAACTTCAACCCCCAGAGACTGTTTCTTACAGTACAAATCCATACTGTGAGCAACACTGGCAGAAGATGCCTCTTGTATATCGTGGAATTCGATATCTATGTATTCTTGGTAATTCTTTGAAGATAACGATAAGTAATGGAGAAATGCCATTGCGAAGCATTCTTCATATTTTGGGAACCTGATATACTGCGGAGCCATTATCCCAATATCTTCCGGTCTTTTTATACCCCTATCTGCCTGCAAAAAAAGGTTATTCATTTCTTGATTATCCATAATGTTTTTCCTCGTGAACAATTAGCATTTGATTTTGAAAAATCATAAACAAAAAAACAGGAGAAGCCAAAGCATCTCCTGTTCTTTTACTTAGATAACACCACCGTCAGAAGTGATGATACAATAGCAACCGCCCTTGGCGTAGCTTCCACAATACTCATTGCCTGCCTCATCAATCCAAACGGGATACTTTCGATTGTCGTCCATACCGTAATGGACATCAGGCAGCCTTCTCAGCTTGCCAACGACAGTGAAACCAACGCTTTTCGCGTATTCCCTGACAGTCATAGTCTACAGCCCCCTTATAGTCCAATTTTCTCTTGAAGTTATTATAGCCCATGGTTCCTTTGAGCGCAAGGTGGTTTTACCTTGACCACGCCGCTTTTCCAGCACACTTATTTTTCGAAAAGCAGGAGGAGCTTCCGCCCCTCCTGTTGTGTTGAAAAATTAGTCTCGAAGGAAGTATGTGTTTCGGTCTGCCTCCTGCGAGGAAGGCTCTTCGCCTCGCACATAGACGGGGTAAAGCCTCCACCCGTTGTCCGCATAGGCATCGGGAACGATGACGCGCTCAGCGTCGAGGACTTCCACTTCCTCTGCGTCCAAGGTCTCGCAGGGGGTGATAGAGACAACCTCATGCTTGAGCAGGTCAACGACACACTCGGAGGAGCATTCGGTGCGCCCACCATCCCAAATAGACACATATCGCGCAGCCACAAAATTGTCGTTGGCTGCTGCGAACCGGTCCATATTGCTATCAATGAACTTCTGCACGAAAAATGCGAGGCACGCGGCGTACTGTGCGGCCTTCATGCATCCACTCATGCTTTCATCCATCGTCCGGACGGAAAAAATTTCCATACGCTCCCGCGTGCCGGCCTTCTGAGAAGGCTTCCACCGGCCATCCAGCACGATGTCGGCGTAGTATCCTTCGTTGCTGCCATGCACGCAGTCAACGTGGACATCGAAGCGGCAGTAAACCAGCTCATCATTCGCTGCATTGCTGTTGGCGCGAATGCTGGAAGCATTCTGCTCAATCAGATTCACCAGCTTGAGCACTTCATCATCGGCCCGTGCTACGTCCTTCATCATCTCCTTGGCACTGGAGATAACTTCCTTGACGGTCAGCGGCTTGGGCTCGTTCGTTTTCTTCATATTTTTCTCCTTTCATTTGACAAAAGGGACAGGGGAGAGGGCTGAGACCCAGCCCTCATCTCCACACCATATCACATTTGTTGTCAGCGCAGTCCTGCAGAATGGCTTTGAAATCTCGGAACTTGGCGCAATCCGGACGGCCAATGTAGCCGTACAGAACGTTGTCGTCGTAATCTCCGATGATTTTCAGCAGTTCCTTGCAGGCACCGTAGCGGATAAGGCCCTCACAGTCCGGCTGAAGCAGGAAGTCTACGACCTTGAAGCTGACCTTTTTCTCGGCGAGAAGCCGTTCGGTCTCAGCATCGAAGGCATTATAGGCCTGCCTGCGTTCCTCATCGCTCATGGAAAAAGCCTTCCGGAAGATGTCTTCCAGCTTGCGGTAGTGGGATGCCCAAGGGTCGCCGACAAGGTCTGAGACCTTGTTACGGAGATTGAAAAAACCTCCGCCGCCAAGGTCGATAGACCGACCGGTTTTTCGGCAGCTTATCGTGACGCCCATGGCTCAGTCCTCCTTCTCAGGCACCGTCTCCAGCGCCAGCTTCGAGGGACGATTTTCCCAGTAAGCGGAGCGTTCCGCTACGGCCATGTCGATGAGCCAGAACTCGTTCGGCTTTTCGGCATACGGCGTAGTGAAGCCTTCATCCAACATGATGTCGATGGACCACGGGCCGCTGAGCCCCTGCACATTCTTCATATGCTCGGCTACCAGTGATTCTACCTCGCCGCGATACTTCTCGAACTTCTCCTGCATCTCATCCTTCATTGCATCGAACACGATACGGTCGGTGCGGTCATAAAGGTGAGGGTAGCAGTAGTCATAGTCCCAGTAGTTCGCAGTGAAGATGACCTCGCGGGTATCGAAGTCGTAGAACACGCGGAACTCGGTGCGGAAGGGAAGCCCGCCGTAGATGCACGGAACCATGTTGCTCATATGTCGAATCCTGTCGCGGAACACGAACTCCGTGTCGCCGTAGGGACCCCACATCTTATGCTCATACTCACTGTACTGGATGCCGATAATAGCATCGGTCAGTGCATTGGGAGTAGGAGCCGGCATACAGGTACGCGCATCGAACTTATTGGAGTACAGGCTGTTCTTCACGAACAGCAGATGTCCCTTCAGCGGAGAGGCGTTGAGAGTGGGGATGACAACATCATCGACCCACTTTCTGATAGCGGGATAGTCCTCCGGACGCTCCATATAGAAGTGTCTGTAGAAAGTCTTCTGACCTTCCTCATCCAGCTCTTCCGGCACTTTGATAATGACGGTCTCCGGCACACGAATGCCACAGTCCTTCACCAAAGGCCACCAGAAGGAGAAGGCATCCTGCTCCTCACGCTGGCTCAAAGCGCAGCTCTCGTAGCCGTTTTCGGCGTACTTATCGAGCTTCTTTGTGCCTTCCGCACTGTCCTTCTGCATAGGAATACCATGCGACGGGGCAAAGTCCTTGAACAGCTTATCTGCCATGTTCATATTCTCCTTTCTGCATTTTACACTACATAAGCGCTCACATCAACACCGATGAGCTGACCGACTGCCAGAGCTGCGTCTTTGAAGGTTTGGTACTCTTCCGATGTGTCATACTCTGTAGCAGAGGTCTCGAAAACCGTCTCGGCCAAAATCGCGTTGAAGTCGGGGCTGTTGATAATCTCCGCGTCCCAGTCGTACAGCTCGCACAGCAAGTCGCGCTCGTGCCCGTCTAAGTCGTTGTCGAGATAGACAAAACCGTGGGCGACGCGGAACAGGCCGGCGCCGTATTGGTTTACCTGTGCCAGCTCAAAGACGTTGTGACCGTGTTCCGGCGCCTCGCGGCGGAACTGGACGCAATCGGGGTCCGTACAGACCCAGTTCTTCTTACCAGCCACCATTACTCGTCACCGCCCTTCTCGACGCCGCGAACGTGATAGTCCCGCATGACCTTCACCAGTTCTTGCAGCTTCGTCTTGACGGCTTCGCGGGCCTCGTCGGGCATACCACGATAATTCTCGGTCTCCTTAACATCGCTCAGGAGAGCGTCCACGCGATTCCCGAAGGTCTCGATGGGGTTGTAGGGAATCAACAGGATGCCCTCAGCGATGGGGATGATTTCAAAGGGGGAGCCCTCCTCACACCCCATGAGCTTACGAATCTCGCGGGGGACGACGATGCGGCCAAGGTCATCGAAGCGCCGGACGGAACCGGTGCGGGTGGCCTCCTGTGCCTGAACTTTGATGCGTTTTTCCATAGAAATTCTCCTTTCTTTTACTCAGCTTCTTTGATAAAGTTCGCCTTCAGCCAGTCCAGCCAGCAAGAAATATCAGCGCAGGCATCCAGCACATTGTCATCCTCTGCGACCTCAGAGAACGTGCTCCAACTGCCATCAGGCTTTTTGACAAATGCCTCAATCCAGTTGTTGTTTTCGTACTCGATGTCGCCGTCCTGCACAGCCTCCATGAGCTCATCATCACTCTTGAAGGTAGTACGCAGGGTATCGGAAGCGTGGGTAGCCATAGCGCCGGAGTTTGACCTGTTGGTATAGGAGAAATCATTGCCCTTGACATCGCCGGCGATGCAGACATCTCCCTGTACCTCGAAGGAGACCTCATAGCCGTTGTACTGGAAACCACCGATGTAGCCTCCGTACCACGTGCAATCGAGGTGGTCATCATCAATGAAAGCCTCAGGTTTGGTCAGTAGCGTAACGCCGAGGCGTTTTGCCTCAGCTTCCATCTTTTTGAACTTTTGCTCAATGACAGCTCTTTTTGCGCTCACAACTTTTCTCCTTTCAGTCGGCCTCATGGTAGCGTTCGACAACATACTCCTTGGTGTAGTCTTCGTTCTCCGCCTCAGTCCACACACGCACGGTCATGGAGTCCTTAGCGACAAAATCAGCATCGCTGCTCTTATCCTCGTTACGCTCGTAGGTCTGACCGATATAGGCCAAATCCTGTGTGTTGGACCCATCCTTATCCTGCACGCTTACAAACACCTCCGTGTGGAGTCCCTTTTCGCAGGGGTCAATCGCTTCCACAGAGATAGTCCCGTTGCCGACATCGGCAATAAGGCTTACCGCAGTGCGATGGTTGGATTCCACGCGGATAGGGTCGTAGATGGCAGTGCCATCTGCGATAGCCTGCTCAATCATCTGGATACCAGCCACCCAACTCAGGTAGCGGCAGCCGAACGTCTTACCGGCATCCATGATATCCGCGATGACTTCGGAATCGCTGAACATCCCCTCCACCATGTCGTAGTTGGAGATGATGTAGTTGCGCCACTCATCGCAGAAACGATAGCTTTCCGTCTCTTTCAGCAGGTCCTTGAAGTCGTCCTTATAGTCCTTAGACACGTACTCGCGGTAGTGTTTAATTTCTTCCTTAGCTTCCACCGAGGAGAACTCATACACATCGCTTTCCCTGAATGCGCCCAGCTTCTCCTCAAGATACTCAAGGGAGATGGGCTTGAACTTATTGGGCCGGCCACATCCCACAGGTGCGTTCTTGTAGGGCTTCTCGGTGGTCCACGTTTGCCACGTGCAGTTGAAGATGGCATCGCCGAGGTCGCCGGTGATGAAGACGTGGTTCTTGTAGAACGTATACTGGACAGCATAGGCGTTTGTGTTATCTCGCTTCCAGTCCACAACGACGATGTCTCCACGGTTGTGAATGTGGGCGCGGTGCTTGGCGAACTGCGTGTCCTTGATGCGTTGCATCCGTTCCTGAACTTTCTGATAATCCATTTGTTTCTCCTTTCTCCCAGCCTGTGATAAGGGCTTACGGGAACAAAAATGTAGTAAATATATAAAAAGACAGCCGTTCCCAAACGAGAACAACTGCCTTGAATATTTGATGTGACTTTGAATCGGAGATAAATCTCCTTATAAAAATATCTTCGTAATTATACTACTATACTACCACATTCAAATATTTTGTCAATCGTTTCCTTCAAGCTGTTGTGCATTCATCTCGACTTTGAAAAGCCAATTATCATCGCGCTATTTTCAAAAAAAAAGAAAAGCCCCCGAAGGAGCTTTTCTTAGTGTGAAAATCAGTGTTTTTCCGAGAGAAAAATCTCAGGGGAGTTGCTCGTCCGCGAAATTGGCAAACGCGCCCGCAGCCTCTTTCGGAGCAACGCCATTCACGTCGATGGAAACACCGGTTCCGGAGTGACGCGCAATAGCATGGATACGCAGGTCCTCAATGAGATTGGTCAGCGCCAAATTCAGGAGCACGTTCCAATAGCTGTTCATGTTCATGGAAGCAAAACGCCTGAAGTCTCTGTCATGGATGATTTCAGGGATGGCTTCGACGAGGCAGTGCAGGCTCCCCAACCGCGAAGAGACACGGTTGAAATCCGCAATGTCCATGGCGAACAGGTCGCCCTCGTAACCGAGTGCCTTCGCCAGACCGTCAGAGACCTCGTAGTGTTTTTCCACGTGGATGAGGTCGTCCTCGTCGTCATCCTCACCGGCACTGTCCTCCATGCCTAAATCGGTGAAGAAAGCAACGACTCCCTCAGGAGTCCACGAGTGTGTCGCATCCGCCCGCAGCGCGTTGAATACCCGAACAGCCAGATTGTTGTTGCCTTCACACACGGCGAGAATTTCGTTCCATGTGTACGAGGCAAACGGCGCCACGCGGCAATCCTTGCCGGTGATGTAGCAAACCAAATCAGGGAAGGTCGCAGCATTGTAGACATTGATGTAGCCATTCAGCCACTTTCCGTCCTTGCCAAACGGCTTGCCGTCCTTTATGCTGCAGATGCCCATGACCAGCAGGAGGTGAAGCTCAAGCATAGACAAAGGAATGAGCTTTTCCTTGGTCTGATGCAGCCGTTCACGGATATAGAGCTCCGCCAGTTCCGTGGCAGTCACATTCACAATAGAGCCTTTCTCGGCCTCGGCAAAGAAAACGTCGCTCGCCTCGGAAGTAGGCAGCACGTAGCAGCGTTCCTTTACATAGGTCCGAAAAACGTTATCGTATATTCTGATGCCCCTCTTATTTTTTACATCGCCCTCAGGGACAAATCGGCATGATATATGCCTGAAAACATCACTCTGCATAATGTCTTCGTATGCCTTTGCAGAGTCGATGAGGTCGCCATCAACTACGATACGGTGGTTGTTTTCCATCTTTTCCAGCTCCTTCTCAGAAAACCCGAATAAAGAGTTGTAGCAAAAATGATTCATTCTTTTTCTCCTTTCATCAGAAAATTGGCTGTGGATACCCGTGTCTTTAGTCACGGGAGGAAACAGCCGTCTTCCTTTCAATTAAGTAACTTGTAGCTGTCTCAACTACGGAAAGAACCTTGTAAGAGGCACTTGCATGGATTTTTTTGCCATCGAAATCCTTTAATGCGAAATATCCGCTTGCTCTACGCCCTGTGATAAAGCACTCTTGTCCGTTGAACAGAACTTTATCCCAAAGATGGAAACCAAATACCTCGTAAGGTGCTTGATTCCGTTTGCGGATACCTCCCTTAATGGGATTGGTCTTATGCAACTGCCTGTTATGATGCCGGACGGCTCGGATACGGTAGAGCGTATCGCTGGGCTTTGCATCCGGCACACGGGCGATGCATCGAGCGTCGTTCACATGGGATTTTTGGATGGAATGTGTCTCTCGCAACAGCTTGGTGATATAGCCGTAAGTCTCCTTCGCAGGAACACTGAGCTCACTGCGAAGCCTCTGTATCAGAGTCTTACGCATGATGCCCATGAATGCCGCATCTCGGAAGCTCTTGCCCCGTTTCCTCTTATCCTCATCCAGAGTAATAACTCCGGCGTGTAAGAGCCTATGGCACTTCTCACAGAGGGTAATAAGGTTATTGGGGGCATTGCCTCCGACATGGCGGCTTTCCTTGTGGTGGACTGCAAACTTCACTGGAGCCTTATCTGTGGACTGGATTCCGCAGCACTGGCAGGTGTAGTTATCCCTCTTGAGGACATACTGACGAACGTTATATTCGTCGTACATCTCACCGAGTTGATAATCCGTACCGACCGGCAGGGGCTTACCCTCCAGCATAGCCTTGAGTCTCTGTGTGTCAAACTCCGCTGTTTCCACGATAACCATGGAGATAGGGAGGATGGCACACGTTCTCTTGATGGCTGTGATATGCTCTTGGATTTTTACCTCTACCGAAGGTGCCAGCCAACCCTTATGCTTACTGTGGACACGGTTGTCAAACCGTGCGACACGGTAGCGGGTTTTGCGATTTCTCCGACTGCGGCGCAGTTCCCGCCTCGTAGAGAGCAGGTCAACTACATCGTTGCGAGGCTTTACCTCGGCGGCGAAAAGCTCCTTGCTCTCGGTACAAGCGGACAATCCGATGAACTTACTCCCGGCATCCACGCCCAGCGTGATGCGTTGCGTATAGCCGCTGCACCCATGCAACAGGCGAATGGTAAACGGGGTACGCCGGACTACTGTTGCCTTGTGGTCTCTTAACATAGTGCGAGCCTTCCGTGGGGAGCACGGCATCAAAGGCTCGCCGTGTTGGCTGAGTACATACACATACATTGATGTCGTCTCCTTTCTTGTCGTTGTGACAGTTAAACTTAGGCAAAACTGTCCTCTCCGTAGAGAGTAAGAATCCTTCCCCAAAGTTATTCCGAGGTTTCCATGTATGCAGCACTGTTCCTTACCCTCAGAACTGTTTAACCACATACCGCAGAGCGTAGGATTAGGATTTACGTCCCACGGTGCCTATACATTCTCGGATAACGTAGTGCCCGAAACACTTAGGGTAGTCAATCAGGGCTTGCAGTTATTCACCACAAGCCCGTGGTTTTAACCACGGGTTATTGACTTTCAGCGGAACACGCCGACCTTCAGAGCTTCAATGGGCAGAGAAAACTCAGGCCCAGTCTCACCGTTGGAATCTGTGGCATACAGCCACGCCACCGCAACGCCGTTTTCATCGACGCCGGTGCGTACCACAGTGACGACCTCGCCATCACAGCAGCAAAGCATACCTTCGCTGTTGAATAGCTCATAGTAAGTCGGTTCGCTGCCGTCAGGGAAGGTCTCAACTTCCAGCTTATTGGGCGCTACGCTCATATTGCAGTCATTGATGACCTTCAACGAGATACCGATGCGCTCGCCGGCTTCGAGGTTGAACTCTCCGCAGGAAGTGGATTCATCGGAAAAGGAAAACAGCTTTGTTTTCCCGTTCGTCCGGAAGCTCTTCTCGGCTTCATCCACCTTCTTGCGAATGGCGTTGAACATGGCGTTGACCTGTTCCTCAGTGTAGTACCCGCTATAACGGGTAGACAGGCACTCCAGCATATCCAGACCGTCCAGAATACGTCCGACACGCTTTTCAGCGGTTCTGATGAACATATCCCGTTTTGCCTTGGCGATTTCTTCGGCGGAACGAGTTGCTTTACGTCCCATATCTTTCTCCTTTCACCAGTTGTCGCCCGTGCGTTCCCGCAGGATGACAAGTTTTGTGTCCACGATTTTGCAATCACAATACACCTTCAGCCTTTCCCCAAGCAGGCCATTTAGCTCCGGTGTTGCCTGAAGAAGTGTCGGCTGGATGCAGCCGCACTCGCTCATTGCCAGAAACGGAGCATCGGGAGGGAAGATTGGCCGCTGGATTTTGACTTTGTATACGCGGTCATCAGCCTTCTTACTCATGGACGACCTCCACTTCCGGCGCATCGAAACGACTGTCTTTATACAGTGTGATGTCGTTTTTGACCAGCCGAATCGACGTGACCAGTGAGGTGAGCTCGTGCGCCCCTGCCCACTTCTTCTCGAAATCCATCAGCGTATAATCGCCATTTACATTCGAGAAGGGAATGGACAGAATTTCACTTCCCGCATCGTAAGAAACGGCGGGTACGGTGGCAGCCAGAGCGTCCCAATCCTCACGCAGCATACGCTGGACGTTCTCGCAGACGGAATTGAAGAAGTTTGTACCGCAAGAGCCACGGGTTGTGAAATCGAAATACAGATAGCTTACAAAGCCATCCATCGTATTCAGCCGCACTTCTGTCGTGAATCGCTGCTCGGCATTGCCGGCCCCGATGACAGGAGTCTCACAGCGAGGCAGCCAGCATCGTGCCTCAGGGTTTTTGTAGATGATATAGAAGCACTCAATATCACCATACGACCCGTCAGGCAGGGAAGACACGCAGTTCTTCGTCGCCAGATATTTCGCACACGGTGCAAACAGTAACGCATGGAAAATCTGCTTTTCCTCAGGAACGCCCTTGTCGCACTGCAGCGCCGAAACCAGCTCGCCGGTCTCGACGATGCGGTAGCCCACCATGAGTCCCGTAGTGGGCAGACAGTCCATCACATACTCGCGGTCGTCGATGCGAAAACTATGCAGTGCAAACGACGGAGTTCCCGGCGCAGCCTCATGGATGCGAGGGTCGAGGAACTCCGCGATTTCACGATGCAAAATAGGCATCTCGATTGTCCTTTTCATAGCTTTGCTCCTTTCATCCCCTGCGTCCCCTCAAAAGTGAGGACGCAGGGGCTTGTGTTATTCAAAAAATTATGTTTCCCGCACGGGCGGCCACACATAGTTGAACGGAAACATCCCGCGATACTTGTGCGAAACCGCCCGCTTTGCGGCCTCAGCGCTCTTGTATCCATAGCCCTGCGCGTCATCGTAAATGATGCCGATGTTCTCCGCATCCACTACGATATAACGATACAGCGCCGCACCATCATAGCGATGCGGATACAGTCTCGCAGAGACGACACAGGGTTTCGGGCCTACCACCGCGATGGGCAGCAACGTGACAGTGCCGTAAATGGCGTTCTTGAGATACCGCTTTTCAGGGAATCTCAGAAGGCTCATGCTTCATCACCGCCACTGACCGTCTCGTAGCAGAGACGCGCCTGCAGGATGTTCAGCACTTCCTCGACGGCGTTCTGCCAAGTGGAGTTGACGTCATTGTTGCAGTCGGCATCGTGCTCAAACTGAGCAACGATATCGTTCAGCACATAGTTCGGAGACTCCTCATCGACCAGAGATATCGGCTCAGTGTCACCGAACTTTTCCTTGAAGCTCTCCAGCTTCTCGGCGTCGTCCTCGTTATCAGGGTCGAAGTCGCTGACGTCGAAGCCCAGATACGTGCAGAGCTGGCCTTCCGCATCCATCAGCCGGTAGTATCGCTCCTGTTCACGATATGCGGTCTCCAGCTCGCTGCAGGACAACTCGATTTCGACGGTGATGGCGTTTTTGGTGTCGGGAATCTGAATGTTACGGGTAATAGTCATTTTTTTCTCCTTTCTTTTTTCAGAGCTGCCGGTTACACCAGCAGCGACAAACCAATGCGAACGGTCTTCAGTGGAAACTGCTCCGTGTCGAGACGGAAAGAGGTTCCACAATCGAAGCAACACACCTCCGGACCGTACACATTGTCGTGTTTCGGACCGAACTTCACGTTCCCGCAAATGGGACAGGCCGCGCAGAGAAGTGTAGGGCTCTTCACCTGCACGTCCATCTTGCTCGCGCCTGATGTGGCATCCGTCCACCCCGCTAAATAAGCGGGGGAGACACCCAGAACGGCAGCAAAACGCTCCAGAGTGTTGAGAGGGATATTTTCCACTCTGCCCGCCTCGTACTTGTAGACGGTTTGAGAGGTGACATCGCAGCTCTTCGCCAGCTCTACCTGCGAAATACCAAGTGCTTTGCGAGCGTTTCGGATTCTGTTGCTCACAACGTTGCCCATCATGCTGAAGCACCTCCGTCCAATGGCTGCCAACAGACGTCCATTTTGAAGAAGGATATGAACGGTTTTTCCAGACCGTTTGCTTCAGCAAAAGACCTTGCTTTTTCCTCGGTTTTGAATGCAATGAAGCTCTGAAGACCCCCATTGAAGTAGATGCAGCAGACCCCGATTGGAGGAGAAGCAAAAAGGTCAATGCCGAGTGCCTCATCCTGCTGATATAGCAAGGAAACATAGGTCTCAAACACACTTTTTACTTTCCTAAAGGCATCGAGGTCATCCATATTGAAGCCGTTGGTTTCAAGGAGCTCAGTAATCTTCGTATTATCTACTTTCTTGAATATCTCGCGAATGCGAGGGTCAAGGCAAAAATAAGTAGCACGAAGAATTTCGCTCTCCAGCTTCTGAATCCGGTCTTCATTCGTGGTGGACTGATTGCGAGCGAGGAAAGCCTCTCTTTCCGCGTGCTCCATCCATACACCAATACCCTCAATATTCGCCTCCGCAGCGGAAGCGAGTTTTTTGAAAGGTATTTTGACAGTCTTGTTTGCAACAAGAAAGCAAAAGGCAAGATAGTATCCGACCTCACTCAGCGTTTCGATGACCGCCTTAAAGTTTTTTGTCATGTCTTTCCTCCTTTCTGAGAAAGAACGTGGAGGCTCAGACGCGGTCGTGTACGCAATCGCCATTCCCATCCATCACTGCTTCGTGCTGGAGGAAGGTGTCGTGGTACAGAGCCTTGCCGAACGCCTTGCAGACGGGGCATTCCCAGCTCACCTCCGTACCATCGTTGTAGTCGATGTCACGGTCGCCCTGATATTCGACCTCAGCGCCGCATACAGGGCAAACATCCTCCTCATCGCCGTTAGGGTGAAGGAACGGGATGCGCCGACCCATCGGGTCCTCGAACGGCTTTACGATGCGCTGAACAAAGGCGAGCAGCACGTCAATATCAGCCTTTGCCATCAGGAGCATGACCTCTGCGGCGGATTCTTTCACATCCGGTGGGAATACCCCCGCAATGGTCTCCACCAGTGCAGCAGGATGCTCCATGGCGCGAGTCAACTTACGACCCGTCGTGAGAAGCTGGTACAGAGCCAAGACGCACACCGTGTGTCCATACTCGCTGTATGCCTTGTCCAGAACCTCATATGGCGTGGACTCAGCAACACTGTGATGAGCAAACAAATGCGTGAGTTCTGCATCGTACTTTTTGTTTTCCATGATTTCTCCTTTCTCCCAGCCTGTGATAAGGACTTACGGGAACAAAAATGTAGTAAATATATAAAAAGACAGTTGTTCTCAAAAGAGAGCAACTGTCTTGAATATGATGATGTGACTGAAAGCGGAGATAAATCTCCTTATAAAAATATCTTCGTAATTATACTACTATACTACCACGTTTCAGTATTTTGTCAATAATTCTGTGGGTAAAAAGAGAGGGCTACCATAAAGGTGGCCCTCTCTTTCAAAAGGGGGGGTTAGAAAAGGTCTCCATGAGAGCCCGTTCGGATTAAACGAAGAATTAAAGTGTCCTTGAGAACAGTGTAAACCAAAAGCCAATCCGGTTCGATGTGACACTCCCGCATTCCTGTATACGACTTTGAATGCGTGAGCGCGTGGTCTCTGCACTCCGTTGGCAATGGTTCCTCCCGACAGAGCTTTCCGATGATGTCTTCCAGCTTTTTGGAATCGCAACCGCGTTTCATGGCGCGTTTGTAGTCTTTCTTAAACTGACCTGTGAACTCTGGTTTAAGCATTGAGTGCCTCCATCAGTTCGTCCACGCTGTCAAACGGGCCAAAGATGTCTTCTCCGCGTTCAGCCGTGGCCATTGCTGTGAGTGTTGTCTCGTTCGGAATTTCAACTGTAACATCAAACGGAATTCCTCCGCTGCGAACAAAGGCGTTTGCAAAAATGTTAAAAGCTGTCGAAAGGGACATACCGAGCTGATTGCAGATGGAAGTCATTTGGGTCTTTACATCACTGTCCATTCTAAAATTCACGTTAGAATACATCTCCCTTCACCTCCTTGCAGCAAATTATATCACATATTGTATGCGCTGTAAAGAGAAATCATTACAACTCAAGTACAGAAACTTGCTTTTTCAAGGTGGGAATCCTTACAAGCAGACAGCTTTCCCTGAGACCCGCATGGCACGCAGGGTGCAAAGGTCCATATCGGGATAGACGTCCATCACCGTTTTCCGCAACTCATCGAGGGTCTTGAAGTCTCTGTCAATGAGCAGAACAGGACCGCTGGTATCGTACCAGTTATCCTCGTTTTCCTCGGAATAGATATCTTCATCTTCGTCGATGGTGCCGCAGTAAATCTGAGCGTCTCTGACGTAGGGGTCGTCCGTGAAGACCATATACCGTCCGGCCTCAGAAGCCTTGTCCGCGACGCTGGCCGTGCAGCCCGCATCGCATTTACTGCAGAAATCGTCGCAGCCATCCTCGTGGATACGCGGCGCGGCGCCGGTAATGAACGGAGCGCGGCAAATGCCGGAAGCATCCGCAAAGGCGCACAACTCAGAGTCGCACTCGCAGCACAGCTCGTTCCGATAGGTCAGAGTAGCGATGGTAGCTGTGTTGTCCTCGCCACGACCGTAAAGCAGCGCAGCGATGCCCTTGGAATAGCGTTCGTCGAACCAGTGCCAGATGTCTTCACGAGGAGTGCCGGCAGGGAAGTGGAGGAACGCATCTTCCATCTTCTCGGTATCCGGATTCATCGGGACATCCGTGAACTCATCCCACAGCTTTTCCAGCTCGGCATCTCGCTGCTTCAGCGGCATGAACTTCACCGTCTCAACCTGTCCCTCCAGCGAAGCGACACGCTTGTTCAGCTTATCGTACTTCACGGCATGGGCGCAGTTGGCATCGGGAACATCCCTATTGTAGCAGACATCGGAGCAAAAACCGGATGCGGGGCAAGCCCTACAACGCTTCTTGTTTGTTTTTTTCTTGAAATCCATGATTATTTTCTCCTTTCTTTTTTTGCATAGCCTTTACGCTTCGGCAAGGCCAGAGTAGCTGTCCGCGCTCTTCACCACACGAACCAACTGTACCGTGTCCGTGGGGAAGTTGTTTTCAGCACAGAAATCGGTGAAAAGCTGCGTCAGCTCTTCAAGACCGGCTGAGGTGTCCACGCGGTATACGTCGAATTCCGTCTCATCATCTTTCCCATCAGCGTTGATGAAGCCGATGGCAACAGACTGCCACTGCCGCATTCTGCTAACGCATTTCTCTTTGCCGTTTTTCTCAACAAACGCCTTCAAGGTCATCTCTGTTTCTCCTTTCTTTTTTTAGCGAATCATCTCGAACATCTCATCGGGAGAGATATCAAGAAGCTCGGCGCCGACGGACAAAAGCAAATTTCTGACATCCTCGTCTTCGGTTTGGAGGTAAGCCGACTGTACCGCGTTGGCGACGTCCTCAGGAAAAATCACTGTGTTCACCGAAGACACCTCCTTACGCCTGCCGGCTTACGATGCTCCGCTCTTTCTCAGTAAGCAGCGCATCATCATCGCTCTCACAATGGCCGGCGTTCCAGCTCACGCTGGTTGCCTTGGCGTGCAGAACATTCTCGATGAGTGTAACCGCATTGTCTGCGAAGCTCTCCAAATCCGCATTGGAGAAAGCGAACGGCACCAACCTCTGAATGATGACGTCGAAGGAGCCATCATCGTAAGTGTGCGTGCCGGCACCGCTGCCGAAGTTCGCTTTCAGCTCCTTTCTTACTTCAAGCATATCGGAGGGACGGGAGAACGCGGCTCTCAGCCAAAAACGCATCTTGTCCGTTCCAGAAGCTGCATCGTGATAGACATGGCAGCGGCACATATCGCCGCAGATGTCGCGGACACGAGTGCTGGTTTCGGATGAGGGGGAAGCCTCAGGTGCGGAGTTGGAATCCTTCAGTTCAACAAAGGTTCCGTTTTCCAGATGCTCGCTCGCCCACTCGTCGATACTGCCAATTCCATCAGAAGGGACCTCAACGATATAGGCCGGTCCGACATCGGGATAGACCTTAATGCGGACAACTGCCACATTGCGTCCACCAACGTTGCTGATGTGTTGGAACTGATAGCCGATTTCGGGTGAGGGGGAAGCCTCAGGTGCGGAGTTGGAATCCTTCAGTTCAACACAGGTCCAGTTCTCCAGATGCTCTCTCGCCCACTCGTCGATACTGCCAATTTCATCAGAAGGGACCTCAACGATATAGGCTGGTCCGACATCGGGATGGACCTTGATGCGGACAACTGCCACATTGCGTCCACCAACAGGGGTTTTCTTGAACTTCGGCTTGCCATCGGGCGTGCCGAACTGTTCCTCGAACATGGAAATATAGTTGCTGATGTGTTGGAACTGATAGCCAATTTCGGGGGTGTAGTTTGCGGTGAAGCAGTAGAGCGCGTGACCGATACCCTCGCGGGAAATCCACCACGAAATCTTCTTGTTTGCCCCGTTACGCACCGGCGTTAAGTTGTAGAGCCCATACACAAAGGGGATACCGACACGAACGGCGCCACTCTGCACCTGCCTATTGGACGAAAGGTCATCCCACGCACCGCTTGCGTTTACGAAGCGCCCCACAAGGACGTCCGCACTGCACACGGCATCAGAATCAGCTTCGCAGGGCTCAACACCAACCAGCTTCGCATAGTTTACCTTGCGAAGCCCTACAGTAGCCGGCACAAATGCACCGTCGCGGTTGGTGGCTGCCATCATAACAGCAAAACCACACTCGGTAATTTCACCGGTGACGGCAACCTTATCGTGGACAGTCTCCATGTTCTCGCCAGCGTACTCGAAAACAACATTGGTTTTCATGTTTTCTCCTTTCTCCCAGCCTGTGATAAGGACTTATGGGAACAAAAATGTAGTAAATATATAAAAAGACAGTCGTTCCCAAGCGAGAACAACTGCCTTGAATATTTGATGTGACTTTGAAGCGGAGATAAATCTCCTTATAAAAAAATCTTCGTAATTATACTACTATACTACCACGTTTCGGCATTTTGTCAACAATTTTGAACAAAAAGAAAAAGCTCCCTTCGGGGAGCTTTTTCACACATCTGTTAAAAGATTGCAGCGACCAAATCACGAGCAGAAGCTAAAATATCTTCCGGAACATGGTCTACAACTTTGTGCGGCCTTGCGTCGATATCCACGACTCGTACGTGTTCGCACAGAATGGAACCTTGTGTCGTTGTTCTCTCGTCGAGAAGAATGTGCATAGGAAAACGCTTAACTGTGCTTGTAATGGGGCATACAGCCACAAGGTGCGTCAACCGATTATACGAGTCATTGCTCACGACAAGAGCGGGCCTATATCCAGCCTGCTCATGCCCAACAACAGGGTTGAAGTTGAGCAAAATAATGTCGCCTTGCCTTACCATACTTCCCGTCCTTGTGGGGAACCCCAGTCGATTTCGGTCGGCTTATAGTCCTCATCATACCCTTCAAAGAGCTCATCAATCGTTTTAAGTTTATTTACCTTTTTGATAATGAGCTTATCACCATCGGCTAAAACTTCAAGGGCTTCGTCTTCGCTCCATCCCATTGTTTCCAAAACGTATTTTGGAAGCCTTATACCTTGGCTATTGCCCCACTTCTTTAGGGTGGTTTTCATACGGCTCACAAACCTCCTTATTCGGGATATACCGAGTATATCCCGAATCGAAGAAGTTGTCAAGGCGTCCTGCGTGATGGATGCGGTTCTCATTTGTCCCGCACCTCCCCGTCAAAAAGCTGCTCCCGCAGCTCCTTCACGGTTTCCTTAATGGATTCCTGTGCCAGCACGTCGGTGCGAGCGATGGAGTTGATATAGTCGATGACCACGTCGCCCTTCTTGGTGAGGAAGACGCGGGCAATGACCTCGCCCTCGGCATTGTCGTCGGACGTGCGCCAAGCATCGACAGACACAGCAGCAACCACATCGCCGTAGCCAACGGGAGAATCTTCGCGGAAATCGTGACGGATTTCCGTCCAATAACTCTCCTTTTCGGTGCTGTTCGCTGTCTCATCCTTGACTTCGACCTCATAAGTGCCTGCATTCTTTTTCATAGTTTTTCTCCTTTCATTTTTTTGAAATTTTTTACTCAGGGATATCATCAATATGCAGCACAACACCAACGCTGGCCACATAGCCCTCATCGTCGAGAATGTCGAACTTGCGATGGGGAAGATTGCAGATAACAGACCACGGGCAGACAGAGTCCGCAGAGGACTCATCGCACCAGCGAAACTCGATGTCTGGCTCGCCTGCGGTTGCCTCATAGAAGCCCTGAGCCTTACTCGCAATCAGCTTGACACCATCAAAAGCACCGATTTCCTGCGTCATGGCGCCCTCAACTTCCACGAGGTCGTCCGATGCGGCATAGACAACGACGAGACCCTTAACGGCTTTCAGGGCTGCCGGAAAAACACTCCGCTCGCTCCGGTTGTTCAGCTCAACCGCCCAGCGTTCCAGAAACTCGCTGTGGTCTCTTTGGGGCACGTTCGCCTGTTTCTCCTGAGACGCCGCCTTTTCAGCCATCAGCTCCTTCAGCTTCGGGCAGTGGGCAGCAGGAACAGCGGTACAGAACCCACCTACGGCTGTGCAGTTGAAGTTATCCCTGTGGATATGCTCACAGTTGACGCAGTTCGGGCGATAAGTGGACTTGAGAACATCCAACTCGTGCCGAAGCGCGTAGATGGTTTCGCCTGTCTCTCGCATCTTATCGCTGATGGCTCCGACCAGTTCAGGTACAGAGGCGTCTGGGGCGGGTCCGAACCTCTCGCCCAGAATGCGGCGGAGGGTCTCGTTCTCCTGCCTGAGCGTCAGCAGCTCGTCAGGGTCAAGGAAAGTGTCTTCGAAGGCCGCCAGCCGGTCTTTCAGCCGGTTGCGGCAATAGAGGGTAGAGCACATCTCCTTTGCCTCGTTGGATTCGCTCGTGCGCTCAGATTTGCACCGATTGCAGTCTACGCAAGCCTGCCCATCAGGAAGGCGGATGGTGAGTCGCTCCATAATCAAGCTCCTTTCTCGCCAGCACCAGCGGATTCCACAGTGGCGTCCTTGTTGTTGTCCACAATAAACGCCGTCATAAACTCGATATTGAGGTCTGTGAACGGCGGCATTTTATTGAGTGTTTCGGACAATGCACGCTCACCGCGTAACATCTCCAGAAACTCCTTTGCGGGAATGACCTCCGTATGGCGCTCCTTTTTGGGATACATGACAGGGGTGGACACGGCCACAACGCCCTCACTGCGGCAGTAGGACACATAGCAGCGGCGGTCGAAGTCTTCAAATTCCTGCGCCAGCATGACGCGGAACGCGACAGGATTGCCGTCCTCGGTCAGTCGAGTCCTATCAGAGAATATACGCTGATAGGCTTCCAGCCGCGTGTCGAACTTCTCAGGGCGATATGTGCAGCCACGCATGGACTCCATGCGCTCGACAAACTGGTCGTGATGATACGGCCAAGAACCTTCGCCCTTCGCAGCCAGCTTAAAGTGCGTTTGGTCGATGAACCGGCAGGTGTAGACCTTGGGTTCAGCACGGTGGCCATCGGAAATCAAAAGTTTTCCGCCGTTGGGAAGTGTGAATACGGGATTAGAGTGCCGGTCTCGGAAAACAATAGTCTTGTCGTAGCCCACGACCAGACTGTTTGGCACAATGTAGTACCTCCCAACAGGTCTGTCAGCTTTGAACGTCATAGTGTTTTACTCCTTTCTTCTTTTTAGAGGGGGCAGGAAGCCCCGCCCCCTCAGTTTCTCAGTAGCTAATGCACTCGTCCATCACGTCCGCTACGGCCTTGATGTCCTCAAAGGCGACATTCTCTGTCACGGGGATGGCGACGTACAGCTCCCACTGGCAGAACGGTGTATCCGTGTCCTTGGGGAACAGCACATCTGCGTGCAGCTCCTTCAGCTTCTCATCCGCATTCAGCTTCTCAGCCAGCTTGCGGCCAGACTCCATCAGCGCCTTGCGGATGCTGACGTTCCGTTTTCCGTCCTTTTTGGACATCTCCTCACCGGCCTCTGCGATAATCAGCAAACACGGCTGGCCGTTCACAGTGGCGATGTAGGTGGGGAAGTTCAGGCTGTCGGTCCAGCAGGTGAAATAACCCCAGCGCAGCAGGGGCGGCACCTTCGTGTACCAGTCCATGTCTTCCACAGGAGGCTGATATTCGCCTTTCAGGAAGGCTTCGTACTTTGCCTTATCGTATTCGGCGAGCTTGGTGTCGAAGCCGGAGGGGTACAGTCCGGGCACGCCACGATAATCGGGAACGTTGATGCTGCACAGGGAAGCGGTGTCGTACCGCCCATCCCAGTCCTTAGGGGGTTTCTTGTCGGGGGTGTTAAACTCCCACACGAATACCTCCCCGCAGCCGTTGCAGAAAAACTGAGTTTCGTTGATGCTGATGATTTTGAACATATCTTTTTCTCCTTTCAATTTTTACCCTTATAAATCAATGAACGGTCCTTCGACCCGACATTGGCTCCATCTGAGGTTGCGCGGCTCGTTGTGACGCATGGCATCGAGGTAGCTTTGCGCCTGTGCCCTATCGTTGAACACGAGGGGATGCACCCCATCATGGTTCAGCTTTGACCAATAGTAGGCATAGCCGGATACTTTGGGGGCAGCACAAAGCGTATAGCCATCGCTATCGCGGATAACAAACTTCCATGTTAGCACTCGTCCCATGCCCATAGCAGCCTCTCAATCCGCCGCAGACTCGCCGTAGACCATCACATCGTGGTCGGCGTAGATAGCCTGCAGCTCGTCCTTGGTGATACTCAGGCTGCTGAACAGCCAGTCGTCGGCATCCTTCCAGTCAGAGAACTTGGGGCTGATTTCCTTCCGGAACAGCTCCAGCGTTTCGAACAGGAGGGACTTGGCGCGAAGGGAGAGGTCTTCCTCAGGGTCAGGTGCGGGTATCTTGATGTCGTTTACCTCGTTGAGTTCAACGTCTTCCAAGGAAGTCTCGTAATCCTTCCAGAGATGGGCATTGTCCTCGAACCGCTTGACGATTTCGGCGATGGCGATGTCGGTCGTCGGCTTATGCGTGGTCTCCTCAAAGTAGCAAAACTCAAAGAAGGGATGGTCGGCCTCCGTCTCACTGCCGAAACGCTCGTCGTTCAGACCGAGAGGGCCGGGGATGAAGTATTCGCCGTCATCGAGACTGGCGATAATACGCATCTTTTCCTCCTCCGACATCTGGCCGGCGAAAACGACCTCATGCCGGACCTTGTAGTTGTCCGCGTCACGATAGAGGTATGCGAGACGTGTGTTGGTGATACTCATTGTTTTCTCCTTTCTCCCTGCCTGTGATAAGGTCTTACGGGAACAAAAATGTAGTAAATATATAAAAAGACAGTCGCTCCCAAAGGGAAGCAACTGTCTTGAATATGATGATGTGACTAAAAACGGAGACAAATCTCCTTATAAAAATATCTTCGTAATTATACTATCATACTACCATATTTCCTCATAATGTCAACTGCTTCTGCACGAAAGAAACGCTCCCCAGTTGGGGAGCGTTTTAGAAAGAATTTATCTCCTTTTAAGATTCATCAAAACTCTTTTGCGTCGAGCAGCGTGTCGATGTCGAAATCCTTGACAATGTACTTGTCAGGATTTGCAACGACCTCTTCGTACTCCTCACGGCTCTGGAAACTGTCAATAGTTTCCTTTTCCGCCTCGCTCAGTGCATCATACGGCTTGGTTCCGTAATCTGCAGGCAGCCAGCCGCGATTCATTCCGACGAAGATGTTGAGCCGGTCGATGAGCCGCTTGGCAGAGCTCTTGAACTTCAACTTCATTGTTCCGTTCTTGTAGAAGGAACCAGTGAAGAATGTGAAGGTAATGCTTTTGCCAAGGCTCTTTCCGCAAATGGCGTTGTCCGTTACGGCATTCATCGGGTCGATAGCCTTGGATGCTTCTTTTCCTCCGTTGAGCAGGTAAAGAGCGCACTCGATGTCATGCACTATGTGTGCGGCCTTATCCTGATTGAAGTCGTCTCTATAGCGGTCGAAGACGTAGGAATACATAGAGAGCTTCGGGAACGCCAAACGGAACCCAGCGGTCTGTTTCTTGTCGAAAGAGCAATATTTCTGGGTGTTCTCACTTGATAGCGTGTCCGCATCGTAATCGTACACATCATACCGTTGCCTACTTCCCATGCTCCCCAGCCTATCGAACAGGTTCAGCAGGGAAGTGGTGCAACCTCTACGCAGCTCCCGCCGAATATCCTCCATTACAGCCCTCACAGTGTAGTCGTTGAGGTCGTAATCCTTCAATTCAGCACGACGACGCTTGTAGTCTTCTTCCATGTTGGCAGGCATCAGACCGATGTTCGCGGCTTTGTGGATGAAAGTGTCCCAGTACCTTGAGCGAACGCCTTCCAAGCACGCCATTCGAAGTTCAACGCCGGAGTCCCTCCAAGGATGGTCGTCCACGGCCAGTTTGACATAGGGCTGGTCGTAACACTCAGAGCCGCTCATTATAAAGGGCTTGACCTCTTCGTAGGAGCCAATGAAAGAGTTACAAATACGAGCCTTGAGCTCAAACTCCTCAATGATGTCCTGCGGAAACTTCTTCCGCCAGTCGGGTAGGAACGGCTTGCCCGTCTCATAGTCCTTCAGGTCGCAGATGCTCTCGCTCAGAATATCCGCCTCGTTCCGACTGTCTCTGCGCGTGGGCTTAATGTTGGCGTAAATGATGGCCCACTCAGGAGCCGTCCGCTTCGCCCTATCGCGCTTAAACGCCTTCTCCACGAGAAAAACAGAAGAGTCCGTCTTTTGCTTCTTCAGTATGAAGGACAGGCTCGCATCTACAGCCAGTGTAGAGTAGGGAACAATGGCAAGAAGCTGACCGCCGTATTTCTGCAGCATGGTTACAGCCTTACCAACCCAGCGGGCAGCGAAAGCAGGGGAGACCGCCGATGTGTGGGCAAACATGATGAGGGGATAGGGTTTCAGTGTGTTGAACTTTGCAAAGTCGTCGTAGACGACACGGATGCCTTCTTCCTTCAGCGTTTCCGCCACACAAACATCTTCTACCACGGTATCCAAATACTTTTCACCGTAATATGCGGTTTCGTGCTGCCAGACCTTGTTCTTGTTTCTGTACCAGCCGGCAAAGCGACGGAAGCACTCGTGAAGCTGCAGCTCACTCATGTCCCCGCAAATGGGGTTCAGAATGTCGCCATCGCGCACGGCAGACCAGTCCACCATGCGGAGTGCCTTACCGCAGACGTAAGAGGTGAGAGTTTCAGGTGCGGTGGCGTACCTCTGTCTGGCCTTGGGCGCGTACTTCTCGTAAGTGCCCACGCCGTCGCGTTCGAACCAAGCTCTGAACTTCTCCTTCGCCCCTGCGATGGTAGAAGATTGGCTGCCATAGATGTACTCGCCGCGAGCCCAATAATCAGTGCCGCAATGGGCGAACCGATATGCCATATAGCTCTTGGTGTCATCGCGGAGGTTATCTTTGTTCTCAAGGATGTACCCCACATTCATACCCTTGTAGTAGATGTCCGTTACGGTATCTTTGTATCCGGAATTCTTTCCGGGGGCTAAAAAGGACAGATGAATTCTGTTCATTGTTTTCTCCTTTCTCCCAGCCTTTAAGGTCTTATGGGAACAAAATGGTGACATTGAAAGTTACCTTTAATGCTGCTTTCGGTCTTCCGCAATCGCAGAAAGTGTCTCATCAATCGGCAGCCGAATTACTTTCCCTGACAGTGGTCCGTCTTCGTCCACGCAGCGAACTACAATAGGATAGGTGCGTGCGTTGGGCTGGATGCCGATGATAATGTAATCATGGTCATCCAAAGAAAAAACTTCCCGGTACGCAATGTCGATACCTCTCCCTGTAAGCCAGTATTGGATGCGGGGCTTATTTCGGTAGAAAGCAGCTTCCTCGTCTCGTTCCTTTTCCAGAGCCAGCGCATCCTTGTCTTCATACTCTTGCTCATAGAGGATTTCTGACATCTTCTCACGGAGAATACGAACTTCCTTGTGGTCAGACCCGTTTCCGATGCGCCGCCCGACGACATATTTTTCCGGGCGGTACTTATGGGCGGCGGCAAGTTCGTATTCGTACCGTCCCATTTTGAACACGATACCGAAATCACTCGGCTTCAACTTGCGCTTAGTTGGAACATTCTGCTGTAGGTCAGCGAGGCAAGCACAGAAGGCATCCCACTCGAATTTCTCGGTGGGAATACTTTCGTCATCGTAGTGGAATGTGCGGTAAAACCGACACTCGAACTCATCTGCCAGCCCCACCGTCTTGCCAGCAAATCCACTCGCTTGCCTTTCAGTAACACGGGCCGTGTCTCTCGGCAAAACGACAGCCCTCGTACCAAACTGTGATGCAACGTGCTGAATACATGGGAGCACATCACGGAGAATAAGCTCGCGGCACACCTGTGAGCAGTAGGATTTATCCACTACAACACGGATTAAGACGACAACAGCGTTGCTGCCGACCTTCTTAATGCGGGCACTGTCTTGACGCTTAACATTGAAGCGACCTGTGCCGAAGGGGTCTTTACAACAGTATTCCTTGTCCTTCAGCGCTTCCTCCACGGAGTCCAGCAGCATATCACGAATCTGTTTGTCCATACCTTTTTCAAAAGGGATGGTCAGGTTGTCGTCGCTCCAGTTTCCGGACTTGGTGATGAGGGTTTGTGTATCCATGTTTTTCTCCTTTCTTTTTTTTACGGAAGTTCAGTCGGCGATGAACGCTGCTCTGTCCAACCGCACAGGGCAGGGCAGGGGGGGAGAGGCAAAGCCTCCCCCGCTGCTTTATACTTCAGCCCGTTTCCCGCGCCTGTGCAACGTAGTCCAGAAGCTCCCAGCCAAAGGGAAAGACGTGTCCGCAATCGGGGCTTCCATCTTCAATACAAACAGCAGAAAATTTCCGCGTTCGTCCGTTGGGATAAATGGCCGTAAGCATAAAGCTCTTTCCGCTGACATCGAAAATCTCTTTGTACGAGAGGGTTTTAATGCCTGCAGCGGCCAGTTCATTGTCAACGAGAGGTACATTCTTGAGGAATGCCTCCTCTTCATCTTTTGCTGTTTCCACGGCGATGGTTTCTTCGTCCTTTCCTTCCTGTTCAAAGAGGGCCTTTTCTACATCCACCCGAAACAGGCTTTCCTCCTCGCCGGCTTTTTCGCCGGTCTCGCGTCTCACCAAAACGCGGGTGAATGGAGTTTCAGCGTCTACGCCAATAATGCGGACTGTTGCGTCGCTTCCCGTGCCCAGTGGGTACTGGAACGCCTTACCGAAATCCTCTGCGAGAAGGTCTCGCTTTGGCTTCTCGCCCTGCTTGCGGACGGCGGCACAAAGTTCATCCTGCCGCTGCAAACTCACACAACGGCAGTACGAATCCCAGATGATTTTATCGTTGGGAACCATACTGCTGTTCGCATAGACCGAGTGGAAGAACCTCACAGAGAACCAGTATGGTTGAGGTTCACTTTGGTTTCCGCTTTGAGCCGAGATGCCAAAGATGCTTCCGTCTGACGTACGAATACTGTTCGGCGTCACTGTGTAGCGAGCAGACCAGCGAGACGCAACACTCGACACGACCGGTTCAAATTCGGACATGATATAGTCTCGAAAAAGACCGCTCAGGCGCAGGTTTTGCCCTCGTTTCTCGTTCAGCAGCAGGCCCACCACAAACTCTGTAAAGTACGGACTTGCGACTTCGTTAGGAACCAGCTTGCAAAAACGTGAAGGAGGTGTACCACAGCGCCTTACGCCGAAAGGGTCGCCATCACAAAAATAGTCGTCAGAGAACTTCTTTGTAATGGAATCAATGAGGTCGTCGTGCAAATTTTCTGCTACGGAATCGTGGGCACAGTAAGTGTCGTTTTTCAGAAAAGGACTCTGCATTGCTGTATCCAGCTTTTGACTGAATGCGCTCATATAACAAAATCGGCTCCTTTCCCCCTGCCTCAGATAAGGACTTATGGGAATAAAAATGTAGTATATATAAAAAGACAGTCGCTCCCCCAAAAAAAGGAAACAACTGTCTTGAATATGATGATGTGACTTTGAAGCGGAGATAAATCTCCTTATAGAAATATCTTCGTAATTATACCACTATACTACCACATTCGTGTATTTTGTCAATGCCTTTGAAGAAAAGAAGAAAAGCGCCCGTAGGGGCGCTTTTCGGTCGTAAGGTCTCTCCTTTCAGTCGGTAAATCTGTGTGCGCTGATAATGCGGAGCAACTCCCAGCCAAAGGCCTTTTTGTGAGCCTTTTCCTTCCCCTCATCATCGTCAAGACAAATGGCCGTGAAGACGTGCTTTCGTGCCTTAGGGTGGATGGCGGTGATGACATAGCTGCAGCCGCATAAGTCGAACATCTCACGGTAGACGATGTCGATGCCTTCCTCGTCGAGTCGGCGTTGGATGACCTGCTTGTTCTTGTAGAACATAGCCTCCTCTTCCTTGCCTGACTCAATATGCTGGTCAGCAGCCATGCTGTCCTCAATATCACGCAGAATCTCTTCCACGCGGTTGAAAGGCCATTCAACGGTCTTGCCGGGTTCCTTGCCGTCCATCTGGCGGAGGGATACTCCGATGGAGAGGCTATTTTTGTCGATACCCTTGATGCAGTATGTCGTTTCAATATAAGAGAACAACCTGCCGTAATCGGAATACTTCAGTTTATAGACCGGCTGCATGATAGCTTTATCCGCTTTATGAAGCCTGAAGTGTTCCTCTCTCTGCCGGCAGAATGCATCCCAGATGATTTTGGAATCAGGAATATCCTTGTCGGCATAGTAGGATGTCCGATAGAAGGCAAAGGAAAACTTTGCAACATAGGTTTTCTCGACTCGCGGCAATGAATCAGGCTTCGCATTTGAGTAGGCGTTTTTCGACATACTGGACCAACTCGTCTGAATACGTGGCACAGTGCCCAGCACCTGTTTCGGTGCAAACACACGCGCACTGTGCTTCGCCGCAGCCTGTTTCGCAGCAGCCATGACATCATCATACATATCCGTCCAGCAGAACTTCATCCCCCGCTTATTATCTGCAAAGAGCATATTGTTGAGGCAGATTGCAAGCGATACATGGGTGATATTTGCAGCTTCACCGGAAACATAGCAGATGTTGATGCGACGGTTGCCGCAGCGGACCTCGCCAAAGGGGTCCTTACAGCAGTAGTCTTTGTCCTTCAGCGCATCATAGACGTAGTTGCACAGTGCCGTGCAGAGGGATGAACCCTCTGCACGTCCTATGCCGTCTGCTGTGTCAATGGTTTTCAAATCCATAGCGTTCTCCTTTCTTGATTTTTAAGCCCACTGTCTGCGGTCGGCGACAACTCGTTTAATTACCTCTTGATACGTGAGCTTGAGCTTTTCACCGACAGCTTTTTCTTCTTCGTCCTCAACGCAAGTAGCGGTGAAGATGTAAGATTGACTTTGCGCGTCCGGTGTAATTGCAGTTAATGCATAGGTGCGCTTGGCGTACTGGAACATTTCACGATACATAAGGGACACTCCATCACGAGCGAGGGCGGCTTTGATACAATCCCTGCCTTCGTAAAAGTCTACTTCTTCCTCCTTTGCCGCCTTCAGCTTTCGTGCGGGGATATCGGCGTCATCATCAAAAAGAGGTCGCCGAAGATTTGCCAACGGAACCACTATGATGCCTTCGTCTCCCGTACTTCCCGCAGGCTGCAGTCGCACGTCCAAATAACTGAACTCGTCCGCAAAGCCAACGATACGATACATGGCACCCTCATAGAGAAACTCACGCTCATAATCGGTTGCTTTTAGCGGATAGAAAGGCATATGAGAAGGGCCGCTGGTGCGTCCTTTTTCATCTTCAATATCCTCTTGCAATCGCAGGCATCGGGCATCCCAGACGATTTTCTCATCAGGCACGTTGGGGTTGTTGTGGTACGGCGTCCGGATGAACTCGATACCGAACACCGCAAACCTGAATCTCCGTCCAGCACCATTGCGCTTTGTTCCGAATGACGGCTTTTGCACGAAAATCCGAGCCTTATACGTGTCCGCCACATACCACAAAGCCGCCTTAATATCATCACGCATCTCAGCAACACATGACTCAACGTACTTTGGATTGTCTGCGTCTACGATGAGGTTGAGTGTGACTTCTGTGATATTAGCTTTTTCGTATGAAACTTTGCACGGACGGGGAAGGTCGGGGTCATTTCCGTAGCGTTCTTTTCCGAAGGGGTCTTTACAGCAATAGGCCTGTCCCTTCACATTGAACTCAACAACCTGCTTGATAAACTCGCAAAGTCCATCTTTGCTGCTGACTGTACCCGCACCAACGGTGGTGTCAAGTGTGTGCAGGTTCATAGCGTTTCTCCTTTCTTTTTAGCTTTTACTTCCGTCACGTTCAGAACGAATCGCCTCAATGACGTCCCCGAACGAGAAGAACAGGACATCATCAAAGGTTTCGCCGGATTCATCCACACAGACAGCACCGAAGATGTTTTTGGCCTTGGTTGGTATGATGCCGACCAGTGCGTAGGTAAAGCCATCAAGCTCAAACATCTCACGATACATCACGTCCACGCCAACACGGTCCAGCAGGGCTTGGATATGCTTTTTATTCTCATAAAAAGCGGTTTCAGCATCCCTTGAAACACTGACATTCTGCATCTCAGCAAGGTACAGGGCGTTTTCAACGAGGGACAAAGATATCTCTGTGGTATCGCCCTTATCTTGACCGTCTACACCTTGCACGAGTACCTCGTCCATGCTGTTTTCACCCATTCCGATGATACGATACAGGGAGCCTCCGAGAAGGAACACTCGCCCGAAATCGGAATTTTGAATGGTGTAATCAGTTTTCTGGCCGGCAGCAAATCGCGTATCCCGAATCTTACCGCAGCGTTTACACCAAATGTCTCTGTTGGCATCCCAGATGATTTTCTCATCAGGAATGCCGGTATCCTTGGCGTAGGGCGTTGATATGATGTAGACGTATAATGCGGCTGATTGGAATAAGGCGCCTGAACGAGCACCCATTGCCGCAGAGCAAAACGGCTGCTTCTTGATGATAGCTCGTGCCGAGTGCTTGTTTGCAATAGGTTTTATTGCAGCGCTTACGTCCCTCAGAATGGCCGCAGCCACGTCACGAGGCAGCGGGTTTATTCCGTAGCCGCCATCCAACGCAATGTTGATGACCAACTTTAAGATGTTGTACTCCTTACCGAAGACATAACACATATCCCCAGCATCAGCACCGTAGCGCCTTTTACCGAACGGGTCTTGTCCACAATAGGTCTTGTTCCGAAGAGTGTATTCAAGCCCTGTGCGAATGTCTGTCAACAGCAAATCGGAGTCGATTTGTTCAGCACCGTATGCGGTGTCCAGAGCATCTAAATCCATGGTATTCTCCTTTCTTTTGTCTTCTGCAGCTCAGGCGGCGACGCACGCTGCACCGCTGCCCGAACCGCGCAGAGCAGGGGAGAGGCGAACCTCTCCCGTGCCTGAATCAATCAGGGTCCCTGCATTCCGCCATGCGCTCGATGAGGTCCCACCCGAAAAGAACACGGTGTCCATATTCGGGGGAGTCTGCATCACAGCAGACAGCACCGAAGATGTTTGTCCGTGCATTCGGAAAGATTTCGGTAAGCACAAAACTCGTACCGAGCGTATCGAAAATCTCTCTGTAGGTTACATCGAGCTCTTTCCACGCTTCAATCATTTCAGTCCAAGACGACATACTCGTCTGCCATGAGTGGACCATGCGTTTTGTGAGACTTATTTTGTTCTTGTAAAACAACGCCTCCTCATCTTTAGCCTTCAGCACGGACAACGCAGTTTTGTCCTCGAAGTCATCCTCGTAAAGTGCAAGTTCAATGTCCTTAGCCCTCACATCTACCTTTTTGCCAGCGTTTTTTCCCTTGACGTATTCGAGTACGACAGAGGAATTGGGCTTCTCATGGTTGATGCTGAGAATACGGACAACAGGACTACGAGCATTTCCCGGCTTGAGGGGAAACTCACGACCGAAGTCTGCTGCACAAAGCTCGTGTTTCGGAAGAACCTCTTTGCTTACTCTTCGGTCAACCATTGCCTTTCGACAGTAGGCGTCCCAAAAGATTTTCTCGTCCGGAATCTCCGGATTGTCGAAATACGTCGAGTGGGCGAAGGTGAAATCAAAGTGAAAGAGGGGAAATGCAGCTCCATTAAGGGAGAACCGTCGTTTCTCTCTGCCTTTCACAAAGCAACGTGCTGACCACTGTTCAGCGGCTACCTTTACGGCCCGTTCCAACTTTTCCTGCAGTTCGTCTATAAACGTCGGCTGCGGGGCCCCCATCTGTGATAGCTTTTCGAGAAGCAAGGATAGCTTTTCGAGAAGCAAGATGTTCACAGAATAGTGTGTGAGATAGAAGCATTCATCGTCATCGGAGACTTTGATGTCTGCCAGCGCATCAGGGAAATCGCTTCCGTAGGACATATAAGTCTCTGATGCCCGACAGAATGTAGTTGGGTCAATACCCAAACGCTTCACACCAAAGGGGTCTCCCTCACAGTCAGGTTCATTGCTGAGCGCCTTTTGGACGACATCAATGATTGTGTCACGGATATTCTCCATGATGATAGCATTGGCGTGATACTTTTCGTGCTTGAGGATAGGTCTTGGAACCATCGTGTCAATGGCACGTAAATCCATGTTTTTTCTCCTTTCTCCCTGCCTTTGATAAGGACTCATGGGAATATAAATGTAGTAAATATATAAAAAGACAGCCGTTCCCAAGCGAGAACAACTGCCTTGAATATGATGATGTGACTGAAAACGGAGATAAATCTCCTTATAAAAATATCTTCGTAATTATACTAATATATTACCATGTTTCGGTATTTTGTCAACGGCTTTCCCCATCTCCATGCGGGTATTTGCAAAAGAAAAAGCTCCCACAAGGGAGCTTTTTCATGGTTAATTATTTAGGGTATTTAGAGGTTCTCGTCCAGCACACCGTCGTATCTCAAATGATGGGAAATATCGCGGGTGATATGGTTGAGTTCCTCATTCAGTAGGCGCCATATCCGGTGTTTGAAGCCACGGGCAGCAGCCCAGCTCAAAAGTCCTGCTACAGAGAACAGGAGGCACCGAACCACGAGGCTGCCGCCGGACATGGAATTGTCCATGCTCGCAGCACCGATGGTGCCAAAAATTGCGATGATGCACACAATCAGCAAAGAGATGCTGATAACGTACAAGGCCTTAAACTTTTTGTTTTCAGTAATTCTGCGATTCATTTTATTCTTCTCCTTTCAAACGTTTCGGGTATTTTCTCAGGGCAGAGAAACGAGCTCCTGTTCCTTAGGGGCGAGTAACCTATCAAACGAGGTATCGTCGATGCCAAAGGACCACCCAGAAGACGAAATGCTGTCGCTTTCAAGACCCAATGCGTCTTCAATGACATTGAGGAAATCATCCATCTTGTCTTCCAGTTCGTCGTACTCCGTTTCGATGGAAAGCATTGTAGCTACGAAGATACTCGCGCTCTTGTCGGGATAAACACTCGCGAAAAGGCGAATGTCGTCACGCAACATGAACACCGACTTTTCGCAGAACGCTGGCGTTTCCGTGTCTTCTGTCGGAGCATCGTAGACGCTGAAATTGTGGTTTTCTGCCAGCTCTTCAATGGGCTTTGGCAGCTCGTAGTAGTTTCCGTTCGCTACAAAGCGGCACATTCCAGAGAAAGTGGCACAATCCCACGTCTCATCGTTTGCGAGCTTCTTGATATACTCCATAATTCTTTTCTCCTTTCATTTTTCAACTTTTCTCATTTGCGGTTGAGTTTGATAGCTTCAATGACAGCGTTATAAGAAAGCCTACATCTCTTGCCGGCATATTCACCGGTTTCATCAATGCACTCGGCGAGGAACGGATACTTACGCGCTTTTTTGATGACGCCTACAAGTTGGAACTCGTGGGGTTGTGTTTTAATTCGAATTGAAAACACTTCACGGTAGACAACATCTATTCCGCTGGCTACGAGCTTCTGCTGGATGAAGCGCTTGTTCCGATAGAACTCGGCTTCTTCCGCATGACCTTTCTCGATAGCCAGCTCGGACTTATCCTCGTACTCCATCTCATAGAGTGCTCGTTCCAGCTCCTGTCGCTTAATTCGTCCCCTGAACTTCAGGGCACGATAACCGCTTGTCCGCAGGACGTCGATGTAATTCTCTCCGTCCGTAGCATTCTGGCTTACAGATGGACCGAGAATTTTGTAGGTGTATTTCCCATACGGGAATTCCTTACCCCAATCGTCGGGCCGCAGCTCGCGCTTCTCAGGCTTCTTGGACGACCTTGCTCTGGCTCGACAGAAGGCGTCCCACATGATTTTCTCGGTGGGCTCCGGCGAATTGTAGTAGGGCGTCTTGAAAAAGCAAACCTCAAACGGGAAGACAGGAATGGAGCAGACTTGGTTTGCGTTGGTCGTTGCGTGCAACACCCTGTCCACGGTGGACCATGAAGTGTTGCAGGCAACGAAGGAACGGGACTCGTACCGCTTGGCAACATCCTCCGCAATACGCTCCAAATCCGCCTTTGCCTCATTGCGTTCGATTTCCGTACGGTATATTGAGTCGCGGTTTGCGACGATGCGAACCGACACGCAGGTAATGGTCTCCGTCTGCCGTACGTAGCCAAGGGAACTTCTGGAGATGTCATGCCGCTTCAAACCGAGAGGGTCTTCCTCACAGTAAGTATGCAGCCCTTCTTCCAGAGTGTTCTGAATTTCATCCAACAAGTCTGTCAGCAGATGTTCCTTATTCGTCGGAGTTGCGTTGGCAGAAGTGTCGTAGAAATAAGGCGCAGCCATCACGACACCTCCGCAAGAGCCACCATTTCGTCGAAGAAGTCGTCCATGTGGTAAACGTCGCCGATAATGTGCTGGCTTTGGTGTGCGTAGGAGCAGTTACAGGTATTCAGAAGGTTGCCATCCACCGTAAGGCAGATGTTGCCTTCGTTTACCATCACACTGCCATCCGGCCACTTCTCGACCGCAATACTCTCATTGCCCAGCTCACGCTTCGGATAATCTGTCTCAAACAGGTCTTCTGCACGTCCCTCGTTGATGAGGTTGACTCTGTCCCAATCAATGCGCTTGTCCTCTTCACGGAAGTAGGAGAGACCCTTCAGCAGCATGATATTCTCGTTGGGAATATCCTCATGGAATTGGTCGTCGGAAAGAGCAAGACCGCAGATTTCCGTGTCCTCCTGTTTGGCGCAGTAGCTATACCACCGCAGGGAAGCAACAGCCAGCTCTTCTACGTTCTCCTTGCCGTTGGTGACGATATAGAAGCCATTCACAGGGATGTCATACTTCAAGCACAGCTCACGGAACTGGTCGATGGCGCGGCAGTTGAGAGACGGTTCGCCTCCGGTAAATGTCACGCAGCCGATGCCGTCCACATGGCGCAGCAATGCGTCCATGACCTCGTAGGAGATGTCCTTGTTCTCCGCCTCGCCTCGCAGACAGTGAGCGCAGTGCATATTGCACCGACGAGTGACTTCAACCACAAGTGAGTCGAAAAAAACATAATTGCCAGTTTTCATAGCAGTTCTCCTTTCATGTATTTCAATAAAAAAAGGAGAGAGCCTCATAGACTCTCTCCTTTCAAAATGGGGGGCTTAGTCGGCCTGACAATCGCAGGAAATGAGCTGACCACCGCACTTGGGGCAGCGTTCGCAGTCGCAGCCGGGGTGGTGATACCCACCAACCATGGCGCCGCAATCGCCGCAGCGGAAATCGGGGTCATTCAGTTCTTCACAGCCAAAGTAGAAGTCGCCCGGTGCGCCGACCTTAATGGGGTCAGCACGGGAGCCATCTACGAAGCGAATGGTGATTTTGCGACAGCCTTTGGCCTTCAGCATTTCACGACCACAAAAAGCGCATTTCGCCATGGCTTACCCCGCCTCCTTTTTCGGAACCTCGACCTCCACGACAACGATTTTCCACGAGTGGGATACGCCATTATGGAGAGCCCAAGCCTCCAAGCCGCCGATGTCGTAGTTCGTCGTGAGAGGTTCGTCAGGGAGCTTCTCCCAGCCGAATACCATCCTCAGCTCATCGTCCATGACGTTTTGAGCCGCAAGGTAGTTGTCGAACTTCTCAACAACGATTTTGGAGCGGTACGCTCCGGTATGAGCAGTGCCGTCGGCATGGAGCGGGCAGGTGGAATGAATCAGGATGGCAGGGAAGGCCTTTTCCTTGGGGCCGGCCTTCTCCTCGGCAGCCTTATTCTGTACTTCCAGCGCAGCAGCCACGCGCCCAACGTTCTTTACGAGGGAAGGGAAATCGCTCATAAAAAACTTGCGGCCCATGATAGTCTCATGCAATTCAGCCATATTAAAATCTCCTTTCTTTTCTTACGGAACCAGACGGATATAGCCGATGATGTCCTTGGCAGGGATACCGGATGGACACTCGGACTTGGGAATGAGAATATAGCCTCCGTGGGAGCTATGTTCCACGGAGTCTACACACTCCCTATATCGGCCCTTGTAGCGGAATTTGACCGCATAGACATAGCCTAAGGTCTCCGTGTCCACGACGTAGTCCAGCACCTTCTGAATCAGCCTTGCGTCGTTGCGGACAGCATAGACGCCAGCACCATCGTCCTCGCCTACGGCCATATCGCCGAAGGCAGAGGGACGGATACCAGTTTCCAGAATGGAGCCAAGTCTATCCTCTGTGGTCACATGGACGAGTTCGACCTCGTCACAATGCATCACGTATTTCACTTAGCTTCCTCCTCACAGCCGCCGCAAAAGAAGTCCTCATCCACGAAGCTGATGCCTTCGAAAGCGTGGAACACGATTTCGTTGGGAATCTGTTCGTAGAAAGCGATGCTGGCGACAGAGTCGCGCTCCTCATCAGAGAGGCGCTGGAACTCATCGCACTCGCTGTCGTAGAACAGTTTCTGCTTCAGCACGGACAGCATATCCGGCGTAAGCTGATAGACGCTGCGGTAGCCTTCTCCGCCTCGCAGAGAGTTGGCGACCTCCACCAACGGGCAGTGGTTGCAGAGCATCCGATTGGCGCCTTCGTTCTTGTCCATCTGCCCGCAGGCGCGGCCATAGTAGCCGCAAATCTCCGGCGTCCGGTCTGAGGACTTGGTGTTCATGGAACATTTCTCATATTCCTTCTGCACCGCATTGGTGATGATGGGGAATACACGGCAACCATTCTCAGACATTTTCGTGTCTCCTTTCAATTTTAGGTTTAGTAGCTTTTTACGCACTCCGACAAGCTGATGATAGCTTTCCGAAGCTCGTCCGTCCCCGGAACAGACCAGAGGCAGACGGCATAATAGACATTTTCCATGTCGTTGAGAGCTGCCTTCAGTTCGTTGGGCTCGCCGGATACCATGGCAGCGCGATAGTGAGCCATGGCGTTCTCGATGAGTTTCTGCCTTTCGACATTACTCATGGGCAGCCTCCTTAGTCCCTTCGTTCAGCTCGGCGGGGAGAAAGTCCATGCAGCAGCTTTCGCCGTACACAGCGTCCTCCGTGTTGCGGTTGGGCAGCCGGTGAATCAGCCTCGGCAGCATACACTTGCAGTTGCCGTCGTGGTACACACAGCCGGCAGCGCCGCAGATTACAGGCTCAGTGATGATGGGCTCCTGTGTGGGAATGACAACGGGTACGACGCTCTTTGCCTCGCACTCCAGCCACTCCTCGTAGCAGGGCCACATCTCACCGCCGAAGCCACGGTCCTTCTCCCACACGTCCAGAAGCTCCTGCATACTGCCGGCATCACCGCAGTCCTCAGAATACGCATCCAGCTCGCAGAGAAGCTCCTGCAGCGTGTGCTTGTGGTCCAGCATCCACTGGAGCTTGAAGCACTCGTAGGCACGGAAAGACTCCGGCGAATGAGGCTTCACAGGCTTGGAAGCAGGAACGGCAGGGGAGAGGGACTCGCCCGCAGTCCGCAGGGCTTCGTCCAGCTTCGCCTGAGCGTTACTCAGCAAAGCCTGATTCTCGACGTCGAGAACCCCGTTTTCCAGCTCATCCGTGATGATGTGGTGCAGAGCGCCGACTTCAGCAGCAGACATGATAGCAACGACGTACTTACTCATTGCCCGTCACCTCCTCAGCCACGTAGCCGTACTCGAAGTCGCGGCTCTTCTGCCGGAGCTCGTTGTAGAGGCAGGAAGGCATAGGGGGCATACCCTTGAAAAAGGTAACGCCAGTCTGCCAGTCGTCCTGTGCAGCACACTCCTCAGCCTTCTCCTTGCTGGCAAAGGTGTTGTAGCCGCCCAGCTCAATTCCGACACAGCCCTCAACAGGCTTCACGGAATCGCTGCTGCCCTTGACAGGAATGTTGGCGTACCCATCGCCAGACCACATGACGCGATGCTCGACAAAGCTCTCCGTGAACAGCACGGAAGTGACCTTGACGGGATACACGGCAATGGTGGATGCGCGGTAGAACTTGCCACGGGTGTTTCTGCGGACCTCATTCCAAATGGCATAGACGGTGTCGCCAATGCCGACAGGAACTCCATCCGCAGTCAGAGGGATAGGCAGTCTGTTTTCGATACTCATGCTTTTTCTCCTTTCTTCCCAGCCTGTTATAAGGACTTATGGGAACACAAATGTATGTAAATATATAAAAAAAGACAGCCATCCCAGAGTTGGGATAACTGTCTTGATTCTTTATGGTGACTTGAAAACAGAGATAAATCTCCTTATAAAAATATCTTCGTAATTATACTACTATACTACCACGTTTCAGTTTTTTGTCAACGACTTTTGCATACTATTATGGAAGCTCTCCTGTGTGTTCGCAGAAAAAAAGCAAAGAGGTAGGCACATGAGCCCACCTCTTTACTTAAAATCTTTGCTTTTACAGAGAGGTCTCGGCTTATTGAAGAACCAAGTTCTCGCACTATTCCAAAACAAATTCGGAGAATTAAAGTGCCTCAAGGACACAGACATTATCAAGGTTGATTACTTCATACGGTGTGTGCTTGGCATCGTCAGACACACAGAGCTTCAGTTGCTCTTCCACGTAGGCAAGGTGTTCACCGTCTTCATCAAACGAGAAGCTCTCGTCTTCCTTAGCTCGCTCCAGATAAGACTCACGCACGGCGGCCCAGTTCGCCTCAATGTCCTCAGCACACGCAGTAAGGTGCCTATCGGCATTTTTCACTAAAAGGGCGCCAACAATACCGCCAGCCTTATTCTTCACGATGACCGTTCCCGGCCCAAACTCATCCCCATCATTACACAGAGCCTTTTCGATGGTTTTGTGAGCGTTCTCGATGCTCTTGATTGCCACCCAATCCTCCAGAGGCGTAGCACCAGAAAGAGCCTCGTTCATGCCGCATCTTGAGCAGATATAAACTTCATGGTATCTGCTTAGACTGTTTTCGTTGATATCCGCCCGCATCTCGTTGCCGCAGCAGGGACACTGCATCTGCATACCCTTTACTTGAAGGGCATAAATATTGCTCAGTATTTGCTTCATATCTTCTCTGTTCATTTGTTTTTCCCTCCTTTTTTTGTAAAACCTCTCACACACGACCTGTGTGCGTTTGTGTGCGTTCCGTGTGCGTTTTCCGTGCGTTGTTTTCATTACCCGCCGAAGAAGAACCGCCACATTGGGTCTACGTTTTCCATATCCGGCTTAGTTGCATTTGCAAACACTTCAGAATAGTGCGCGATATGCTCATCCGACAGGGAAACGAAATCTTCGCCCTGTGCGCCGACCACGAAGAATGGTCCGTAGATTACATCGCCCGGAAGTTTTCGGTTTGGCTGCATTCCATTGTACTTTCCTTCCTCGTTGCAACAAAGGATAACTCCCGGCTCTAAGCAAACTGCCTCTATGCTGCCCTGTACCTCATCCTGCAGGGCTCGCAACCCTGATTCGATTTCTTTTACAAAGGGAGCCTTTTCCGGCTCAATCTTTAGAATTCTCATAGGCGCCTAATCCCCCAGAATCTCCCACTTAAACTCTTCAAACTCTTCTTCGGTGGGGTCGAAGAAATCGCCGGTCATGTCCTCATACCGCTCCAGTGCTGCCCAGACAGCGTCGTCCTTCGTTTCAACCCCATCGAATTTGGAATGAAAGATGAGGTTTGCCAGTGCCGCAATCTTCTTTTTTGGACCGAAGTATTTTCCAGAGTCGATTACTTCATCATATAATTCGCGGTAAGTCATAGTTGAAATCCCTTCGTATCTGCAATTTGCAGCGGCTCGCGCCACATCATCCGGCGCCCCGCTTGTCCGTCCGTTTGTTTTGCTTTTCCGCCCGCCGTGAGAACATAAAAGTGTTGAGACATATCCTGCTCGCTATGGGCGCTTACAGTGTAGAACACATTAAAGAAGACCTTTTCAAAGCCTGCGTCCGTGTATTCCGCATCGTCCAGAACGGCCACCGCGTAGAAGAACATAACCAGCTTCTTAATGATGGTGTAGCGGTTATCATCTCCCTCATAGTCCATCCCCATGTAATAGCAATCATCGTGTCCCGGAACATAGTATCCTGAGAAATCGCCGGCGTGGAGCCGGAGGCGATACACAACGCAGACATAGTCATCTATGGGGATTTCTTGCAATTGGAGACAAAACAATGTTCGTGTTGGGTCGTTGAACGTGACACGCACGCCACATGGCGGGAAGGAAGTCTTTCGCACTGTGGCCAGCTTCTTATCCAAAGCGTCTATGTCTAAATTCAACGTGAGCTCTGCGAGGTCGCCACCGTCGTTGTACGCCATTCTGCTGGGAAACAGCCCACAAGTGCTTTCGTTGATGTAGGGGAGAAGGGCGCACCGCAGATTTGTAAAGACTCTCTTTTTTCTCAGCAGCGCGTTTACTGCGCCGGGTACATCGGAACACTCCGTATGGATAATGCCCTGTTTTACAAACGGAGTCAGGTCCGGCGTGTCAGAGTCTACAGATAAGACAACAGACTCCCATTCTGCAACAGAGAAATACGCAAAAGGGTTATCTGCTGTTATAGGTTTTCCGTCTGTGGATGCGCCAATAACGACCTGCCCATCGTCAGAAATATCATCGCGGAGATAGTCCAGTGTATGAAGAACGAGGCCTGCATACACAGCAATAACCTCTGCCTTAACAGCGTCCGTTTTTTCGATTCGCCGCAGTTCCTGCAGCTTGCTCGCCAACTGGAGCAGCGCGTCTATGCAACCATCCTCGGTGCGTATCCGCTCCGCCATCTTCTCACAGTAAGAGTGAAGTTTCCGCGCAAAGAACTCCGGAGTGTCCTTTGCCAATACCACAAGTGCGTCAAAGTCGTTCAACAGGTATTCCATCTCGCTGTTATCGCACGTGAGATATGTACGAATAGATGCATTTCTGACAGCACTATATTCCAACCGGTCCAAAGTTTCTAACACCAATAAATTCGTCGATGCTAAAACTCCGCACAGCTCTACCGGGTTTCCGCGCAGCATAGAATCTAACAATTCAATGATGCTCTTCTTCTCAGTCTCTTTCATTTTTTTCGTTCCCCTCTCTCTAATTGCAAAGTATAACATACCGCACATATGTACGCAAGCAGACACGAAAATTTTCCCTGTAAAGGTGCTTGTTATAAGCACCGTGTTGTGTTATAGTGAGTATAGAGGAGCGTCGTTGTTGTGTTTAGGCTGCTCTCTCTCCTTTCTTGAGTAGGGTTGGAACCATCCGATTTTATGCCCGTTTTGGCGCCGCGTAAAGCGAAGGAACGGCAATGCTTTGCCGTCCTCCTTTTGCGACACTTAAAGAGCGGGAAATCGCGGCTGTCTATGCCGCGTAGTTCACTGATTGTCCTTGGAATGCTTGCGGGGCTCCAAGGCGAAAACCGAAACCGTTCCCTTATGGAGCGTGTTTCGGTTTTCTTTTTTTTGGTGGTTCCAAGCTCGCCCCTCCGTGATGATATTCAGGCGCACACGGTCCCACACTGCTGCGCGAGTCCATTCCTCCCGCCTGAAGCCCGTCGCCGCGCTCCAGTGCCCAAACAGCCCGCTCTTGCACAGGCCCAAGCCCCGATTTAGCCGTCTTGGAGAAGAACAACACGCTGTATCACGCTATTTTGTATTTACAAAGCAAAACACTCTTTGCAAAACCCATATATTGTGGTATGATTTTGCAAAAGATGGGAGAGAGGGCATATGTGGTATTTAATTGACCCTAAGACTGGATTTGTAAGGGTCGGTGCGAATAAAACCGAATTAAGCGTCTGGTGGGACGAATGCCATCGTGCGTATAAAGTGGATGGGAAATGTGTTTACGCCGTCCGCCACTCCGGTGGAAACACAAGCTATCTCTACCATGATAGGCAACAGGCCTTTGACGACGGGCTTGGTTTCGCCATCCAGCTCTCTGAGTTCGGCGGAGAGCGATGCGAAATAGAAGGGTGCGTCTACAATAAGTACGGCCATTGCAGCAAGAATCCTCCTGTGAAAGAAGACGCCGAATGCCATGAAATATCTCGAAGCTAAAAAAGACCACCCAGCGGGGTGGTCTTTTTGTTGATTTTGTTTATCCGGCAGCATCCCAGTATCGACGCATCGCCCGACACCACTCATCGTATTTCTTTACAAGCTGCGGCGCAGCCGTGAATGTGTTACCAACCAGCCGCCCAGCCCTTATGCTGTCCTTACTGGCTACCATGAAGTCGTAGAGAGCTATCGTGATAGCAAACGCATCATAAGCGCGATTGCCGCCAGTTATGGCGTAGGACTGTTCTTCCGTGTCCCGCGCAAAAGGTTTCTCGATGAGAGCTGCTGGCAACTCATCGCCATTGTGCTCAAGAAATACGGGGATTTTTACGCCGGCATTTCCCATTCCCACAGGATAGGCACGAAACACATCCCCGCAGTAGTCCGCAATCAGAATGTTGAATGGTGTCTGTTCCAACTCAATCTTACTCGTGTAGATACGAGCAACAGGCATCATCTCCAGTAACACCGAGTAGGGTTCGGAGATACTACTCTGATTATCTTTTCTCGCCGCAAAATAGCTGCGCTTCTGCTTCGATATCACCATCTCCCGCGTACAAAAGGCGCCGTTTGCTACCATGGAAACCTCATCCATTGTGGGATTTACAAAAAAACGGCCCACAATCGTCATCTTCGGATGCTCGAAGACATCGAACCGCATATCACCGTCCTCGGTCAAAGAAGGAATCATTCGCACGCTCACAGGGTGCCTCCGTTTCCAGCGGAATCGAAAACCTCCATAAAAGCCCGTGAGAGGCTCTCTGCGGCGTTTTTCGACAGGGTGGTATCGCTACCCTTGGACGCGGGTTCGCGTGCAGCTTCGCAAGCTCCTGCTTCGCTGCTGTATAGTTCTTTTGCGTTTATGGTGTTTGTTTTTGCTGTGCCATTGACAAGGGTCTGTGCCATATGTGCTCGTGCCTCCGAGGTTTACTTCGTTACGAAAATATCGACGTCGGTGATTTTGCTTTCCTGTGCGGGAGGGTCGGTTGTTTTTTCACCCGGTTCGAAGAACAAAAGCCGATACATCCCTGTATAGTTTCCTTCACTCAGCTTTGTCGCGGTGGTTTCCATCTTCATCGTAGTCAAATCTTGTCCAGCGATGATAAGGTCAGATGTGGCGATTTTTACACTCTCTTCACCGGACAGGACATACAGCTCCAGAATTACGTCATGGCTGCACGTGCTGGGGTTTTTGAAATACATGGTGATTTTCCCTGTGGACAACTCAATTTTTGCATTATCCGTATAAATAAGCGAGATTTCCTCGCTTCGTTCCGGCTCCTCTTGGGAGCGCTCATCCTCCACAACCGTTACGTTGGGGGAGTCCTCAGGCGCGGGGACATTCGGCTTCGTGTCCTCAGGTGCCCTCAGCGCATATACCAGCGCCCCAATAACGACAAGCAGCGCCAGACACAGAAGGATGACAGGCATCAACCGACGCTTCAAGATGACGACATACTTATTGGCACCAAGGCAGGCGTATCCGTCGTTCTTATACAGCAAGTGATGATAGCTTTTCTGGACGACGGCGTCGAAGGAGGTTTCTCCTTCGCCGACTGTAACGGTAAATTCTTGGTTTCTGTTCCGTTCATTATCCGCCTTATCCAGTGCTGTGTATCCTACGACGGAATATGTATCCGCCGCATTAGGTGGATACATCTTGTCCAGCTTTTCCTTGGAAAAATATGCCACTTCTGCTCCGAGCTTCTTGAAGCGCTTGTCGCACGCCGCGTCATTCAAAATCACATACCTCATCTTCAAAGTTCCTCCTTACAAAGTAAAATCGAGAGTCATAACCGATGGTGAGAAGATAACGAATGCTTCGCCACCATACTCTGATGTGACCAGTGCGGCAGCAACTGCGGACACATTATCCGGACTGATTCCGCTGCGCTTTCCGCTTCTGGTATCGGACACAGCACTTTCCCACGAGCGTTGCAAGTGGCCGGCAAACGTCCGCATAAGAGTTTCTCCAGATAGGTTTGTCGGCAGATTGGTGAAGCTGACTGTTACGCAAACAGGGAGAGGGCGGATTTCGTCTTTGTGGGGGCTTTTATCGGACAGGTGTGGATTGAATATGATTGTTACGTTGCGCTGATTTTCCATTTCTTCGTCCTTTCATTTTTCCAGAATTTCCCACCCTTTATAAACAAGTCGAGAAGGCTCGGTGACTTGTCGCCGAGTAGCTTACCGCCGCAGAAAAAGTGTGCAATGATTGCACATTATCTTCTCCCAATGGTAACATAGAGTCCACCGGTATACAACCCCGTTATTTCTGGGGGCTGTTTACCGCTTGACGAGGCGGTCGAATTATAATTTTAGGTATACAACCCTGTTGTTTCGGGGTGGTGTATACCATTCATCACGCAGGCGGCAACACACTTCCCGGTATACAACCCTGTTATTTCCGGGTGCTGTATACCCTGCACAGGTATTCAGTTCCCCAAAGCGCTGGTCGTCGCCTCTCACGTGACTACCAGCAAACAGAGTATTCCTGCTTCCACGACGACCATGCATCTCCACAGGCGTTAATTCCGATTATACCGTCCGTACTCAAATTTTTCAGAGCACCAGCCGCATCTGGACATCGCTAATGCGACGCCGTGCAAGCTCGGCATACTCCTCGTTAAGTTCAATTCCGATGAACTCACGTCCATATCGGTGAGCTACAATGCCCGTCGTTCCACTCCCTGCGAACGGGTCGAGAACTACATCACCAGCTTTTGTCCCTGCAAGGATACAAGGCTCAATGAGTTTCTCAGGGAAGGTCGCAAAATGAGCTTCTTTTGTTCCCTGCGTGGCAACGGACCAGACATCACGGAGGTTTCTTTTGCCGGTTTTATTCTCGACGTTTCCGTGTGTCTCCCGTTCCACCTCAGCACTGTTGTCAAAACTGCGGTTATTGGTATAGGCACCGCCGCCACGGAATGATTTCGCATTACCTTTACGCCGCTTTGTGTTGAGCCGAAGCGTGCCTTCGCTTCCCGCTACCTCGGCGTTATTGTAGCCAACGGCATCTTCCATAACGGCTTCGTAGTCGTAGTAGTAAGTCCGTGACTTACTGAGTAGGAATATGTATTCATGGCAGCGTGTGGGGCGGTCTTTCACGCTTTCTGGTATGGGATTCGTCTTTTTCCACAGGATATCGCTTCTCAGATACCAACCATCCGCTCTCAGCGCAAAGGCGAGCATCCAAGGGATACCCAGCAAGTCCTTAGGCTTGGCGTCCTCGCTGGTGACGGTCTTTTTCAGGCGCCCCATGACAGCACCCGTGTTGGTGCTCTGCTTCGAGTTCTTCCCGCCGGCATCCGAATGACGCCCGTCCGTGTTGCGACCCTTTCCGCTTCCTGCGTAGCTGTCGGCAATGTTGACCCACAGCGTGCCATCCGGCTTCAGGACTCGCTTCACCTCATGGAAAACCTCTACCAGCTTCGCAATAAACTCCTCCGGTGTGTCTTCCAGCCCTATTTGTCCGTCAACTCCGTAGTCTCGGAGCTGGAAATAAGGCGGAGACGTGACACAGCACTGCACGCTCTCGCTATTCAGTTGTTTCAGGACTGCAAGCGCGTCACCGCTGTATATCAAAAGACCCGCCTCCCCGATTGTAATTTGCGAATGAAATTCCAAGTATAAACCCTGTTATTTCTGGGTGGTGTATACCGCCACTCAAATTCAACGTGCGGCATCTTGTGGTAAAGTACCCTGCTATTTCTGGGTGGTGTATACCCAGCACAGGTATTCAGTTCCCCAAGGTGCTGGTCGTCACCTCTCACGTGATTGCCAGCCAACAGAGTATTCCTGCTTCCGCGACGACCATGCATCTCCACAGGCGTTAATTCCGGTTATACCGTCCGTACTAATGGGAATTCTTCAGGGAAGGCTATTTAAGATTTTGAGACCTTAAATAGCCCTCATATGTAGAGCCGGTATCGGGCTCTCCGGCATCTTCTATGCCGGTGCCACCTCCGGCGGGCTACCAGCTTCGGGGCAAGGTCGAGCCTCGCTCCCGTGCCTGAGTGTTTACTGCATTTCTGCGCCGCACTTGGGGCAGAAATCATGGGGTTCATTGTGGTCGATGTACGATTCCTTGCCGCAATGGGTACACCGCGCCTCGTAGTCATTGATAAACTCCCAGTGACCAACAGGAGGCATATAAGAGGGGCGGCTCGTCCGGTCATCGTCGGATGCTTCTGCTACTACCGGAGTAGCTGTGCCAACGACGATAAGACTCCTGCTCGTACCCTTGAGATGGGTAATACGCCCATCCTCCTCCAGCCTTTTCAGGTGCAATGCCACGCTGGAGGTGGAATTTAAGCCAACGCCAGATGCGATATCTCTGACAGACGGAGATACATGATGTTCGCTTATGAACTCACAGATGTAGTTGTAGACCTTCTCGCGGGTAGGAATGCTGCTGACGTTGGCTTTTGTTTCCATAAAGGGTGTCCTCCTTTCGAGGGGTGGATTTTTTTGAAAAAAGAATGTATAAAAATAAATGGGGTTATGCGGTTCTCCGCCGCTGCTCGCGCTCACGCTCCATCAGGTCTACCTTTACCGTTGCGCGAAGCTGAATAACGAGCGTTTTGGGGTCGTATGCGGTCAGTTCCATATACCAACTGGAGTAGAAGAACCTCTCTGCGTCCTGCTTCTTTTTCAGAGCGGAGAGATAGCCTGTGTCCAACGGGTCCTTCCTCACCATCGCCCTGAGAGCGGCCATATAGTCGGCAGCCGCCTGTTTAACGATGGCATTTGCCAGTTCCACGTAGACATCATCAATTACGCGGTAGCTCCACGGCGTTGTGTCATAGTTGCGCGGGAGCGAGTCAATGGGTCTGGGGCTGTATGGTCTCATACCTCACCACCGCCTTCCAAGCCGTCACTTTCGGCAGGGTCCTCAGGCGGCACAGCATCATAGGGGTCGGGGGCATCGCCGTAGGACTCTGCATCCTGCGCGTATGCGGGACCTAAGACCACGAGGTCGGACGTATCCACAAAGACACAGTGCTCCACACCGAGGGAGTTCAGCAGCGCGGACACGTCCTGCAATACACTGTAATGAGTCCCCGTGTTCCGGCAGGCATCCGCCTTACCCTGCCACGTAGGGGTATAGTGCCGTACCAGCTCGCGGACAAGCACGGTCTTTTCCTCCGAGACCACCACGCCGCCGCCATCATCAATGGAGATGACGTGGACCAGATTATTTGTTGTGTTCATAATCTTTTTCTCCTTTCTGTGTTTTGACTTTTATATATCTATTAAAATTGCCAATTCTATTGGCGATGAAAAACGCGACGCGAAAGGGGAATTAGTCGAGGAAATCACGGCGGAACGCTCCAAAGCGGAAACTGTACTTTTTCTTAAAGTCCCAATTCAGCTTTCGGCACGCTTTGCGGTCAATGCTGCCATCTTCCACGCATTCTGCATTAGGCAGCATGGACATCACCGACCACTTCAAGGACGATACCTCTTCCGGCGTAGCGAACCCGACCGTGATGGTGCGTCCATCGAAGAGGACCAGCTCGAAGGCCGTAATGGGGCGATACATTTTAAGCTGCCCATCAGAGACCTTCATAGGCTTCAAGTTAAGGTATCGAACAAAGCGCGAGGGAATACAGACAGGACGGCAGGCGGCGTTATTTTCCGACAGGGTCAGCTCACCTTTTGTGAAGAAGCAGACCCATGTGGCATCGCTTTCGCTTGCCCAGTTTTCAGATGAGGCGACCAGCACACCAAACTCGCCACCCAACATATCGCGGAATTCTACCGGCTCGGAGAACACCTCTGTACGAAGAGTCTTCTTCAGCGTGGAGTAAGACATCCAGCCACGGACGACCTTCATGCTGTTGTAAAAATACGGACAGAATCGCCGAAGTACACCCAGTACGCAGATAGCCGCCAACACGACACAAACCCAGCCAAAAATGGAAAGTCCTTTCCCAACCTCCCCGGCGAAAAGGCTGCCGTACAGGTCGAGGATATCGTCCAAGCTCATGGCAGACAAGTCTGCTATATTTCCGCCGCCGAACCCTACATAGAGAACAACGGCGGCAAGAGCTAACGCAATGGCTGCTGTCACCACCAGCAGAATCAAAGACGCGACTTTTGCGCCGGTCCATTCCTTTAAGTTCATTAGCCAGTTGGCTGTGGAGACCCGTGTCTTTAGCCACGGGAGGAAACAGCCGTCCTCCTTTCAATCAGCTTCCAAAAGAACCCAACAGGGAAAGAATAAGATACAGCATTCCGGAGGCAGCCAGCAGCATGGCGGGGAGAGCGACAAGGCTCAACACCATAGGGCCGTAGTCCTCTCGGCTTTGCTCCACCTCAATGTCGTCCGTAGGGATACCCGTCAGTTCGCCGACCTTACCCATGAGCTTCCCCGTGGCCTTGTACTGGCTGTGTCTGTCCACCAGTGCAAAGATGGATAAAACGATAACGCAGAGAAGGCAAAGCAGGATGAACACGGCACCGAAGGCTTTCACCATAGACAGGACACCGACCGCAATATCAGTAATCACAGCCACCATCCTCCTCCTCATCATCATCGTCATCACCATATCCGTCGTCATCGTAATTATCCTCAAAGTCGTCGATGAGGCTTTCAAAGCCACGCCGTGTTCCGTTGAGTTGCCTGTCCAGCCTGTCTGCGCGTTCTTTGGCGATGACCGCCACCACCAATGCGAGCAGTGCGACGACCGCCAGCAGAATAACCATGAACCAAAGGTACTTGATGGCGGCCTGCAGCGCAATGTAGTCCGCACCGGTCAACGCATCTGTGGTCGCCTCTGCAACATCAGCAGCCAGTTTGTTATAGCCGATGTAGACCGGCTTAGTCTCAGTAGAAAGCAGCTCAATCATGTGCTTCGTCCCTCTTATTGTTTTTGTATGCTTCGGCATAGTCCTGTCTCATCTCCGTAATAACGCGGTCAAGGTTCGTTCCCTTTATGTAGCTATACGGAGTATCGCAGTTCCTAAGGGCGTTGATAACACCCCAGTAGATAGGGTGGCTGGTATGGGCGGTGTAGATGTAACACATCTTCTGCTTGCTGTACTGTCTCAATCGCTCAGGCACGTTTTCTTTTGTGATATATGACCAGTCGGGGTATACCTCGCGGAGCTTCTTGAGGAAGTTTGGATGCCCGCCAACAAACATGATGCCGGTGTCAGGCAGTTCGGGCAGCTCCTCCGGCTCGTTGACATCCGCATCGTCAACCACATAGGAATCCAGCAGGTCATCCTCTGTATCTGTGTCAGGCAGGGGAGAGGTCTCTTCAAGGCCCAGCGCGGCCACACGCGCCAGCTCCTCGCCCATTGCGCCGTTTTCCTTCCGGAGCTGGTAGCACTCCTTCTCCAGCGCCTTGTTCTCGCGCCTGAGTGCCGACAGCTCTTTTACCAGCCGTTCGCCCTCGCTCGACAGGAACTCTATCGTGGCTTTTCCAGCCTCGAACTCCTTACGCTGTTCAGCGTAGAAGTCGTTTATCTCCTCGGTGAGTTTCTTGCACGTCTTTTGCGTTAGCTCCCGACATTCATCCCTCGTGAACAATTTCTGTTTACGACAAAGGCTGTGCATCGCATCATCGAAACGCATCTCTGCCACCGCCTGCGCGATGGCGTCGTCCATAAGCATATAGAGCTCGGCCATATGGTCAATGCAGAATGGGATGATGGACCGGTCTTGCTCACGCAACAGCTTGCGGTCCTTGAGGATGAGTAGCTTGTCAAAAGCCGTGTACCACATCTCATCCGTGATAGCCAGCTCTTTATTGTCGCCCAGCAGCATGATGGTGCTCCATGTAGATGCCGCATCAATGGCGTATTCCGAGCCGCGAGAGAACGATTCTCTGAAATCGGCTATAGACTTTTCATGGCAATATCCCTTCTGCCGAAGTCTTTTCAGTGTGTGGGCATAACGCTTCACTATCTCTTTCTGTGCAAGACGACTGCCCAGCATGGAGTCGAGCATTTCGGCGAAAAAGGCATCGTCGCCATCGTCGTCTATAAGGTCATAAGCCAAACCGTCTTGGTCTGTATACTGCATTGTCGCGCCATCATCGTCCGGTCCGAACCTCGAATACACTCTGTTGTGAATGTAGCTGTAGCCGGACAGATAACGTAGGCCGTCTCTTGTTTCTTTCTTTTGCATGATTTTTCCCCTTTCAAATTAGAGCGTTTTCCAGCTTAGTGTGCGCCGGGTTGCGACTCTGGGTGCTGTATACCTTTCGATACTCTTGACCTTGGTATAGAACCCTGTTATTTCAGGGTGGTGTATACCCACCGTGTCGTCAAAAAAGCCGCTCCACGGGGTATAGAACCCTGTTATTTCAGGGTGGTGTATACCGGGAGGATTGGACGCACTTTCCCCTTAGTTGGTATAGAACCATGTTATTTCAGGGTGGTGTATACCGAAACACCTGTGGCGCGGGGAATCAATTCAGGTATACAACCCTGTTATTTCTTGGGGGGTGTATACCCTTTCGTTTACGCCCTTTTGATTAACTTATGGTATACATCCCTGCTATTTCTGGGGGGTGTATACCCAGCACAGGTATTCAGTTCCCAAAAGCGCTGGTCGCCACCTCTCGCGTGACTACCAGCCAACAGAGTATTCCTGCTTCCACGACGACCAAGCATCTCCACAGGCGTTAATTCCGGCTATACCGTCCGTACTTGTTTTTTTGGCGGAGAGAGTGGGAGTCGAACCCACGGATGCTTTCACATCGCCGGTTTTCAAGGCCGGTGCTTTTGACCACTCAGCCATCTCTCCATTTTTTTAGCGAAAGCCGCCGCAACGCTCGTCTTTCCTTTGTAGGGTAAACGCTCATGTTGCGGCGGCCTTGGTGCCCTTCGATTTAATTGCTGAACTACGCTGGCTTACCGCTTCTTCTGCTTCACAGTGAGGGCGATGTAAAAGCCGATACCCAGAGCCACTACGCATCCGCCCACGATGTAGTAGTACACGGGGGTGTTGGAGCCGGACTCCGGCTCAGTGGCGTTCTGCGCTCCATCTTCGGGAGCATCAGCATCGGTGCCATCGGTCGTATCCGTGCCCAGTTCTGTGTTTCCGCCAGTGGACTGTGCGTTGTCAGGCGCTGTAGTCTGATTCTCGCCGTCAGCAGGGGCATCCGCAGTAACGTTATCTCCGCCGGAGGTTGCTTCGGGCAGTCCGGCGTTTTCCACGCCATCCTGCTGCTCAACAACAGCGGGGTCGGAAGTGGCAGCGTCGTCCGCGCTGGGCGCGGCAAAGGCCATGGTGGGGACCGCAAGCAGGGCGGCCAGCATACAGCCAACGACAATATGCTTAAACTGGATTCTCTTCATGTTCTTCTCCTTTCTTCCAAGAGTGTGAACAAGGGCATCACAAGCACACCACCTTACCGTCCACGGCTCACGAGAGCCATAAGATGGAGCCTTATCATGTCCTTTTTCAACCTGCGGTCCTTTGTTGAGGGGTGGACTCCGGTGGCGTGGTTTTCACCATTCGCACGAGCAAGGGGGGGAGTGCCCGTAAGTGCGGAGAGACATCTCTGCAGCACCACCGGAGCCAAAATGAAAGGACGGCCTGCGGCTGCCTTAGAGGACTGGCGAAGGGGATACACGAAACCTTTCGCCGTAGACCGCAGGCTGAAGAAAGACACGATATTGGATTTTTGAGGAGGTGGGCGCAGGGGCCGAAGGCTGATGGATTGAGGTGAAACAATCAGCACGTTGACGTTCGGCGGAACAAAAGCAAAGGAGGGGTGAAGTGGCAAAAGAAAGTGGGTCTCATCACTAAAATAGCCCCTGCGCCTTATGCTTACAACTATACCACGATAATAAAAAATGTCAAGAGTGCGAATGAAAAAAATAGCACAAACATTCGTGTTCTCGTCTTATTTTTTGGAAATATCAAATGCGTCATAAATAGCGCGTGTTTTCTGGAACAAAAAAGTTGGCAATATTGCATATTAACGCAGGCTTAACCGCGTGTGACCCGCTGCCGACATAAATGACATAAGCCTTTTCTCCGGCGCAGATATCCTCAATGGTCGAGGCCGTGCCGTAGACTGCATAGGGAATTGCCTCATCTGTGTCCGCTCTCAGGGTTATACGGAAGCGGTCGTTCTCAAGGTCTTCTACTTCCGTGACGTTGAGCTTGTCTACTTTCACCCTGCCTGTCATTATTTCGCGGTATCTGGCTCCGGTTTTGAGTGCGGCGCCGAGGCAGAAGGGTACAATAAAGGCGATGACGAGCCCAACAGACACAACGCCCACTGTTTCCATGTGCATGGTGTCAAACAACTCTTTTCCTTTGCTGTAGCAGTACAACAGTGTCAGCCCGCTAAGGCAGATGAGTAGGGCAATACAACTCAGGAACAGGTGGAGTTGGAGGTTCTCTCTCTTGGCAAGGTACTTTCTGGTGATTTCTATTCTCTCTTCCATGTTTTTCTCCTCTCTTCTGGACGGCGGTGGAGGGGTTGATTTTAACTTGCCGGCAACTTGCTGATGGCTTGGTTTTGGCTGGGGGATTGCTGCTATTGGCGGAGTTCCAACTTGCTGGTAACTTGCTGAAGTGGCGGGTTCAGGCACATGGGTTGCTTCCTCTGCTGGCTGACGGTCCACCCCACGGAGACGAGGGGTGTTCCGTGCGCCTGAGTGTCCTGTTGAATGCGAGAGTAGGCAGGGCCGGAACAACTCCCGGTCCTGCCTATTCTTTTTTTTACCGGCGGAAGCCGCCATTGTTAGGTGTGCCAATCATAACGTACCCCGCTGTGAGCCAAGCATCTCAGTCGTTCTTACCCTTGCGTTTACGAATCAGGAAAGAGATACCGCCCAAAGCCACTACGCTGGAAACGCTGGAGATAGTGTAGAGGGCAATACCTGTATCGGCAGTGGTGGGGCTTTCCACCTTGGTGGGCTGTGCCGGCTCGGTGTAATGGCGGCGCGGCGTATAATGCCAAGTGCCGGTTACAACAACGTCCTTATCGGCAATAGCGGCCTCGGTAATATCCCAGCCGTCGAAGGTCCAGCGACCCACAGATTTGGTTTCCAGTTCAGGCGTTTTTACGGTAGACCCATTTTCAAGGCCCTTCACTGCTGCCGGCAGCAGCTTCAGAATGTCCTCAGGCAGCTCCTTCTCGTTCTTATCCACGAACACATAGGTGACAGAATAGTCGTCCTGTTTATATTCCCATGTGGCATTGAACTGTGCGCCGCTGTTCGTCACGATGGCTGCGTTCTGGTCCCAGCCGGTCAGAGTCCATGTGCCGATTTTCAGCCCGTTCTTATATTCGTCGAAGGTGGTGGGGATGGTGTCCAGAATGCCGGCATTATCACCCACATTCTTTTCCACGGAGGTCATAAGCTCCTGCAGCTCCAGAGGCAGTTCTCTGTCGCTGGTGCCGCTATTGAACTTATAGTTCACGGTTGCGACCTCAGGACGGAAAATCCACTGTCCCACAAAAATGACTTCCTCGTTGGGCACGATGGCGGAATCCTTATCCCACCCGGTCATGGTCCATGTACCGAGCTTCAGACCGGCATCATTTTTCTCCTCATAGGTATTTCCAAGAACGTCCGGTGCCTTCACGTCGGAGCCAACGTTGTAGATGGCGTCGCTGGCAGCTTTCAGTTCTGTCGGCAGGTCCCGTCCCTCTGTCGCACTCTCGTACCGATAGCGGACGGTGGATGTGGCAGGGACGAACTCCCATGTTGCGGTGAATGTCACGCCTTCATTGGGAACAATGGCGAAATACTTGTCCCATCCGGTCAGTGTCCACGTGCCAAGCGTCAGGCTCTCGTACTTTTCGTCATGCACTGTCTCAGGCACGCGGGGCGTAACATCCTCGCCCACGCAGTATGTGCAGTCGGCAGGCGGCTGCAGGCTGGCAGGCAGCACGCGGTCTTCCGTTCCGCTGACATATGCATAGGACACCATCGCCGTATAGGGCTTGAAGGTCCATGTGCCGACAAAATACTGTCCATCGCCGGTAACGGTCACGGAGTCCTTATCCCAGCCGGCCAGCGTCCATTCACCCAGCTCCATGGACTTGCGGTGCTCCACCACAGTTGTACCCACGCTCATGGGAGGATTGACAGTCTCGCCGATGCTCAATCCGGTCTGGTCTGACGGCAGCGCATTACGCACTTCATCCGGCAGCTCGCGGCCATCTGTCCCGCTGACAAACGTTGCCTTCACCACATAGTCGTTGATGGTCACGTCCACTGGATGCCCTGTAGAGACATTTCCAGCAGCGTCCTTAGCGAACACGAAGTATGTACCGGCCTGCGTAACAAACATCGCTTCATCTTTGTGCTTCCACGTCAGGGAGGATGCATCATTGACTTTGCTTACAGCCAACTCTGCGACACCGGAACCCTCGCCCAGTGTAGCGTGTTCGTCGTGATACGTGGCTGTCAACTTTGCCCGATGTCCGGTTCCGTCCAAAGCGGAAATCACATTGGTGACGGTAGGCGGCGTGTTATCGAGACGATTTACCTTCAGCGCACCGGTTCCCACATTGCCCAGAGCATCTCTCATGTAGAAGGTATGAGTCTGCTCTGTGTAGACGTCGCCGGTAAACACATAGTTACGCGAATAATTCTTCTCGCCAATGTCAGTGCCCAGCCGGTAGTCTGTATCTCCGTCGAAGGAGATTTCTACATTGCCGACACCTTCATCCAGTGCCCTTGCTGCGTATGCCTTATTTTTTGCCCAGTCCGCAGTCAGGTCAGAGGTGGATTTCAGGATGGGGCCGGTCATATCAGTGGGCTGGATAACGCAGTCAACGGAGCCGTACCCGCCAAGATAGTTCTTGCAGCGCACGGTGTAGGTTTGCGCGGTGGATAGATTGACGTTGGGGGAGATGACGGAAGTATACTCCCATGCGCCGCCAGAAGGTGCTGCAGCAGTCCAGTCTGTGACCTGTGTTCCGTTCTGGTCGAACAGAGCAACCTCCGCGCTGCCGGCACGCTCGCTGTACCATGTGGACTTAATGGTCACATTCTGTGCATAGCCGCCCACCTGCTTATCGTAGGTCACGACCGGCGTACCCACCGGCGTACAGATGCCACCGGACATGGTAAATGTGCGGAGCAAGAAAAGAGTCGGTGTTACACCCCAGCCGACGGACGGAATCCACTTTGCTGCCTCTGCTTTTCCTGCAGCAGTTGCGTTGGCTGTACTGGACCCGAAGGTATAATACAAAGCGAACGTCGCTTGGCTTATACCTGCGGTTGCCACCGTTGAGTTCTTGTAGGACAGAGTAATGCGGTAATCGCGATAGGTGTTGCCGGATGCGTCTACACCGGACCCGATTTGTTGCGGCACCCCGATGTCAAAGGTATCTGAAACATCCGAGGGATAGTATACCCAGCCGAAGCCTGTCGTGCCAGTCATAAGGCTCATCCTGTCCGCGCTTCCGTAGATGCGGAACTCGATGTAGTCTGAATCCTTACTGACAAGGTCCATGGTGCTTTTTTCCAGCCACATTGTGTTCAGGAAGGGCCTGTGGTCGCCGCAGATGGAACAGGACGAAACGCCTGTGTCCCATGCAGGCTCAACTGTGTGATGGGAAAGGTCGATGTCCAACCCGCAAATTTCACAGGTTGCCCTGCCGTACTTCGTGTGGTCCTCCATCTCATTGACCGGAACGCCGTTGATAACGTGAAAGCCGGCATCTGTCCAGTTCGAGCAGACAGAACAAACTTTGAAGTGTCTGGAGTTGCCGGACTCACGCCAAACATCTTCGGATACGTGCTCAAGCCGTCCGCTCTTCCGGTATCCGCATCCATCCGCACAATACCAGTAACCGACCGGCTTCAGGACGTTGCAGTTGGGCTCGGCACCAAAGTATTTGATGTCGTGCTTCTTATAATCCACACGCCCGTTCTCATGTGCTCGTCCGTTCCACGTCCCTGTTCCGGTGTGCGTATCACAGATGAGGAAATGTCCCTCGTCGTCATAGCTGCTATGCAGTACACAGGCGGAACTATCCTGCCCGCCGCCACCTCCAGCAACTGTTAGGTCAATCACTGTTGCCCCTTCTGGTGCGGCATACGCCGTTACTGCCGAACTCGTCACGAGCATAGCAGCCAGTATGAAGGTCGCCAAAATTCGGCGACATACTGTTCCTTTTGTTTTCAAGAAAGCTCTCCTCCTTCTCTTTTTTTTGACTTTTGTAGTGCATCCACTTTGACACTACCACAATTCGTTATTTTGTCAATCGTTTACCGATGAGCAAAATACTGCACGCAGAGCTCCAAAAAAGCGTGCAATGATTGCACATTTTCCTGACGCGCAGGCAGGGCGTGCTTCAAGTAGGGGAGGGGGCGTCCGGCAGGGGTTCCGGAACCACCCCCATTCTCAACGCCGAATGCCATTACTTGCCGGCATCGCTTTTTGCCGCAGTTACCTTGCCACGTGCCTTGGCGCGTTCCCATTCCTCGCGGGTATAGAGGCCGAACGCGATATCCGTTCCGGCGGGGTAGCAAACCTCCACGGCTTCCACTGTATCTCCGCCCTCATTCAAAATCTCCGTCACGAATTCTTCGGGGGTGAAAACAACATAGAGAATATCTCCGTTTTTGGTGAAGAGGTCAGGCATAAACAAATCGCGCTCATCGCAAATCTCACTCAGCATGGTGAACAGACCCTTGTTTTTCGTGTACGTATCGGGGAAGACAGCTACGCCGTCTGCATCTTCGTCATATATGCTGACCGGCGTGCCATCGTCGTCATCGCGTAAAATGACCCGCTTCTCTCCGTTCTCCCCGCGTTCCACACATAGCGTGCAGGGGATGGCGATGAATTCGTCGGTATCGGTGAGCTCCTCGGTCAGCGCGTCTTCGGTATCGTCTTCTTCTGCACTCTGACATTCGTCCTCCTCAGTTTCCGTATCTTCAGTGTCGGACTTAAATACATCGTCGAAGAAAACGTTCAGAAAAGAGTCGAGGTCGTGGAAAATCCCGTCGCCCTCCTCACAGTAGGTATCCGCCACGGGTACGCCGCCGATATGCTCATAGCCAAGGATGCCACGACTATCCAAGTCGTTGATATCGGCCATGTAAACGATGTGGTAGTAGTCATCCTCTTTCGCGCCGGACTTACTCGCTTCCTGAAGCAGCACGCCGACGGGGATACAGAGCCAGCGATAAAAGCGGTCCAGCCCGTAGATGACCAGTGCATCGTCCACCTCATACACAATGGCGTCCTTGTCCTCCTTGTAAACATGACCTGACACAATGCGGTAGGGGACGTAGTTACCGAGGTTCAGGGGCATGGCGGGGTCCAGAGACTCTCGCGTGATAATATTGTCAGCGACATCCATGATAGAAAAGAACTGCCGGCGTCTATCCTTCGCCTTCTGCGGCAACTCGAACGTAACCACGTTGCCGACCTGCTTCTTCTGCCGAGGTCCATCCGCGTCCGGCAGGTGGAACTCTATGCGGCGTTCACCTTCCTCGGTTCCGTCGTCCTCCACCCACAGATACATCTGCGCGGAAAACGCTCCATTCAGCGTTAGCGGTCTCGCACACTGCGTATTGATGATGTTATCGTCTCCGGACACATCCGGCAGAACAACGCGCTTGATGTCTTTATCCTTCAGTCCTTTTCTTGTCATGTTTCTTCACCATTTCCTCTCTGGGTCTGATATATCGCCGTCACTTGGCCACCCTTAATGTGATTTGCTCACAAGTACATTTTCAAAAATACGTCGTAACGCAGAATGAGCTGTGTGCTATCCTGCCACTTTACACGACCTTCAAGCTCTAAATACTCATCGCCATCCTCCGGCGTGAAGAACGCAGGGCAAATATCTCTCATATGAATTGCCTCACTGATGTAACCCGACACGTCTTTTGACTCTTGCTCGTTCTGCGTTTCGATGATAACGATGCGGTTTGTGCCTTTTTCCCTGAAGCAGTAGAGCGTGCGGCCATTCGAGAGCTGCTCTTCTATGTAACAATGGGGATTTGCGAAAATGAATTCCTCCTGCACACGCCACCGCCTCCTGTGTTGTATTTGTTTTCTCTTTTACTCGGACTCTCTACGTTCCATGATGGCGTCCGCAGCAAAGCGCGAGTAGTTTTTGTATGAGCTGAGGCTCACAATATCCACATCGGGATGCTCTGCCAGCCAGCGGTTGATGGCCTCCGACAGCTCGTGAGCGCAGCTTGCAGAAAAGTGCTGCACGAATCGTTTACTGGCCATTGTTATCCTCCTCTGCGTCCTTGCTCTTCACAGAGCGCTTACTCTTACTGCGCGGGGCGTCCTGCTCCGCCGCATCATGCTCGTCCGGCTTCCCGTCAGGAGCTTCGCCGCCGGTGGAGGGTGCCGCAGAATTCGCATCCTCGCAGGCACTCTTCTCGTCCGGCGCATCCGTGCTTCCATTGGTTGCATCCTTCACGACGATTTCGATGTGCGACACGCCCATTCTCTTGCCGCAGCTATCATATCCTTCGCCGCTGAAATCAGGAGTCCAGCGTTCAGGGACATAGTCTGCGCTCTCCTTCAGTGCCAGAATCAATTTGCCAACGCAGAACACCGCGCCAGCCACCAGTGCAATCTTGAAAATCTTTTTCATTTGAAAGTCCTCCTCCATTTTTATGGTTCTATCAGAAATCGGCTGCGCCGAGTTCTTGCTGTTTTAGTGCTTCGAGTGTGTCCATGTCCTCATAGGCTCTCGGTATTTTCATCGAGCTGATGTTTTCACTGAACAACATCGTTTTGTTCCAACTCACAACCGCTTTGCGAATATCTCCCTCAATGATGAGATGACGCCTCGTAATTCTTGTTCTTGTCACTTTGCGGATTTCGTACACATGATATTCTTCTACACGACCCATTCCCGTATATTCGGCTCGTACCACACGGTCGTAGTAGATACGTCCATCACGCTCTTTCAACTCACTCCAGCGAAGCAGCCGGCTGTATTCCTCTTTCACAAGAGTGACGATGGGAAAGCCTGCAACGGAAATGAGCAGCAGCCATACGAAAAACTTTGGCGCGGGAATATGTAGGATGGTTGCCGCATCCAACGCCAAAGCCATGCCCGCCAGAGCGAAACAGATGGCGAAAGCATATTGGAAAGCGGTAAGGAAGATTGCCCATTGCTTGTCGAAAACTTCTCTTTCAAATTCGTAGTCCCGCATATCTCTTGTTCCCTCGTTCCGTAAGATTGTTTTTCCACGACTTGTGGAAATAGCGCGTGACGAGGATTATACAAACCCATCTTCGCAGTTGTCCCTGACCGTTCGCTGCATTGGCCACGCGGGAGGCGTCCATGTGTTGCGAGGGTTGCCCTCGTCGCGAGCCCATCTATCTCCGCGCCTGAATGAAATTACTTCACGGGAGGTACGATAGAACTCTTGGAGTTTCCGTTATCTGTGGGTGTCGCAGAGGACAGCCGGTACAGTGCGAGGTCTCCGTGGGTGTATTCCCTCACGATTTCACCATCGTGCAGCAACAGTACGGACCCAGATACAATTCCACTACCGTATGTTTTGCCGATACGCATAAATGCCATGGTGTCCTCAAAGGTGTCCTCGTTCCTCGTTACTAAGACAAGATGCGCTTTTTCGCTGGAGGGAGTAAACATGGTGAAACGAAGAAAGTCCCCGTTCTCAATTCTGACTTTTCCCCGGCAGTAAATAAAGTTCCACGTCTCATGGCGGTCAGTGGGGTTGACGATGCTCAAATCTGCGCCGCCTTCGGGATGCGTAAGGTAGTAGGGGAAAGACGGGTTGCGCTTTTTGATGGTCTCAGGGACCACTTCCATAATTGAGAATTTCCTACACAAAGCACTTACGAATTCTGCGTTGACTGTTCTCTGCTGCTGTTCGTTCAAAAATTCTCTTACCTTTGTCGTGCGTTCAACATAGCCCCAGTAATCAATGTCCTCGCCCAGCTTCTTAATGTGGTACTCCCACTCAGCTTTGGGGTGTACTTTGTTTACACGAAGAAATCGTGACAGCGCGGACGGGTCAGCTCCAAGTCTTCTGGCCACTTCAGCCTGCGACACCAAAGGGTGTTCCTCCATATACAGGCGAATTACATCTCTCGCCACCTCGCTATCCAGCGTTGCAGCCTTTTCCTTACTCATCTCTTCCATCTCCTTACTTCGTAATGGCAGCCAACTGCCATCTTCCCGCTTCGCGGTCTTTCCTTGTTCAGAATCCACGCCGACGAGTTTTTGTTTGCCCTGCTGCACGCTTCCATCTATCCGCTTATTGCAAAACCAAGTATCTGCACTCGTCAAACAGTTGGTCATAGTACGCAGTCTGCCATTGATGACAGATAATTCCAATTTTCATATCCGGTTTTCGGCTTTGATAAATTTTCATTTCCTGTACCACGCGGATGTCCAAATCCGCTCCGTACGCATACCAGCGGTCTTCCTCGTCAATGAGAGGGAACACAGAGTTTTTATTTCGAAAAAGCCCTGCGCTTTCCACAGCGGATTCAATCACTTCGTTGCGCTTCGCATCCAAATCATCATGCGCGATTCTCTTCAACTGTACGAGTCCAATATGGTTCGTCGGGACAATCCACAGATGGTCCATTTGTCTTCCGAGTTTTCCAGCTCCGTCTGTCCCTCGCACTCTTTGTACGTCAAAGAATAAGTCCTTGAATTCTTTTACATTCGGGATGAGGATGATTCCGTTTGCTCCACGGAGCGAGGAGCCGAGAGTGCCGCAGACAGAATTCATTGTCTGTAGTTCTCTGTGTACGCGGTCATCGCGCCACGTCATTCCCTCATTCATTGGAACATATACCAGTGCGCGGGTATGAGCACCGAGAAGAATCCCAGTATATCTATCTGACATCACATCAGAGGGAACATCGTCGTCCTCATCCGCAAAAAACTTTTTCACCGCCACGCTATCCAAATACTGCGCTTCGCCAACACATTCCTCTCCCCAATTATTTCTTAGATACCCATACCACGTGTTCTTCTCGATGTCTTTTCCCTCAACTGGTACGGGAGCAACGGGACCAACAACTTCATTCATCATTACAGTTGCCAGTGCCATCTTCATCAGCCGATTTCTTCTTTCCGGCTTTATGACCGCGCCTCCTGTCAGCGGAAAGCGAGTAGCACACTCAACCTCAAAGTCGGATAGCCAAGGATAAAACTCAAGATAGTCGGTCAAAAGTTTTTCCACACCCTTCTTCGTGATAACATAATATTTTCGTATCAGCTTGCGCCCGCGCTTTTTAACTGTAAATGTTCTCATTCGTACAAGACCTTCTTCTTCAAACTTACTGAGAACACGACTCACATTTGCACTGGATGAACTCAAACAATTCAGTGCGCTCCTTGGAGTTGACAGTCCGAGTGAAACATCATATAGAATTTTCGCCCGAAATATAGGCTGAGACATTTTGTTGTCACCTCCTGCTGTTTTTTCCTTGGAACAGGACGAGCGTAAATAACGCGCCCAGCTTCGCTGTTGCCATCTACCCGCGCTTCGCACGGAATATAAATGTTTTACTCATCATCGGCGGAATCTCATCTGCTTTCTCTTTCACCGTCCGTCAAACCCATTCGCCAAAGACATTTTTTCGGGCGTTGGTTTTAACTCCATCGCAAAATGATAGTCAACATTCCCGACCAGAAGAAAGACGGTGGAGTGGTTCTGCGATGAACTACAAGTGGCTCTTCATTTGCCCGCTGCGAGGATTTGATTTTCCTGTGGAATATCGGAGAGTTAATCAAGAAGTTCTTAACTGACCAAAGAGCCCGACTTTTTATGTCTAAGGAAGAGGGGCAGGGTCTCACGTTTTTTCTGAGCCGGAGGCATCGTTATCCACTCTTTTTCTTTCTCATTCTTTTTTTGCCTTTTGCATTTTCTTCTCGTGCTTTTTTCGACAGTTTTTTCTTGTCGTCCCTGCCCAAATTCGTTTTCAGTTCAACGGTTCAGACATTGGTTTGGCGCGTCCTCCTATCGAGCCTCTTACCGGAACGGAGAGAGTAGATGCCTTTTTGCGTTTTTTCTACTCAGACCTATTTTTCAGTCCGACCGAGAAGGCATTAGTTTGGTGCGTCCTCCTATTGTGGTGCTTACCAGAACGAATGCCCCGCTCCGTCATTTATACGCTCAAGTGTACCGTTTCTGTGTGACAATTTCCGGTGTGCTGTTTTTATGCTTTTTGGGAATAGAAACTTTCCGTGGTAATCTTTGGCGGGTAAAGTTTCTCCTGTTCCAACCCCGCACAACCCTTGTGTTTTCAACACTTTTTCGTCTATGCGGACGAACAACTTTACCTACTCCGTTTTAGAGGGGGTGTTTTTGTATGTGCAGAGCCTCTTTCGGAATGGGGAAAGTATCTCTGCTTCGCTCAGGTAGTGTTTCCGCTCAGGCACTACCGCGATGTAGGTTCCTTCGGGCAGTTCGTCCGCCGGTACGATGGTCGTTGCGTAGACGAAATCGGTGGACAAGCCCTTGTCTCCGCCATGCGTAAACATACAAATCGAGTCAGTTACTGACTTACAATCATGGTTGTCACTGTCGCAAATATTGCTCTCTTTATCGTTGTAGACGAAGAGATAATTGACCGTTTTTTTGCTCAAAAGCGGGAGCTGTTCCGCAATGGCTGTGAGTGTGTCGCGGACGGCAAATTTAAGGAATTCCGTATAGATAAATGCGGGGCTTCCATACCGCAAACGCGAACTTCTTTTGACCCAAATTGAAGGAATCATAGGGGTCTTCACATAGATGGAACCGCCATAAGTAAACGCATAAAACTCACCGTTTTCTGCATGAATCTCGTCGTAGTTTTTTGCCGCATCCTTGTTTCCGGGATAGATGCTGCCGAGCGCGTTTGAGGTCAGATAGAAGTAGCTTAGTGCCGCGAAAGCTGTGTAAATTCTTCTGCAATAAGACGCTCGAACTTCGCTGAAATTGCTTTGAATAAGGTCTTGCAAAACCTCATCTTCTGCCCAGCGACTGTAGCGGTGTTCCTCTAAATCCTCGATGTGTCCGAGCGCATTTTCACAGATTCCTTGCAGTGATTTCAGTTTCACACAGGCTTCCCGCAGGTCATTTTTGAAGTCCTCGATGTCATAAATTGCGTCACACATAAGCTGCTCCTTACGCGCTCACAGTGTCACGAAGAGAGGTGTAATGCGGCACGTGTTCGCTGTCATAAATACAGTAGGTGTCGAAGCCGTATTCCTTCAAATGGAATTCTTCTGCCTCTTTCGGACTGCGGATAATTGCAACGTGGTTGATTTCGTCTGCAGCCCCATCGACGAAGCTGATGTTGCGCTCCCTCATAGCGAGCTGCGCGTCCACGCGCCCTTTCACGTAGGTAACATCGAATGCTTTTCCCTCATTCGTGATGAAGAAAAACTGCGCGGGATATGTTGCCACTGACACTTCTCGGATGTTGTCACTGCCAATAGCAACGAGGACCCAAAAAGCGTAGAGCCTGCGCTTCAAGGCATCCTTGCTTTCGCCGTATGCACCCCTCCAATACAAGGTGTCGGACAGCTCATCGTAGTAGATAAGACTCTCCCTTGCGAGCTTCTTGACGTAAAAACGGACGTTATCTTCCGTATCCTTGTCGCCGAAAAAGCGCACCGCCTGCTCCTGTGTCATTGCTCCACAGATATTGAAAATCAGCGAAAGATTGTCGTAGAGATGAATGTACTTCATGTCGTTATTTCCTTTCTCAGAGAGGTGTAGGGGAGGGTCAAACCCTCGACCTATCCCTGTCTCTGTGAATTTTTCTCTTGGATGCGAAGCAGGTCCTGCTCGTCTGTGCTGAGGAGGTCATGCTCCGTTTCCGAGGCCACAATATGAATTGCCACATGGTTGGCATTCGCCATCAGAAGCCCATCGCCGCGCTCGAAACGCTTGACCTGTTTACACTCGCTTTCGGTGAGGTGCATGGTCTCCCGTGCCAGTTCGATTTCCTCCGGTTCGACCTTCATCAAAACCTTGAACTTCGCGGTGTTGGTGATTTCTTTTCCGTAATCGGAGGCGAAGAAGTCGTTTGAGTTCTGCGACAATGCGATAAAGATTGCGTTCATGCCACGCGCTGTACGGAAGCCTTCAACAACAAATTCTGCCGCCTGTTGTGATGCTGTGCGTCCCAGCAGACGCCACGCCTCATCCAGCATAACTGCCTTGCGTTCCGTGCGGTCTTCCTTTACTCGGTCCATAACAAAATCGAAGGCGATGAACATTCCGAGAGGCAGCATTTCCTTCGTCAAGTTGGACACGTCGATAACGATAAACTTGTTCGTCAGCTCCACATTCGTGGGCTGGTTGAAGGACGATGCGGAACCAATGACAAAGCGGCTCAGGCAGTCGCGCAGACGCTTCGCTGCCGGTGCGCCAAGCTCTTCGTAGAGGTCGCCCAGCACGGGCATCTTACGGTAGTGTCCGGGGTGCTGCGGGTCCCAAAGTGAGTCATTATCGGTGGTAATTCCGAAGTGCTTGTAGGTGCGGATGAGTGCCTCGTCCAGCAGGTGCCGTTCCTCATGCGTGATATCCTGAAGGATGATGGAAACGAAGGCGTGGAGCGTCTGGATTTTCTTCGACAGGGTGGAGGTCTGAGACCGATGCTGCCCGCGAATTTGGTCCTCCGACTCCGTGTTTCTCATGCGGATTTCCATGATGTTGATATTCTGAGGGGAACCCGGCTCGATGCGGATAAACTGTCCTCCGATAGCATCACAGGCTCGCTCAAATTCATAGCCCTTGTACGGGGCGATGGTGAAGGTCTGCGTGTTTTGGTAGCGCAGGCGGAGAGCCATCGTCATTGCGGCAAAGGTCTTACCTGCGCCTGAGGTCCCGACCCAAACCATGTTTCCATTCACATAGATGTTTCTGTCGAAGGGATTGATAAAGACCAAAGAGCGGTTGCTGGAGTTCTCTCCCAGCATGATACCGCCCTTGTCGTAAAGCTCGAAAGAGCAGAAGGGATAGCCGGCTGCAAGGTCAGAGGCGAGGACATTTCTGCGGGTCTTTTTATACAGGTCATCCGGCAGCTTACAGACCGGCAGGGTCGCAAGCAGGCCGTCAATCTGATGGAACTTATACTGCTTAATGACCATGTCATTTTGGACACAGAGTGCTCGGATTTCCTTCCATTTCCACTGGAGTTCCTTCTCATCTGCCGCCGTAATCGTCAGCAGAGTAGACAGCCAACAGAAATCATCTCCGCTTGCAAGTCCCTGCTTGAGATAACGACCTGCGTTGCTGGCTTCTGCCATTCCTTCGTATCCAATATCCGTATCTCTTGCAGCATAAAGTCGTCCGTCATTGACACGGAGGAAGTTCTGCAGATAGCGGGACATCGCCTCCGTATTTTCCTTCTTGATGAAGATATCAAGGTCAACGCCGGCGAAGAGATTGATGAGTAACTGCATCCAGCCGCTATACGCTCTTGTGGGATATGCCTCAGATGGAAGGTAGCAGAACATATAGTAAAGACCGTCAATTCTGATACAAGTAGGGGAAATGCCGGGGTCGATATATTCGGGGGCGATAAGGTCGTTGACGGGGATAACAAGAGAGTCTTCACCCGTGTCAGATGTGTCGCTAAAGTAGGTATCTGCGTAATTGGCAAGCACGTCCGTTTTTCTCTTTTGGAGTACCGTCGTCTCGCTTTTGCTGCGGGCAAAAATGAGATAGAGCACAGATTGCACCCACTCATCGGAGTCGTTGCTTATCAGCGTGTTTCCACAAGCAGAAAGACTTCTTGCGATGTTATCCGCCTGCTGCATGAGGGACCAGCGAATCTGGTCGAAAGACGGATTTTTCTTTGCGCCGGCATCCGGCTCGTAGGAAAAGATAACGAAGAAACGGCGGGCGATACCCTGTGTCGCTCCTGCCATTTCGATAAGCTGAACCTGCTCATACTGGAGCTGCCGGCACTTTGCGTTGGTCTCCTTTCGCTGGTCGCTTTCCAATTTCCGCAGATATTCCTCCACGTCTGCCCGCTTGGAGACGATTTTGATTTGGGTGTTGTTCGGGAAGTTTTTCAATGCAGCGCCATAGCTGTCAGTGACACTTTCTTGGTCCGAGGCGGAGAGCAGCGAAAAGTTGATAGAGGAGAATTCAAGGATTTTTACATAGCGTCCATCACGGGTGATGACGATACCGCCCTTCACATCGGACACAGGTGAAAACGCCTGCGTACTGACAATCTGTGCGAGCTTTTTAGCCATTCTGGTTCTCCTCCTTCTTTATAGCGTTGGGGTTCTTTTTCTTCTTCCGCCGCCGCTTCTTCTTTGCGGGAGCGGTGGACGGCACGCCTTGCCCACCAGCCTCGCCCTGTGCGCTCCCGTGCGTCTCCGAGGGGGAGGAGCACACGTCGTCGAAAGTCACGCCAGACGCGCTCTGAGGGGATTCTGTGGGGGGTTCTTCGTCTTCGTATTCATCCTCGTCGGCGGGTGAGACCCAGTCAAAGGATACATCTATGCCGTGGTCATTGTGGCCTTCTTCAGAGGAATCTTCTTTCTTCTCAAAAATGATATTGCCCTCCAATACGACAAGGGGCATATTCTCATTTTTTACTTCCATACCGGCGTCTTCCTCCTCGTCCGCCCAACCAATGTCCGCATATTCGGAAGAATCGTCATCGTTATTTCCGCCGTCAATGGAGCCGACAATGATGCCTTCGTGAGAGTCCTGCTTATACATATCGTCGAGATACTCTTTATCGGCGAAGGTGAAGTTTACGCCCTCTTCATAAACTGTGGTCGGCTTGCTCATCAGCTTACGCTTCATGCTTTCCGTCACATCATCAATGGTCTTGCGGTTTGCTTCGCGCTCAATGAAGATGTCTCCTTGTGCGCGAGTTGTGGCCCGTGCGTTTGCGTTGTAAAGCATGACTTTGCGGCTGCCAAGCCACTTGAAAAAGCCGGTTATTGCAACGGTGATAGGCTCGCCGCCTATGCCGATAGTTCCGAGGAGAAACGGACCCATGCAAACGAGGAGGGTCACTGTAATACGGAGTGGCATATCGGGAAGATTGCCAAAGGGTTTCAATGTAATGAGAAATGTGAGAGCAGCGAGGGCAAGTCCCTCAACAAAGAAGCGCATCTTAAAAAGTCCCCGAAGTGCTCTACTCTCGCCTTGATAATTAACGGGGATATAGTAAATTGTTCTACGTTCACTCATAATTTTTACAACGGGGGTATGCGCTGTTTCTTGCTACGACGCATACCCCCGCACAGCTCCTTTCCGTAATTTCAGTTGGTGCATTTACGGTTGATGCACAGGCCGAGATTACGTCTTACATGAGACCCTTACACAGCGCAAAGGCGAAGCCGTTCTCGTGATAGCCGATAATCTGTACCAGCAGCGTGTCGCCCGGAACCATCCGCTTACGAATCAGCGTAGGGCTGAAGCGGGTGATAACAATGGGCAGATTGAAGCTGTCACTGTAGGCGTAAATGGTCGCCTTGGACTTATCGGTCTTGTTGGGGAAAATGCGGGTCAACGTGGCGATGGTCGTTGTCCCCGGCTCGGTGGGCGGGCCGAAATCAATGATGTTTTGCAGTTCCGCATAGGCGCCGCTCAGGTGGAGGTCATGCAGCCCGTCTTCGCGCTTAATGACCTTCATAACCTTCACATCCAGCTTGTCGCCGACGCTGTAGTAGGGGCGTCCTGTCAGCCGGTCCGTATCATCCATCGTCCGCATATAGCGGTTGGAAACATCACGCTTGTTCATCCGCACATCAACGCCACCAAGGTTGACCAGTACGCCCTGCTGACTGACAGAGAGGATGGTCGCCGAAGTAACCATGTTCTCCACGATGTAGGGCGGCTCACTATCGAAAGTGCGGTGGTCCTGTTTTGCAAGGGCCTGACGGCGTGAAGCAATGACACCATAGGTGACATTTCCGTTGTCATCCTTCCGCGTATCAAGGTCGGTAATGACGAAGGAGATGGGCGCACCCATGTGCTTTGCCAGCATCTGCTCCTGTCTCCGCTCCAGCGTTCCCTTACCGCCGTCGTCGGGCTTGATGGGGTCTTCGCGGTAGAACTCATTAAACGGGATGAGGGCCTGAAAGTCCGTGTTCTCGCAGCTTGCAACGGCGAAAACAACAGAGTCACCGTTACGCAGTGCGCGGCTCTGTGTGGCAATTACCACTCCGTTCAGAGCGCGGCCCAGCTTGTAGGCGGCGTTCACGGACATCCAATCCGTCATCTTCTTTGCGCGAATTTCCTGTTCCCGCTCGCGCTCTGCGCTGCGCTGACGGGCATCACGCAATGCAGCGGCGCGACTGCCGGTGCCCGTGATGACTTCGTCGATTTTTGCGTCGGAGCTGGTTCTGCGGTGGGACTTGCGGTTTGCGGAATAAATCGCCTTGGACTTGGTATTTTCCACCTTCTCATTGACGGCAGCCGCATCTTCAGGCTTTTTCTTCGTAGCCATTTTTCTGTTCTCCTTTCATCAGAATTCAGAGGGAGATACCGCTCCAAAACATTCTTTTTTTCTGTTGTGAAGGGTATCTACCTGCCTCTAAATTCTATACTACTATATTTGTTGATATTGTCAATTAGCTGAGGCGAACAAGATTTCCATAGGTGAAGTATCTATGGAAGCCTTATAGTTCTCAGTTTTTTGAGGGAGGCATAACAGTCGATTTTTTCTTGCTGTTGTCCTTTCCCTTGGAAAGAGCTTCCAGAGACGGGTTTCCATTCTGCTGGAAAGGTTTCTCCGGCGGCATTTGCTTCTTTTGCTGCTGCTGATGAGCTGGCTGCTCAGGGGTCTTTTTTTCTTGTGCTGATTTTCCGCCATCCTGATATCCGGCAAAACCAACGCTCTTATTGTTGGAGGCTTTTTCCTTCTGAGAGCTGCGTCCTGTGCTCTGCTGCAAGACCTTTTCCCGCGAGTTATCGCGTGGCGCATTTCCCAGCTTAATCTCGCTTCTTGGCGCACCCTGCTCATAGGCACGCGCTGCGCCGTCCTTTGCCTTTTCGAGTCTTTTCTCCCTCTGCGTTATGCGGTGTTCTTCGCGAGGGGACAGGTTCGGTTCTTGTGACTTGCGCGGCTTTTGCTGGTTTCGCTCAGGCGTGAGCGGCTCGTTTTCTTTTGCTGCGGGCTTCGGTTCCTCGGTCGGGAGATGCTCCGGTCCGATGGACTCGCAGACCTCTGAGGAGGGAGGGGCGACCTCCCACTCAATGACATCCACTGCGGGTTCTGGCGGAGAAACGAACTCGCCGTCCAGCTCAATGCCGGCATCCGCTGCCTGATGTTCCCACGACGCATAACCGCTTCCATGTGGGACGCGCTCATCGGGCCACCAGTCCTGTTCCTCATAGCTCATGGACCGCCGCTGCCGCTTGATGCGGCGAGAACGTTCATCGGATTTTGACTTTTTTCCCGTCTTATCCTTGAACTGCTCCAAGCGATACTTGAGCTCTTCAAAGAGAAAACCTGCCTTTGTACGGATAAGTGCCCATGCCTCAGCAATCTTTTTGCCGGTGCTATTTTCGTTCTCCTCATCGTCAAAGTCGCTCCACGCAGAACCGAATTTTCCTGAGTAAGAACGGTCAATATCCTTGAAGGGGTGCTCCCGCTCATAGGCGGCAAGCTGCATTTTTTCTTCAATGCGTTCCCGTTTGCGCTGTTCTGTTTCCTCAATAGGTGTCTTGTCGCGGATGTACCATTTCGCCATGTACTTAGCGTCCGGATGGAGCTTATGAGGGTGCTTGAGGGCGTGAACGGGGTTATGTCCTCGGAAAATAATGATACACTCGTCGCGGCCAACCTTGAACAGTTCGTCATAGCTCATAAGTGAGCGGCGACCTTCACCGGAAGACCATCTGTTCATTGCTGACATGATTTTCGATGCGCTCTCGTGCTGTTGCGTTTCGACCTGCACCGTTGTGTCGCCGATACGCTTTGAAATCATGTCTGCTGTCTGCGAATCGTTGATACCGAGGGAGAGGAATGTATCGCAGTTGGCCATGATTGTTTCCCAACGGTCTCCGTAGTTCTGATAAAGCTGCCCCACATTCTGCCATATCATAGCCACGGCCATATCACGCTTTCGGATGGTAGCCAGCTTTCTATCAAAGTCGGGAATGATACCGATGGATGCACACTCGTCCATAAGGAAATTGACGGGCACAGGCAGCTTGCCATCGTCCTGACTATCTGCGAAGTCCACCAGATTGATGAACAGCATGGAAAAGAACAGGGCGACGACAAACTTGAACGTATCGTGACTATCAGGAAACTGACAGAAATACGCGCAGGGTCTCTGACCCGGCAGCGTGAGGTCAATGTCGTCTGTTGTCAGGAGTCGGCATACCTGCTCACTTTGCAGAAGATTCAAGCCGATAGTGAGGTTCGTAACGAGGTTGCCCCACAGGTTTGCAGAGGCCGATTTTGCCGCCTGATAGGGGCGCAGACAGGCCTTTTCGTCGGCGGGAATCTTATTGTCGTCGAACATCGCATCAAGGAATTCCGCAGCATCGTCGTGCATGAGGTAGTTGTATACGGTGCTTATGTTTTTATCTTCTTCCGGCACATCCTTACAGATAAGACAGCGAAGAATAAGAGCGGTCAGCAGAGATTTAGGTCCGTCCTTGTAGATACTCTGCGTTTTTGCATCCATGATGTTTGAGATTACGATGTGAGAAAACATCTGAGCCGTCGTTTCAATCATTTTCCCGCTGCGGACAGATTTCAAGCAATCCCATCCATCAGAAAGGCTCAAATCCTTGAGGTTAAGAATGCGAACACAATATCCGGCATTCATAAATGATGTCGCCATGTCGCGGGTAAGTCCACCATCAGGGTCCGTGACGATGATAGACTCTTTTCGGCGTATAGACTGGAGGCAATAGTCCTTTGCAAACGTGTAGGTTTTACCGGAGCCCGACGCGCCGACGCACATGATGTGGTGGTTCGTTCTGGAATCGTCGTGCCGTAAATTGATAAGATATTTCCCCGCAGGGTCCAGCATTCCGAGAATCGTTCCGAAGGATTTCTGTGGCGACTGAATAACGGCCATATCCTCATATTCTTCCGGCTCCTCAAAGTGTGAGTCACCGTATACCTGCCGCTCCGTGGAATTGCTGAACTTACGTCCCAGCGGGTCTGCGCCATCGTCTTTTCCCCAAACATTCAGGAAAACGAACGCGGTAACAATAGCAAAGACCAGAAAGATTACAAGGAAGATGCCGAAAGGGAAGCCCTTTTCTGCCATGCTTTTAATGATGCCAACAGGGGAGAAGGAGGCGCCGTTTTTACTGTAAAGCGTGTTCAAAAAACCGGCAAAGTACAGGGAAACAATAGCTTCTCCAATTCCGATACGAAGGAGCCATTTTTTAAGTTCCTTCTTTTTCTTGAATTTCACTTTTAGCTCATCTCCTTACCCCTTGTTCTCGTAGCGAGGCCAGTACACATCTCGCGCAAGTTTTGCCCTTTGGATGGCCTTGCCCGGTGAGGATTTCACGCTGTCAAAGTAGTATGCGAATGTAGAAGCCGCATTGTATGCACCGTTTCTGTCGTTCGATACACTTCGGATACCGTTCCAGATATGTGAGTTGTTTGTCTGGAGGTCATAGGCGAGATACTTGATTTGCGCTGTGGCTGTATCAAAAGCAAAGCCGTTTTCCATACACCACGAGTTAAAAGCATCCAGTCGGCTGCCGGACCACTGGAACAGTCCGTATGCGCCTGTTTCGTGGTTTTCCTTTGTGGCATCTCCACCGGACTCCTCAACCATGCTTGCCAATACGCCACACAAACCGGCGTCACTCAAGCCCAGTGTGCCCTTGATGTATGTCGTGAGGTCGCTTCCATCCTCCATAGAAGAGAGAGGATAATTCACGTGGTAAATCAGCGCGTTTGCCGCAGGGCCATAGCTGTTAAGTCGGTTTATGTCGTAGCGGACCTTTGCGACGCCCTCGCCCGGAACCTGTCCCCAACCCGTAGTGTTGCCTTCTACGGTTGTGATGCTTTCACTATCAACCGCGACCACCAAGCCAACATGGGTCGAACCACTTGCTGTTCCGTTTCTCGAATAGAGCATAATGTCTCCCGGAACAGGGGTGTACGCTGTTCCCCCAAAGGGTGTTGTTGTCTTGATACGAAAACTCTTGTACCCCATGTCAGCCATTCCGCGCCCTAAGACTCCGGTGTTGGCTGTGTGGGGAAATACATCTGAGCACCCCGCCTGATAAGCACACCACATAATGAAAATAACGCACCAGTCAGCCCGTTCATCTCTTCCGTAAAACCATCTGTTGTATTTGACGCGGTTCGACTTGGGAGGCTGCTCTACGGAATCTGTTCGGCCTACTTCTCCAAGTGCGACCGCGACAATTCCCTGTCCACCCGAACCGTAAACCATTGTGCCGCTGTTTATACTGTCGAGGGGAATGTTGTGTTTTTCCAAAAACGCTATCGTTTTTTCCTTGTTTCCTTCAAGAATGATTTTGTTGTCTTTGTCGAACTCCGGCTCGCTCATCAGGAAGTCATCTGTACCCTTGAAGCAGTCTGCAAGGTATTCCCTCTGTCCACCGATTTGGCGCTTATACTCCTTCCCGTTGTCGGTCCAGTTCTTCGCCAACATCTTGTCCTTGTCCCAACCATAGGCGTTGATATACTCATCAAGTAATTCTGCATTGTCTGCTGTATAGCAATTCTTGATAAGCTCGTCAGCAAATGCCGTGGCAACTGTTCCGGCAATGATAGACAGCGTGAGCATGAAACACGTCAGAGATTTCAAAAGTGTCTTCTTCATGTTTTTCCTCCTTTCCTACCAGAAATTACCAGAAGATGTTACCCATGGCAGACTCGCCGCTTGTCTTTCCATCTCCCTCCAAGTCTCCACCCCAGAACCCAATAATGTTACTCAGTTCTGTGATGTTCCTTACGCGGATTTGGATAGGCACGGTAACTTTTGCAGTAATGATTTCCTCTGTGATGGCTTCGCCGGTTTCTTCATCGTGCCCTACAACAATGGTATCCTTTCCGTACTCTGCGGGAATGGTGGAGAAGTCGGGTGTGTCGATAACCAGCATAAGGTCAATAAGCGCACAGCTATAGTCTTTGAGGGCGGTTGTGACTTTGCCTTCATTGTTTCTCTCAAAAGATGCCTGTTCCGTCAGGTACTGAGGGACAAATGTCCCTTGCCATGCCTTGAGCCGCCCCTTGATGCCGCTCTTGCCGAGGTCGAAGGTGATATCATCCGTGTTGGCACTGTCGTAGAAGCCCAACCACCGCATAAAGCCGGAGACCTTGAGAGGCTCATTGTCCCCCGTCTTCGTAGTGGAATAAACACTCAGAAGCTGGAGGGCGTTATAGTATGACATTGGCTCTACCTGCAGGGCGACGGTCGTACCGTCCCAGCGGTCATAGGTGCCTGCGTAGGCCGAGGAGAAATACTGGTCGATTGCTCCGTTCATGCCCCTAATCAATTCCTCCAACTGCTCGGCTCTTACTTTGATTTTGTTGCTGCAGGCGAGGATGCAGTTGAGTGAGGTGTCCCTGAGGTCCTCTTGGTTCTCCATAACACCGACTTCCTGCTGCCCATCATTCGAGATTACATCTGAGCTGTCTGCTTGTGATGTAATAGACGTCCAAATACCACTCGCAGCTTCTTTCAGCGCAGCGCGGAGAGGTCCAAGGGTTACGTAGTAAACAAATGAATTCCACTGAATGTCTCCACCGCCTGCGTAGATATACTCCTCCTCGCGCTCTTGCACGGCGGCAAAAAATGAGGATGTTGCTTCATAAATAGAGGCAGGAAAAGCGTAGGTCAAGATGAGGATGACAGCCAGCATCGCTACGATAAGCCTGCCTGCTGTGCGGAAGAGTTCCGGCGCAGCTTTTGCGCCCTCCACAACGGCTCCCGCAGCATTTCCGCTGGCGGCATTGGCGGCGATTTTACTGACGGCCTTTGCGCTCTTTACCGCGTCTGAGGCTACCTGAGTGGTTTCGCGGCCAACCTCTCCGAGATTAGATTCGCCGTTTTTTGTTGCCATATAAATCACGCTCCTTCCACTTTAGTGTTAAGACAAACGACCCGCGAAGCGAGGCTTTCTTGGCCTGCACCTCGCGGGTCAGATTTAGAGGTTGTTACTTATCCCGTTCGGGGTCCCATTTCTTTTTCTGGCGGTCTCGCTTTTCTTGCTGTGTCTCGCCAAGGATGGGTTCTTCCTCTACGGTGACTCTGTCATTGGACGGACCTTCAGAGGTAGTGCCGCTGGTACTATTGCTGGAGGGTTCATCGAAATCGCCAGCATCATCGTCGTCCACAAGAGGTCCGTAGGTGGCAATATTTTCAGGAGAGTCCTGAATGGATACGCTGTGGTCATCGCGCTCAATGCGAGAAACGGTCTCTTTGCTGACCTCACGCACATCGTCTGCGGAAACCTCACGGGCGAAGAAGCGTGCGCCGTCGTCGGTCTGAATTTCCTGCATAGCTGCACGCTGGTTATCGTCTGCGTGGAAGTATCCGGTTTCGTCCATGACCTCGTATCCGCGTTCAACACCACCGGCATCGGTATGCACCGCATAGATGTGGCGTGCGCCGCTGTCATCGCCGTCAGTAACTGCTGTGACGTGGCTGAACTTGCCGTCCTCATGTCCGAGAGCAGGCCCGAAGGCTTTCTGCATCAGCTCGCCACCAACCTCATCGTTACCGGCAAGGTTGTAGTTAGGGTGTGCCAGAATGCCAGCCGCCATGGAGGGAGAGCTCTCGCGTGCCGTTTCGCGCATGGCGTCTGTCGCATCGCGGTAGACTGCCTGCATCGCGTGGTTTGCCTGCTGTGCGCCCTGCGTAACAGGCAGGCTGTAGTTCTTCGCCATAAAGTCCTTTACGGAAGCATCGGGTCCGGTAACAGAAGCCATAGGCGTCTTGAGGGAGCCGGTCATGTTCCGAGGATTATCGCCGTTCGGAGTGTTGTAGCTCAGGCCGGCACGCATAGCAGTATCATTCAGACCAGCAGTGCCCTCAGGCGTGACGTTGAAGCGTCCGGAGCCCTCGTTACGCAGGTTCTGCTGCGCGAAAGCAGCGGGTGCGCGGTGAGCCTCCTGCGCCATTTTCTGGAACGCGGGGGTAAACCGTTCGTTCTGGTCTTTGGGCGCCGGATACCGCTGTGTGCGGTCGCGAGTTGCGTTTCTCACGCCGGCAGCGTTCTGCGTGGCCTTGCGTTCCGCCTGTTCACGCTGCTGCGCCGCGCTTCTGATTTCCTGATTTCGTGCAGCGGCACTGGTAGTGAATCCGGCGGCAGCGGCCTTCATAGAGTCGGACATAGTTGCGCCGCCTTTTCGGGCGCGATTGAACTGGGAGACAGCACCACTGATGCCGCCCCACTTGCCTTCCTTGCCGTAGTTCTCGCCAAGGATGGCCTTGGAGTTGTTGCCCTTACCACCGTTCCACGCGGTAGACGCGGATTTCGCAATTCCGGCAATGGCAGCACCGGTGCCGATGGCCTCATCCAGCAGATTGCCGCCGGTGGTAACGACGTTCAAACCAAGCTGGGCAAGGTATGTATCCAGCCGCTGTGCAATGTGGCAAGCTGCAAGCACAAGGAAGCATTGAGATATTGAAGTCATCCCCTTGAATCCGGAAAGAATGAGCTTCAGAGACCAAACAGACAGACACATCAAGATAAGCTGGCCAATAAACATACTGAACCATCTTTTGAAGATGTGGATTGTTTGGTCAGATGCAATCGTTGCGTATGCGAGAGGGGCAAAGGCATAAACGGTAATGCCCAACATCAAATACCGTTCAAACATTTCCACGTAGAGTTTGAACAAGGCCACTGTAATTGCTACAGTAAGAATAAAAATGGCGGCTGTTTTTACGAGACCGATGACTTCAGGAAAGATTCCAGTGTCGAGAACTTTATCCCATTCAATTTGAGAGCCCTCAAGCTCAAGACCCCAGAATGCCTCGTAAGGGTTCTTTATAAAGTCAACCAACATCATGGCGATGTAGTTGCCGAAATAAATCATACAGATAGAGACGCCTGTCATCACCAGTACGCGGACAGGGCTTGTTCTCGATTCGCCTGCGGATAGGAATACGCTGTAGATGGAAAAGGCCGCAATAATAATGGCAAAAGCCAGCGCCATTGACTGAAAAACACTATAACCCGTTGCCAAGAACGGAATTTTTTTTGTCATCTCCGCCATACTCAAAGGCATCAATTCTTTCCCCCACCATGAAATAACGGCGTCGAGGAGTCTTGCCAAAATGTTGTTGAGTGTCGCAAGGATAAGTTCAATCATACTTCAGCCCACCTCCTTTATTGTCCCGGATTTTTGGGGTCCCATGCGAGAGAACGAAACAAATCGTTGAAAAGAGTTGCAACCAGCGGCAACATACAGAACGCTGCATATGCAACCACAACAATCAGCACGGCTCGTTTGGATGCGATGTAGATACGGGTGTTTTGCGGGTCATGTGATAAAACGCGCAGGGCTGCAAAGCAGATAGACAGGGTTGCAACTGGTGTTACTGTTTTGAACAAGACGTCGTAAATAGGTCCGAACGAGTTTGCGATTCCACTGTAATCTGGACCGTCAGCATACGCTGGCGTAACAAGCAGAAAAAACAGAAAACACAGAAGAACACTGACAACAACTGCGCGAATTGACTTGTCCTGTTGAACAGGAAAGTTATTCTCGTGCATAAGAATTCCTCCTTGTTGAAGTTGAAAAAGAAAAGCGAGGACACCGATTGGGGTGCCCTCGCTTTTGTCACGCTCTCCTTGCGCCGGTGGTGCGCTTCAGCGGGGAGCGCCTCATGTTGAGTTTTACAGCAGGAATTATCCGAAGACACTTCCTGTATTGCTGCTGGAGAACCAGCCGCCGACCTGCTCGATAATCAGGGGTGCCAGCCAAATAACAGCGACAACGATGACAATGAGGAAGACCTTCTTCTTCATCGCCTCGATGTCTCTTGCATCACCAATCAGAGCCTTCAGTGCAGTTGCGCTGAGGACGATGGCGGCAATGGGGGCAACGATTGCGGTAATGATGGTATAGATGGCCTTGGTGCCGGTCTTAACGCCGGTCACGATAGCATCGGAGGGGTCAGCAAAAGCCGTCACAGTCATCAGAACCACCATCAGTGCTACAATGAACACACAGGTCGCAATACGCACCCACTTCTTGTTACCTGTTTCTGCCGGCAGAGTCAGATACTTTTCCATGTACGTACACGCTCCTTTCAAAAAGAGAGGGAATCTCTAAGCATCATGCCTTTGGTAGACATTGGCGAAGAGGGGAAAACAACGACCACCGTTCTTCATTTTCCCTACTCTAATTCGATACTACCAAATTCAAGAATATTGTCAATCACTTGAATCTGACAAATTTTCCGTGATGCTTATACCAGCACTCTCTGTAAAGCAAAAGTGCTTGTATAAGCCTCACGGTGCGGGGAAAGCAGGGGAGGGGAGCTTACGCTCCCTTCTCCGCCTGCGTGCCCATCTTGGCTTTTCTCTTTCTCTCGCCCAAAAGATGGTCGTCAATCCCCTTTTCGGCATCGTCCCAGTATGCTTTCTTCGCTTTCCCGTTAGGGAGGATGCTAACGCTGTGCCGAATGCCTTTTTTGTGCAAAGCCAGAGCCATTGCCCCAATTCGCTTAAAGACATTCTGCTCAGGAGGAAGTCCCAGCCCATGCTGCTCACAAAGAGCCGCCAATTCCTGTTCCTTCTCCGCTGCATATTCAGCATCCCAACAAAGCATCTCCATGCGGATGCCGTGTTTTTGTGCTAACTGCTTGAGCGCACTGCACGCCATAATAACGCCCGGATTTGTGAGCTTATCCATGTCCAGTGCGTTTATTACGCGGGTAATGCCGCGCTCTTTGAGTGAGGGAAACACAACCTCATCAAGCATCTTGGTGTTTGTAACTCCTTGAATGGCAATGAACGCCGCGTTCTTGTCCTCCAGAAGTGCCAGCGCGACATCTGCCTTTAGCGGTCCTTCCGTCAGGTAGACGGTGGTGCCCTTTGTCAGCGGTGCATTCCCAAGGGGGAAGTGTGCCCTGCTGATGCCTGTCGTAACGCCACAAGGAAGTCTGTTTGCGGATACAGTCAGGTAACGGGGGTTCGTGTCCCCGTCACGCCGAACCTGAATGCCAACAACCTGTCCACCACTGTTTCTGGTAGGAATAAGCATCCCTTCAGGGAGGTTCAGTATCCAAGTGTTCTGCACCTTGTAGAACCCCGGTACGCCTTGCAGCTCGCATCCTCGCTTCAAAAGGGCAGATGCGATAACCATTCCGGCAATTACGGAAGCGGATGTCTTCTGCTTCATGCGGCTATAGGAGAACAACTCTCCCTTGATTGCATTGAACCGCTTGCTGGCGTTCTTTGCGCTTACCGCCATCTGCTCAGACACTTTTACCGTAAAACTGGCATATCCATTTCTCTGGATATCTGCATCGGTCAAGCCGCGCTTCTTCAAATTGGCGCGGTGCTCCTTCGTCAGTTTCAGCCACGGAAGAGACAGCAACGTGCTATACGTCCTGTCCAGCACGCTGCTGGGTGCTACGGGAATTTCCTTGTGCTGATACCTCTGCTTCTCAGTTTCCGTCGGAACACTTCCGTTGACACAGCGAGCCGTCATCTCTTTGATGAGTTCATGCGTCTTCTCGTCGTTCAGCGACTCTACCGAGATGCCTTGCGTCGCTCTTGCATAGAGACTCAATGGAGTCCCCTTCGCGCCGCAGTGAAAGCACTTATACCCGCCCTTCTCAATGTTGCATCCGAGCCGGAACTTAGTGTCTCCACAAAAGGGACAGCAGAAGTTCCGCCAGTTTCCGCCGCTCTTTTTCTCTTCACGGAAACCGAGGGCTCGTGCAACGTCAAGGGACGTAATGCGGACGTCGTTCGAGAAGCCCATTGTTCTTTGCTCCTTTCTTTTTTAAGTGTGGGCGGAAAAGTGTGCAATGGTTGCACACTTTTCGCACCCAACAGCAGAGGTTTAGGGAATCATCTGCAGTTTCCGTGCGCTATCCTCCAAGACCAGCTTGGCGGCAACAATCAGGTTGGGATTGTTGACAGACTTGCACTTCTCGGCATACCACTTGACCGTGTCGATGTCCAGCTCGCCCATCGTCTTACCCTTCATTCTCCCAGAGGGGATAACGAACGCCTTTGCCTGCTCCAGCGTCATCCCTGCTACACCGATAGGCTGCTGCACCGGAGCCTGCTGCTGACGAGCAGCCATAGGCGGCTGCTGGGGGTATGTCATGGCGGGCTGCTGCGGCGCAGACTGAGGCATCTGCATCTGCTGCTGTCCGAAGGGGAAGGACGAAGCAGGCGGAGCCTGAGTGGGAGTCGGATTGGGCGCGGGTGCAGAGTTTCCGGCATACGGCATCGGGTTGACGGGGGGCATCACAGGATTCTGGACGACCTGCCCGTTGTTCACGACCATCTGCGGATACTGGAACGGAATTCCGCCATCACAGGGATAGTTGTTTCCGTCCTCCGCAGGATTGCCACCCTCCATCGTGGGAGGCGTGCCGAAGCCAGCATTGGCAAGGGCGCGACCCTTTGCGCGGGTAGCTGCGGTCTGAATGGCGTTGTTGATGGACTCGTAATCGCCGGCGGTAATGGCACAGCCGGCGGAAGAGCGTCCTACCATCGTCCCATTGATGAAAACGGATGCGGTAGCCTGCATCAGTGCCAGCTCAGGGATGTACTTTACATCACCGTCATCCACAAAACCGGTGAAACCCTTTTCGGCGCAGTACGTGGCAAACCAGATAAGCCGATGCGGGACCTGCAGATAAGCGGAGTGCTTATCGTTGTCATAGGTGACGTCGATAAGGTCCTGCATGGGGTCATAGCTGCATTTCCGAGCATTGATAAAAACCTCGTTGTTGTTCATGTTCTTTTCTCCTTTCTCTTGTAAGCGGCATCAGCAACGGTTCTCGTTCTTCTGCCGGCGGTAATCCTCGCGTGCCTGTTCGCGCTGAACAAGGCCGTTGGAAACAAGGGACACGCCGGTTGCGATTTCCCAGACCTCAACAAACCGCGTCACACGGCGGCAACAGCGGAACATATCGTCATCGGAAATCTGAATGAAGCACTCCTGCTTATTCCGCATGGAGCCGGCATCATAGGCCGTAGTGCCGTTACCTTGTCCACTGGGTCGGGCCTCGAAATTGGTGATTTTCAGCGTCCACGGAAGACGCCGCTTCTCACCCTTCACATATCCCTGCCGCGTGATAGTCAGCAGAGACACAGGTACAAACCCATCGCGGGTACGCGCTCTGGTGTTGACACGGGTCTGCGTGTGCTGGAAGTCCCTCGTAAAAGGAACGGGGGACAGTTCAGCGGCCTGCTGGTTGTTCGCAGTACAGGATTCCATGGAAACACGAGCCTGACCGAAGGAACCGGCCAGCTCTCCGTAATACGGAGGCGACATCGGTGCGATACGCCCATTGACAGTAGAGCCGAAAGCGTTTTCCAGCTTCTGCACCAGTGCGTAGAATGCGCCGAACACGGCGCCCTGCTCACGGAACCGACCGGACAGCCTTGCCCATATCCCATCTTTCGGAGAAATACCGTACTGCCCCATATTGGCCAGTGCGACATCTGCCAAAACGGGAAAGAGGTCTGGGCTTGCATTTGCTGAAACGCTCACGCTTTTGCCGTTTCCGGTTCCGCCGCTGTAATCGCAGATGACGACCTTGATGCCGGAACGAGCGGCGTGCTTTGCGCCACCAGCTCCATGCAGCATGGCGTAGTCAACCGCATTGGCGGGAACCAGCGCATTGCGGAAATCCAAAATGCGCTTACTGGCGTCCGCACGAACAATGATGTCGTTCGGCCCTTGCCGCTGTGCCGGAGCCGCCATCGGATACTGCTGTTGCTGCGCCGGGTACGCGGGCTGGGGCGGAGCCTGCTGGTACATCTGCTGCTGCTGCGGATACTGCTGGGGCTGCTGAGGATAGTAGCCATTGTTCATAGGTTTTTCTCCTTTCGCGTGCTGCCGTAATGGACTTACGCACTTTTCAAAAATTTAGCATGGGACTTTATATCCAAAAAGAGACCGCTATCAAAAAAGATAACAGTCTCTTGAATACAGGTTATGTGTCTTGAAATTGGAGCTTATGCTCCGTTGTAACAATATCTTCGTAATTATACTTCTATACTACCACGTTTTGTTCCAATGTCAACAGCTTCAACGTCGAAAAAATTGTGCGGGCTCCGGAAGACTTCTGCTCTTACGTTTTTTCAGGCACGGGAGCGTGGCTCCCGCAGCGTGGAGGGGGAGCGTTCCGGTCGAACGGAAGCCCCTGCTTTTCATCCCCTGCCTGAGAGAATAATCCTTGTGCGGGAATGCTGAAACACGCGAAAAGGAAGTGCTTTTATTTTAGATAATGTAAATATATATAGAGGGGGACGGCTTTTGAAAATCGCGCAAACCGTTGTGCCGCAAGGCTTACGGCGTTTCTGAAAAACTTTTAACATGAGTGAATTTTTCACAGTCTTAAATCGTTTCGCCGTATGTTAAAAAATAACCCGGCTTTCTCCCCTCTGGCTGTCTTCTTTTATCCTGCGTTGCTGCGTCACACCAATGTGAAATTGAACAACACATTTTTCTTTTATCATGCACAGAATTGACAAAATCAAGAAACATTGTATATATTGACTTGACATTATTTTATAATCGTGTTAGTATACGACTGTGATTACGAAACGGGGAGGACTGGATGCATGGCTAATGATAAATTGGACTATGTAGAAACAGGTGAAAGGCAATCCGTTGACTGTTCGCCAGCCCACGTGGAAGCGCCGGTTTATTATGCGTGGACGCAGATAAACGCGGAGAAGAGCGCGGAACTCTCCGCGTTGGCACGGAACTCTCCCAGTGCGTTTGTTACGTATCTGGCGTTGAGGGCGAATGCCGGCGGAGAAAACGCCTGCATCTGTTCGGCGAGGGTCCTCGCTGACTGCCTGAGCCTGACAACGAGGACGATTTACAGTTGCATTGCCGAGCTGCGTAACGGAGGCTGGCTCATTACACTCCGCTCCGGTTATGGGACGATTTATGTCCTGAACGGTGATGTGACATGGCACTCTTGGGGCAACGGGAAATACTACTGTCAGCTTAAAGCAAATGTTGTTATTTCCCTCGACGAGCAATCAAAGGAAATGCAGGCGGCGGTGTTGCAGGAATTCTTCCAAGGTGGGAAGCCTGAAGAAGTGGTTGTCAGCAACCGTGCTCACTGCCCGTTTATGCGGTTCATCCAGATGAACGACAATTATATCGGGAATCTGTGTGGACTGACGATGGAGTGCCCAACAGCATCTGCTGTTTTGTTGTATCTTGTGGAGCATATGGACAAGCATAATTCTATTACGTGTTCCTATTCCGAGATAGAAGAAAACACGGGTATCTGCTACCGGATGTTGTGCGAGGGCATGAGCGTGCTCAAGAGGTATGGGTACGTCGTAACGCTGAAAAGAGGAGGCCGAGGCGGTGCTGGTACATATGCAGTCAACCATCGCATCTTCTGGAGCGGGACATACTCGGCGCTGAAACGAAGTGCATTTCCGCCGAGCATAGGAATATCTGGGCCCCGTGTCGATGTCATGTTCGGGGGGCTCCCTCTGAAGAAACAAAAAATCCCTTCTGCCGTTTGGAAAAATCAGGTGTTGAAACAGGCAGCAAGAGAACAGACTCAAAAGACCTCTTGAGGAGTGAGGAGTGATGAAAATGTGTGAAAAAACGGAAGCTGTGTACTCCCTCAACAACTACTATCTTGAACAAATCGCTGCGCTGACGCTCCAGTCGAAAGGGGCGATGGCAGTTGTAATGCATCTCGCCAGACAAATGAACGAGGAGAACATTGTCTACTGTCATCGTGATGAGCTTTGTGACGCGACGGGTGGAAAGCTCCGCAGTGTTACTGCGTGGATTACGTCCTTGCAGAAGTACGGGTTTATCTATGTGGTGCGGAAGGATAAGGACGGATGGGAATTTGCTGTAAACCCTGCATTGATTGTGAAGGGCACACCCGACAAAAATCGCGCCTATCCGATGTGGCCGAAGGATTTGTTCATCACCGGACCTGTAATGGATTCCCACGATAAGTGGGTGGAAAATAAAATGGCTCCAGAAAATCCTGTGGAGCCGGTTGTGGTTCAGTCCACTGCTGGAAACGTATAAAAGTTCACACAAAAAAAGAAAGGAGTGAAACTATGACGGTAGTTTTTGCGCGAGATGAACACACAGGCATACTTTGCGGTGTTGAGGATGGTGAACTCTTCCTCTGCAATTACCGTGAAGGTTACACGATGCCGGACACACCGGCAAACCGAAATCAGCTTATGCGTGATTTTTTCTATTACAAGCAGGTGGGCTTCTGGGGTTAAAGTGTGCAATGGTTGCACGATTTAAGGCAAGCCAAAAAAAGACGAAACAAAGTGTGCAATGGTTGCACACTTTGGGGTACAAACTGAAAAGTGAAAGGACAAGAAAATATGAAAAATACTAAGACTCTTAACCGTATTATCACTGCGGTTTTGCTTATCTGTGTGATGTTGAGCGGTGTGGGCGTTACGGCTTATGCCACATCCGATACCGACGTGGTCGTTGTAGAGGATGGAAATGTTGGAGCTGCGCCTGCAAAGGTTCCCTATGTCGTGTCCCATGAGTATTACTGCGATGGTGAACAGGAGTATGCCTCCTCGGAGACATACGCGGGTGATGCGGGGTCTGTCATTACCGCAGAGAGCTTGTTCAAGAAGGTATATGCGGGTGGGGCAGAGTATACTTTCTCTTCCGCATCTCAGGGCTCTCTTGTTTTAATCGAGGGGGAGGATAACGAAATTGTCCTGCGCTACGACCGGTCTTCTTCTGAAGGCGTAAGAACGAAGTATATTGTCACTCATCGCTATTATACCAACGGCGAGCTGTGGGGGAGTCGCAGTGAGGCAGTCAGCGCAAATGTTGGAGATACTGTCGCTGCTTCTGATATGAAGAAGTCCTTTACGTTCGGTGAGAACACATACACGTTCACCTCTGCAAGCTGTGACAGTTTCATTGTCTCTGGGGAAGGGAAAGATGAAATTGTGCTGCGTTATGACCGGAAGGAAGAGAATTTTGTTGCAAAGGTTCCCTATGTCATTCGGCACGAATACTACACCAATGGCAAGCTCGACTGTGTCATTCCTGTAGAAATGGATGGTGCCGACGGTGATGTGGTGGCGGCTGATGATGTCATTAAAATGCCCGTACAGAATCAGAAGACATATACCTTCACATCTGCAGCCCCTGCTTCTGTTGAGCTGGTGGTCGGCGGCGAAAATGCGATTGTCATGCGCTATGACCGCACAGCCGCGAGTGATTCTGTGGTTGAAACAGGCACCAAAAAAATTCAGTACCTTGTTCGGCATGAATACTACTGCGATGGTGTCTTAGAGTCCGAGGTTTCTGTAAAGCTGGACGGGGCTAAGGGAACCGTGATTAACGCAACCGACATTTATCAGATGCCCTTCTGCAACAAAAAGGTTTACACTTCGATGACCATGGAGCCGAAGTCCCGTGTGCTGGCGGTAGGGGAGGATAATACTATCACCGTACGCTACAGCAGAGAGAAAGGTAATGACTCTGGCCCTGAGTATGTCGTTGTGCAGGAGTATTACGACGGTGGAAAGATGGCGGGCAGCCGAAGAGATGTTGTAAATGCTGACATCAGCGTTATTGCTGAGTCTGTGTGCGCCTTTAAGTGCGCCGCATTTAACGCGGAAATGTATTCCTTTGATGCCGCTAATTCTAAGATTGCTGCGGTTGCCGATGGCGGGAAAAACAAGATTGTCTTGCGCTATAATCGCATCACTGGAGATATGAGTGTGAGCGGGGGCGACGCTAAAAAGGTTTCTTCTGTCGGCGACGCTACTCACCCCGTGTCTGCACTGAGCCCGGACGCAAAGCCTGAGGCGGATGTTTCTGAGGCGGCCTCCAGCGTTGCGCCGGTTTCTCCTCAGACTGGCTACCACACATCTCCGTGGGTCCTTGTACTTGCTGTGGCTGCTGTTCCGGTCATGTGTCTCTTGGTGGCCCTTGCTGCGAAGGCATCTTTCCGGCTTCGCTATTATGGGAAGGCGGGGAAGAAGTAAGAAAAAATGTGTGCAATCGTTGCACGCAATAAGAAATGAGTACGGACGGTATAGCCGGAATTAACGCCTGTGGAGATGCTTGGTCGTCGCGGAAGCAGGAAAACTCTGTTGGCTGGTTTGTTATGTGAGAGGTGGCGACCAGCACTTTTGGGACTGAATACCTGTGCTGGGTATATACCACCCAGAAATAACAGGGTTGTATACCAAGTACCTCAGCGATGTTTCTAAAGAGAGGGGTATATACCACCCAGAAATAACAGGGTTGTGTACCAAAACCCTTGCTCTCAAGTTTTGAATAAATGGTATATACCACCCAGAAATAACAGGGTTGTATACCCAATCGAGCATTGTGTTGGTGTATAAGCGCATGAAACAACAGGGTTTAACAGTCCATATGTATAATTATCAGGAAAAGAAAGGACGGATGAATAATGAGAATCGTAGCAGTTTGCAACCAAAAGGGAGGAGTGGGCAAAACCACAACAGCAGTAAACTTGGGCGCGGCTCTGGCTCGGCTGGGACAGAAGGTGCTGCTGGCAGACATTGACCCGCAGCGAAACCTATCTGATACGCTGGGTTTTGTTCAGGACAATACGCCCACAACGACAAATGAGCTTATCTATTTCACGGCATACAATATGCCCATTGACCTGCGGGCTTTTATCCGGCGCAACGAGACGGAGCAGGTTGATTTCATTCCCGCCTCTCCTGCGCTTTCCTCTGCTCCCACTATCTTGGCGAATGTGGCAGACGGGAACCGCGTGCTGGCAAATGCTCTTGCTGCGGTAGCTGACCAATGTGATTACGATGTCTGCATCATCGACTGCAAGGGGAGTCTTGACCTGCTGACCTCCAATGCGCTGACTGCTGCGGACAGCATCATCATTCCTGTTGAGGCAGAGGAGTACGCAGTCAACGGTTTGGCGGACCTTCTGAGCACTATCGGCAGCATTCAAAGCTCGCTTAACCCGAAGCTGACTATCGACGGTGTTCTTATCAACCGTGCGGATACGCGCAGGAATAACGTCAAGACAACGCGGGACGACTTGGCGGAAGCGTTGGGAGGAGATGTCGTTCTGGAAACGATGATTCCCTATCTCAAGGAGGTATCTGATGCGCCTACCGAGCATCGCACCTGTGTTGCCAAGAAGGGAAGCCGTGTTGGTGAACTTTATATGAACGTTGCGAAGGAGGTAATTGCGAAATGGCAAACTCGCTGAAAGACAAGCTGGCTGCAAATGCGGCCATTAAGGGGAACGGATTGGATGCTTTGCTCGGCAAGAACCCGATGGATGCCATGCGGGTAGATGACCGTCGTGTGCAGGACATCGCACTGAGCAAGCTGCACCCTTTTAATGGACACACTTTCCGCGTGGTGAAGAACAGTGACTATGACTCCATGGTGGATAGCGTTCGGAACAGTGGGGTCTCTGTCCCTCTCATTGTTCGCCCTCATCCTGCTTTGGCTGGTGACTTTGAAATCATCGCTGGGCATCGTAGGTTCAGTGCAGCGAGTGATGTTGGGCTGAAGGAAGTTCCGTGCCTCGTTACGAACATTGACAACATGACTGCCAGCAAAATCATGGTGGAAACCAATATCCAGCGCCCTGAGTGGCTGCCGTCTGAAAAGGCAAAGTCCTTTAAGCTGTGGACGGACACCGTGAGGCAGGAACAGAATATTAAGGCGGGACGCCGCAGTACGGAGGAAAATGATGCCTCTGTGCAGGGCCGTACCAGTGCTGTGGCGTGTAAGAGGTTCGGTATCTCTGCGCGTATGCTGGATATGTATATCAAGCTGAACGATTGCACCGAAGATGTTTTGTCTCTCTGTGATGCGGGACGAATGACTGTGACGGCTGCCTACCAGCTCTCGTTCCTGTCCGTCGAGCAGCAGAATGAGGTGGCGGGGCAGATGGCTTCCGAGCCTGAGCGCACGCTGAACGAGGATGCCGCCAAAAGCATCCGCTACGCCTATGAGGGACGACCTTTGGAGACTTCCGCAGAAGCTGACGAAGGAGCGCGTCAGGCACCGGCTCCCGTGCCTGAGGAGATTCGTGACTTTGAACTGTCTGTCGGTGGATACCCCGAAGGATGTGAGCCCTCCGGCGGTGTGTCGCACGATGCCTCGACGGACACGGATACCGCTGTGGGGGATGCAGCTATCTCCGCCATGACTGCCTCTGAGGAAAGTAACGACACCGTTGGCGTTGGTGTGGGAGGAGAAGCCAAGCCGTCCATTGCGAAGCCGCAAGAGCGGCTCTCATGGACGACTATCGACGGAAAAGCCAAAACATCGCCCAGAGAGGGTATTCGCGTTACCTTCGTGTTTGATGAAACAGAAGTCTTTGGCGGCGATGATGATGAGATTCGTCAGCGTATCAACGAAGTCATCCGCTCCGGAAATAAGGAGTTGCTGACCGCGTTGGCTGACACGCTGCATGATGCACTCCTCGCATAAGAACCCATACTTCATTCCAAATAAAGAAAAGTGTGCAACGATTGCACACTTTTCTTTTTTTTGGTTTGCATGGAAGAAAACTGAGATACCCGTTGTGAGTAGCGAAAATTTGTCCTCTCAAGGTAATTGACAATATTCTTAATTGTTGTAGTGTAGAAGTAAAGGTGTTCGCTATGCTTTTCTCTGTTTTTTCTAAGGCGTTATAGATGGCTGTTTGAGACGGCGTAGCGAAAAAAATCTGCGAGAGGAGTTGGAAGAATGAGTACAAATCGTTGCAAAAAGGTTCGCAGCATTATTGCAATGCTGTTGGCGGTTGTAATGATGACCGGTATGCTCCCTACGTCTGCATTTGCTGCGGGGGAGGAGATTACTGGTGCGGACGGCATCGGCAATGAGATAATTGCTGATGACGGTATGGTGGAAAGGGGTGATGGTGAATCGGCAGAAGATACAGTATCTATCGGAGGGCCTGACGAAAAAGGCGAAGGAAACACGGAAGATGCTGTCGGAAGTGGCGAGGAATCCTCTCAAGATGGCAACGACGGTACAGCGGATGATAGTAAGTCTCCCGATGAGGTGAAGGACAATAGTTCTCCAGACTCGGAATCCTCATTGGAAGTATCTATTCCTGATGGAGAGAGTTTTGATGAAGAAGAAGGTCTTTCGGACCCCTATGCCGGTGAAGATACTCCCGTGAGCGTTACGCCTTTGTATGGCTCACCGCAAAACTCTTCTGGTCCGAGGAGGGCTCCCGCTCGTGCATCAGGAACCATTACGACCGGCCTCGATATGGGTTATAACAGGAAGTGGATGGCTGAGTTTGCCCCCTATTCCAGTGCTGTTGAGAAATTCTTCAATGGCCAGCCGGCGTACTGCATTGAACCCCACAAGGGTGCCCCCGGCGCGGGAACTTCCGTTGACGCCAGCGCGTATTGGGGAGACCAGCGGGTTCGTCTTGCTTTGGCTTATGGCTGGGGTGGCGCAGATGACTCGACGTTGCTCTGGTATGCTGGCAACGGCACCTATGCGTGGTGTGCTACGCAGGAGGTTATCTGGGAAATTGTTGGCGGCTACAGTGACCTGAGTGACCTGTTTGTGGGTCCCGGTCATGCTTATGACCCTGAAGTTGCTGTGCCCATCAAGGCGGCACACGATTATATCTGGGACATGATTAACCAGCAGACCGTTATACCGAGTTTTGCCGTGCGGAGTCCGCGTGATACGAGAAACGACTTCGAACTGGCTTGGGATGGTACTTCTTGGTCTCTGACAAGAACCGACACCAACAGAGTCCTGAGAAATTTTGGACGCTTCAAATTTTCTCTGTCTGGTGTAAGCACATCCCGGAGCGGGAATAATCTAACAATTACAGCCACGCCGGAAGCCGCTAAGAGTATGTTGAACGGCATTGTATCGTACCCCATCGAGGGCAATGTGATTGACCCCGATAGCGTCAACGCTTACCTTCTCGTAGCGGGTGGCAGCAAGCAGAATTGTGTTGCCCTTAACGGTACGCCTGACCCCGTTACTTGTTATGTGCGGGCGAAGGTGACGCAAACAACCGGCAATCTAAACATCACTAAGACATCAGAAAACGGGAAAAACATTTCTGGCGTCAGCTTTACTGTAACCGGACCAAACGGATATAACCGGCTCTTTAAGACAAATGCATCCGGCAAAATTAGCATTACAGACCTGCAGCCCGGAGCTTATACGATTACAGAAACTTCACCGTTAGGATACTATGCTGTGAATCGGGTTCAGACTGCGACAGTTACGATTGGAGGCACGGCAAGTGTCTCCTTCCAGAACAAGGTGTCTCGGTGTACCGTGCAGGTAACGAAGACATCGGAAGACGGAGTTCTGCAAGGGTTCATCTTTACACTGAAGGGAACGTCTTACGCGGGAGATGCTGTGAATCTGTCTGCGACCACAGATGCGAACGGCAAGGCTACGTTCTCCAATGTCCCCTTGGGTTCTAACTATGTTCTTGCCGAGGTAAATACACCCAGAAGATATGTAGCCCCTGCCAGCCAGACGTTTACGCTTTCGACGCCTAATACGTCTGTAACCAAAACATTCGAAAATAAATTGGCTCGCGGCAACGTGACTGTCACAAAGACCTCCGAAGATGGAAAAGTAAGCGGAGTTCAGTTTAATCTGAAGGGCACATCTTTGTCTGGCCAGACAGTAAACCTTACTGAAACAACCAACGCCAGCGGCGTGGCCACGTTCTCCAATGTGCTTGTCGGTACATATGCGCTGACGGAAGTAAATACAGGTAGGCAGTACGCCCCCGTGTCCGCGCAGAATGTCACGGTGCAGTATAACTCGACTGCGCGGGCGAATGTCAGCAACAAGTTGGCGCGTGGTTCGGTTCAAGTTACGAAGTCTTCTGAGGACGGGAAAGTTGCCAATGTAAAGTTCCGCTTGCAGGGAACATCCATTGATGGCACCGCTGTTGACCTGTATGCTGCGACCAATGCCTCCGGTGTTGCAACATTCTCGAACGTCCTCATTGGAAGCTACACAGTATCGGAAGTCAACGTGCCGGCCTATTATCAGGTCGTGAATCCCGTCAATGTTACAGTGACCATCAATCGTAAGTCCTCTGTATCTGTCCAGAATAGGCTCAAGGTAGGTGCCGTTCAGGTGACGAAGACCTCCGAGGACGGCGTTGTGAACAATCTTTCATTTACGCTGACAGGTACTTCTGACGCGGGGACGACCGTCAGCATGACGGCAAAGACGGACGCTCAGGGCGTTGCGACCTTCTCCAATGTGCCCATTGGGACAAGGTACACAGTACAGGAGTCCAGCACCCCTACCCGTTACGTTGTTCCGGATGTGCAGGATGGCGTTACCGTGAGGGTCAACGACACTACGAAGCTGTCCTTCCACAATGACCTTGCGCGTGGAAGTCTTCGCGTTACCAAGACGTCTGAAGACGGATTCGTGTCCGGCGTGAAGTTCCATCTGGAAGGCACCTCTACATCTGGAGCTGCGGTGTCTCTGGATGCGACTACCAATGCAGCGGGCATTGCTGAGTTCAAGAATGTGCTGGTGGGCAGCAGCTACGTTCTGACGGAGGTTGATACGGCTGCCCGCTATGTTGTCCCTGCGGTGCAGAACGGTATTACAATCACTGTGGGGAAAACCACGGAGGCTTCGGTTTACAACAAGCTGGCTCGCGGAACGGTTACTGTTACGAAGACTGCTGAGGACGGGCTGGTTTCCGGCATCAAGTTCCGATTGACCGGCACGGCAGGTAATGGTGACGCGGTGGATATGACCGCTACCACCAACGCCAAAGGCGTGGCAACCTTCTCTGACGTCCTGATTGGCGAGAACTATTCCGTTCAGGAAGTTGGCACCGCCGAAAAGTATATCACACCGGATGTCGTTTCTGGCATAAATGTAACGCTGAATAGAACTACGAACGCCAATGTGCATAATAAGTTGGCTCGCGGTACAGTGAGTGTGACCAAGACCTCTGAAGACGGTATCGTTGAGGGCATCAAGTTCCACCTGACAGGTACTTCTGCACAGGGTCAGCGCGTAGACATGATGGCTGTGACGAACGCTTCCGGCATTGCAACCTTCGATAATGTTCTTGTGGGTTACAACTACACGCTGGAGGAAGTTGACACCGCTGCACGGTATGTCATTCCTGCAGTAAAGGGCGGCATCAATGTAAAGCTGGATAAGACCACAACTGTTTCTGTTCATAATGTGCTGAAGAAGTGGTCTGTGACCGTTACAAAGCGCGATATCGAGACGACGACAGCGCAGGGCAACGCCACCTTGCAGGGAGCCGTTTATGGTCTGTATAATGGCGATGAACTGGTGAAACAGTACACCACTGATGCGAACGGAAAGTTTGCTACGGACGTCTATGTTTGCGGCGATAATTGGACCATCAAGGAAATTGTTCCGTCCGTCGGCTATCTGCTGGATGACAGTGTATATCAAGTAGGCGCTGAGGCGAAGAACTACGTCATCGAAATCAATGCAGCCCCCGATTTGGGCGTAACAGAAAAGGTCATCAAGGGCTACATTAAGATTTTCAAGCACTCGGATGTCGGTCCTACCGGCGTCGAGGAATCCCTCCCGACCGGAAAGGTCACACCCGAAGTTGGCGCTGAGTTCGATGTCTACCTGAAGGCGGCAGGAAGCTACGCTGCTGCGAAGACCACCGATAGAGACCACATTGTTGTGGACGAGGACGGGTATGCGACAACCAAGGCGCTGCCTTACGGCACATATGTTATCGAGCAGACAAAGCATTTTGAACACGCAGATATGCTTTCTGGCTTTGAGGTGACTATTTCCGAGAATGGGAAAACTTATTTCTATGTGCTTAATGACCGTCCTTATTATGCTTCTGTTCGAGTGGTAAAACAGGACGCAATGGACAATGTTCAAATCCCTTACAGCGGAGCTGAGTTCCAGATATACGACCCAGATGGAACTCTTGTGTCCCTCAAGGCTGGTGCTAAAAACATTGATACATTTAGGACGGATAATGACGGAAATTTGATAACCCCCGAAGAACTTCCTTTTGGTCGCGGCTATAAGCTGGTGGAAACCAAAGCTCCTCGTGGCTATCGCTTGAACTCCACTCCCGTTATATTCAATGTTGATTTTGAAAGTACAACCATGAATGACGGGGAAAAGGTCGTTGTCGTGAAGATGACAGATGTGCCTGTAACGCCTCAAATCAAGACTGTAGCTAAGGGCGAGGCGGGGGAGAAAACCATGGAACCCCTGACATCTGTGACAATTAAGGATACGGTGTCCTGTACCGATGTCATTCCCGGCAAAACCTATACGGTGAATGGTTATCTGGTTTTGAAGTCTACTGGCGAGCCTCTTCTGGATGGCGCCGGTCACAGGATAACTGCTACGAATACCTTTGTTGGCGGCAACAACTTTGAGGGGTCCACCGTGCTGTCCTTTACATTCGATGCTTCTCTTATTGCTGGAGATGCTGTAGTTGTATATGATACGCTGCATCGTGACGGCGTAGAGGTGGCAACCCACAAGAGCATTTCGGACGCAGACCAGACCGTATCCTTCTTCGCACCCGAAATTAAAACTTCCGCCGTCAACCCTGATGGAAATGTGAAGGTTGTTGACCCCTCCATCGGAGTATCTATCGTGGATACGGTGTCCTATAAGCATCTCACTCCCGGACATAAGTACGTTCTGAAGGGGCAGATGATGGATAGAGACACGCAGCAGCCGGCAAAGGACGATAACGGAATATACATTGTCGGAACGACAAACTTTACTCCGGCGACAACGGAAGGCTCGGTAGATGTGACCTTCACCTTCGATGCAACTGAGATTGCGGGTGTGCAGCTTGTCGCGTTCGAGAAACTCTACCATGTTGCCATCAGCAGCGATATCCCCGTTGCAACGCACGAGGACATTGAGGATGCGGAACAGACTGTAACAGTCGAGGCACCTGAGATTACCACTCATGCAACCAACGCCAAAGCCGGAACTAAATTCCTTGACCCGCAGTACATGGTGAAGGTCAGGGACTCTGTTGCGTATGAAAAGGTCGTTGAGGGGCACACTTATCTGTTGACCGGAAAGGTGTTTGATAAAACGACAGGCGAGTTTGTGAAGGATGCTGCCGGAAATGAAATTACCGGCACAACAAGATTTACGCCCACGGCGAAGGCCGGTACTGTGGATGTCGAGTTCGTTTTTGATGCTTCGGAACTGTATGGACATACGCTGGTCGTGTTTGAAAAACTGTCTTACAGGGGTGTTGTCTTAACCGTCCACGAAGATGAAGCAGATGCCGAGCAGACCGTGAATGTCTACAGCCCGAAGATTGGCACTACCGCTATTGATGGTGAGGGTACGGGTAAGTTTATTGACCCTGCGAAAAATGTTGTCATTAAGGATACGATTGCTTACGAACATCTTACCATAGGGCAGGAGTACACTATCATCGGTACAGTGATGAATAAGCGAACAGGTGAGGCTGTTGTTTCTGGTGGACGCACTGTAACGGTGACGAACACATTTACGCCGTCTGCGTCTAAGGGCAGCACCGAAATGGTCTTTACATTTGATGCTTCTGGTCTTGATGGAGATTCCCTTGTTGTGTACGAAGAGCTGTATTTCCGTGCATCTGACAGCACACCTTGTGCCATCCATAAGGATATCGGCGATGAAGGGCAGACAGTTGTCGTGAACACTCCTACAATTCACACGACCATCAATGAGAGCATCTCTCTGAATAACTATTTCGAGCCGCTGAATGAAATTACCATTACGGATACTGTGACCTATACAGACCTCGTACCCGGTCACAGGTACAAGGTGAAGGGCAATCTCGTTTCCAAAGACACCGGCGATGTTATCCGCGACGGTAATGGAAATTTGGTGTCCGGTGAGGCAGACTTCGTTCCGACGACCAAGGATGGAAATGTTGATGTGAAATTCACGCTAAACGCCTCTATCCTGTATGGTCAGAGTGTCATTGCCTTCGAGTCCCTGTATTACCACAACACAGTTATTGCCGAGCACAAAGACCTCGCTGACGAGAAACAGGAGGCTGTGTTCTTCGCTCCTGCGCTGAGTACAAAGGCTCTGAATAATGACGGCGATACAAACCTGATTGACCCTGCCAAGGGAACGCATATTGTGGACACTGTTTATTATCGCCACTTAACCCCTGACCATGAATATACCGTTGTAGGTAAGCTGATGGATAAAATGACAGGGCTTCCTTTGCTGGATGCGAAGGGTGACGAGATTACCGGCAAAACCGTATTCACGCCGCAGCGGGTCGCGGGGGCGGTCAACGTTGAGTTTACATTTGACGCCAGCAATATGGCAGGGAAGACGCTCGTTGTTTTTGAGTATCTGTACTTCAACGAGGGCGATGAAACTCCCGCAGGAACGCATACGGACATTTCCGACCTGAAACAGAGCCTGACCTTCAACACACCAGCTATTAAGACCAGTGCGAAGAATGTGGAAGATAACTCCAAGTTCTTTGACCCTAAGAGCGCTGTAAGACTGGTAGATACCGTGAGTTATGAGGGTCTGTGCAAGGGACATGAGTACACGGTAAATGGTGTCCTGATGGATAAAAAGACCGGTACGCCGGTTCTGAATACGGATGGCAACCCCGTTACCGGAACAACATCATTTACAGCTCGCAGCGCTGCCGGCAAGGTTAAGGTGGAGTTTGTTTTTGACGCTTCGCAGCTCTACGGAAAATCTCTGGTTGTGTTTGAGGAACTCGTGTTTAACGGAACGGTAATTGCGGAGCATAGGGACCTTGACGACAGAAGTCAGACCGTAACAATCAATGTTCCCAGCATCTCGACAAGGGCTGTGAATACGGATGGCAAGGGTAAGATGCTTGATGCGGCGAAGGAAACCTCTATAACAGACACCGTTTCCTATTCCCATGTAACTCCCGGTCACGAGTACACCTTAGTGGGGCGATTGATGAATGGAGGAACTGGTGAGGAAATTCCCGGCACTGCAACACGGGTGAAATTCACTCCGAAGCGTACGTCTGGTGATGTGGACGTGACTTTCGCATTGGATGCATCTCTCCTTGCTGGTAAAAATGTAGTTGTGTTTGAGGAACTGTTCTTTAACGAAACGGACGCTGCTCCTTGTGCGACACACAAAGACCTTCGTGACGAAGCTCAAACCGTTACGGTAATGGAGCCGAGCATCGGAACTACCATGAAGGCAAGTCCTGATAAGAACCAGTTCTTTGTTTCCTCTCTGTCTACGGTTTTGGTAGATACCGTTACTTATCACAACCTCATTCCCGGTCACACCTATGTCGCCGAGGGGCGCTTGATGGACAAAGCTACTGGACGTGTTCTTGTTGGCGGAAATGGCGAGATTTCAGGGAGAACAGTATTCGTTCCCAAGTCCATGGACGGGTCTGTGGATGTCTATTTCACATTCGACTCTTCTGAGCTGTTCGGTAAAACGGTCGTAGCCTTTGAAACCGTTTCCTACGGCGGTCACATTATTGCCAAGCATGAGGACATTAACGATGTTGACCAGTCGGCAACATTCTATAATCCTGAGCTGACCAATACGACCGCCGTGAACGGTGAGGGCGGCAGTAAGTACATTGATGCAGCCAGAAATGTGGTTATCAAGGATACTGTAAAGTATGCACATCTACCGATAAAACACGATTTCAAGTTGCGTGGAACACTTGTTTTCCAGTCCTCCGGAGAACCCGTTTTGCTAAACGATAAACCTATTGTGGTTGAAAAATCCTTCACAGCGAAGAAAGCGGAAGGCTCTATCGACATGGAATTCGTCTTCGATGCATCTGGGCTGCAGGGAAAGAAAATTGTTGTTTTCGAAGAGTTGTTTTACGAAAATCAAACGATTGCTGCGGCAGTGCATAAAGACCTTGGAGACGTCGGCCAGACTGTTACTGTTTCCAATCCTAAGGTGAAGACTGTTGCCTCCAATAAGGTCGATGGAAGTAAGATGCTTGAGCCGGATAAGAGAGTTACAATCCTCGATACAGTTTCTTTCTCTGGACTGATTGAGGGTCACACTTATAAGGTTTCCGGGACGCTGATGGATAAGGCAACTGGCAATCCTGTGGTCGATGAAAGTGGCGAGACGATTACCGCTGAAAAGACCTTTAAGGCGAAGGCTGCTGGCGGAAGTGTTGATGTTGAGTTTACCTTTGCGGCCACAGAGTTGTACGGGAAAGACATTGTTGTTTTCGAGAAAATTTTCTGTAATGACACTGAGATTGCTTCTCACGAAAATATCAACGACAGGGAACAGACGGTGACGGTTTATGCGCCTAACATCACTGGCACAACGGCGGTTGGAACTCTTGGAGGCGGTAAGCTGATTGACCCCGCAGCCAATGTGAAAATCACCGACACTGTTATGTATGAGCATCTGTCTGCTGGCCACGAATACACCTTGCGCGGTACGTTAATGAACAAGGAAACGGGTGAACCTATCAAAAATGGTGGCACAGAAGTTGTAGTTGAACAGACTTTTACGCCTGTGGAAGCAAGCGGTTCTGTGGATATGCAGTTTGTTTTCACTGCTTCCTTCTTGAAGGGCAAAGACATTGTTGTGTTTGAGGAAATTTATTTCAACTCCGAAGATACTGAACCGGTCGCCGTCCATAGGGATATCGACGATGGAAAACAGACCGTTTCTGTAACAAGCCCTGAAGTAAGGACTGTTGCCGTGAACAAAGAAGATAATGGCAAGGTCTTTGAACCGGACCAGACGGTTACGCTGAAGGATACCGTGTTTTACAACAATCTCATTGTGGGACATAGATACACCGTGACCGGAACTCTGATGGATAAGGGAACCGGCAAGCCCATCAAGGATACTGCGGGAAGCATCGTGGCTTCTTCTGTGGAGTTTACTCCTGATGCTCCCTGCGGCACGGTGGATGTTGAATTCCCCTTCGCTGCAACTGAGTTGTATGGCAAAACCATCGTGGCGTTCGAGAAGCTACTCTTCAACGGAACTGTCATTGCGTCCCATGAGGATATCAATGATGAGGAGCAGACTACTACGGTTCACAACCCTGAAATCGTACGGACTGTTGCTTTGAGCGCGGTGGATGGAGGAAAGCTCATTGATGCCTCTGAAACTTCTACCATCAATGATACTGTGGTATATCGTCACCTGTCTACTGGACACACCTACACACTAAGAAGCAGCTTGGTTGATAAAACTACCGGCGAGCCTGTTCTGAATAACGGCATACCCGTCGTTTCGGAGATGCAGTTCACGCCTGAAAGCACTGCTGGCTCGGCTGTTGCGGCTATCGCTTTCGACGCTTCTGCCGTGAAGGGACGCGATATCGTGGTGTTCGAGGAACTGTTCTTTACTGCTGGTGACGAGGCACCTGTGGCGGCGCACAAGGATATTGAGGATGCTGACCAAACTGTGACCGTGGTAAAATCTTCCATCAAGACCTGCGCTGAAAATGCTGCTGACGGCACGAAGGTGTTTGAGCCCGCCAGCGAGGTTATCCTGAAGGATACTGTGGACTACGAAGGCATCATTGCTGGACATACGTACAAGGTCGTTGGCACTCTGATGGATAAGTCCACGGGCAAACCTGTGGAGGATTCAGCGGGGAAGTCCATCACTGCTGAAAAAGTGTTCGCGCCAGAGAGCGAGAACGGCTCTGTGGTTGTCGAGTTCAAATTCGATGCACGAGATTTCTTTGGGCGCACTCTGGTCGTTTTTGAGGACTTGTACTACGGAGAGACGGTCGTCGCCTCTCACCGTGATATCAACGATGAAAACCAGTCTGTCGAGATTAAGAAGCCCGTCATTGTTGAAACCATCGCAACAAACAAAGTCGATGGGAAAAAGCTGGTTGACCCCACGGAGAAGGTTGTTTTGACTGATACTGTAAAATACGACCACCTCTCTACTGCCCACAAGTACACACTTGTTGGTAAGCTGATGTATAAGGCTACTGGAAAACCTGTGATGGATAAGGATGGCAACTTTATTATTGCAACCACCGCCTTTACGCCTGACAAACTCTCCGGTTCTATTGATGTCGTGTTTGAGTTCGACGGAAGGGCACTCGCAGGTAAGGATATTGTTGTGTTTGAGTACCTCTATTACAACAAGGACGATGAAGCGGCTCTGGCAACCCATGAAGATTTGGAAGACGCCGCGCAGACCGTTGCCTTTTTGAATCCCACTATCAAGACCTCTGCTGCCAATGCTTCTACGGGGAAGAAGACTTTCTCTCCGTATGAGAAAGCCGAGCTGGTGGACACTGTGACCTATGAGGGACTTATCCCCGGTCACGAGTACACCTTGGTCGGGACTCTGGTAGAAAAGGTTAAATCTGGTGAGAATTGGGTCGAAGGTAAACCCGTCATGGACAAGGACAAAAAGCCCTTGACCGCTACTGCGACCTTTACTCCTGAAAAGGCCGAAGGAACAACGACGGTTTCCTTTGTGTTTGGTGCTCGTTCCGTTGCGGGGAAAACTCTCGTTGTGTACGAGGAGCTCCTCTACAACAACATGAGTGTCACTACTCACGCTGACATAATGGACGAGAAACAAACGGTTACTGTTGACCGCATCCATTATAGCGGGCCTGCTATGGGAACTACGGCGACATTTGCCAATGGCTCGAAGTCCAGCGGTTACGCCTCTCGCCTTGTGGTCGTTGATACCGTGAGTTATTCTGGGTTGGCTGTTGGTCAGAATTACACCTTGGTTGGCAGGTTGATGGATGCTCAGACGGGGGAGGCTCTGCGCGATGCGGGCGGCAGGGAAGTAACCTCCAAGCTGACATTTACCCCGAAGGCCTCCGATGGCTCCATCGACATGAAATTCTCCTTCGCTGCGTCGAACATCAAGGGTGCGAAGATTGTCGTGTTTGAGGAGGTGTATGTCGGAGGAAGTGTGGACGGGACTCCGTACCTGAGCCATACTGACATCAATGATGCTGGACAGACTGTGACTGTTACCGCGTCTCCCAAGACTGGAGACGATGGCGTCGGCAAATATGTCTCTTTGGGCTCGATTGCCTTGGGAACTGCAATTATTGTCGTTGTAGTGAGCAACGTCAAGAGAAGAAAGAAAAATAAGTAAACGTAGGACCAAAGGTATTAAATAGACCGGAGTTTTGGCTCCGGTCTATTTTTTTTGAAAAAATTATTTGATTGAAAACAGAAGGAAGGAAAGCGTGCAAACCCGTTGCAACATAAGGGGTTTCCGACTTTGCGAGGCACAAGACTTTGTGGTTTAAGAAGAGAAAACGAAAAATTTCCCAAAAACCACACTTGACATTTTTTTATAATCGTGCTATTGTAAGCACATCAAAAATAATGTCAAGTTTTCCACAGCTTAAACCTCGTCACGGTCTATTATTTAATTACATTCCCTGAGCAAATTTTGAAATGAATGAAAGGACAAGAACTATGAAAAAGATGAAGAATTTTATCGCCCTGCTGCTGGCTCTGGTGATGACCATGAGTTTGATGGCCTGCGGCAACAAGACTGACGAGGAGACCAAGACCGGAGAGGATATCGGCTGTTACGTGCAGACCACCGAGTCCGGTGAGAAGGTTCTGGTGGATAAGGACGGCAACGCCGTGACCGACTACACGCTGGACGACGAAGGCAATGTGGTGGACACGCAGGGCGTGGTGGTCGTCAAGGCGGCGGACATCACGGCTTACGAGAAGTCCGAGGAAAAGGATGCGGAGAACAAGACCGACGCATCCGAGGCAGATACTCAGAAGTCTGAGGATGCTGCGAAGCCCGATGGCGAAAACAAGTCCGACGCCCAGAAGACGGACGCCAAGGTGGATAACACTAAGAAGGACGAGACCAAGAAGGACGACGCCAAGCAGGAGACTCAGAAGCCCGCTGACAACAAGCAGGACACCACGAAGCCTGAGACGAAGCCTGAAACGAAGCCTGAGGTTAAGCCGGAGCCCCAGAAACCCGCAACGCCCAGCTACGATAACGGTTCTCTGACCACCGCACAGGTGAAGGAGCTCCAGCGCTGGTACGGCGTAAGCGCGGACGGTCAGTGGGGTGCAGGCTCCAAGAAGGCCGCCGGTGGGCGCACCGCTGATGAGGCGTGGGCATACTACCAGAGCAACAAGCAGATTACCACCCCCGAAGCTCCTTCTGGCGGCAACGCTGGGAACACTGGTAACACCGGTAACACCGGAAGCACTGGTTCCACGGGCGGTGGCTCCACGACTCCTACCGCTCCTTCTGTCCCCACACCCGCAACAAACATTGATTGGAACGCTGTAATTGCAGCCGGCAATGAGTATGGTAAGAGTGTGGGATTTGATTTGAGTCATCCCGAAGAGTGCCGCAGTCATTTTCCTCCCGCCATTTTTGAAAACGAATCCCTTCTTTATAAGTACCCACCTACACAGGACAGTGCTATCAATGTTATGAAGTCTATGATTGATGATACGAAAGCCGCACTGGTGAAGGCTAATGGATTTACTCACATGGACGAGGGCGTAATTGGCGCTGATGGGCAGCCCTTTGCGAGTGGAATTAAGTGCGCTGTTGAAGTGGATTCTGATGGTCTTCATGTCCTGTATGTCTGGTACTTCTAACTCCTGACTTATGTTGTTTTCCTCGACTAAGGGAGTAGATGTCATTTTCTAAAAAACTCAAAACTTCAAAGAGCCGAGATGCCATTTCAGAAACGAGGTGGTGTCTCGGCTTTTTTGTGTTTGAAATATGAACGGCTTCCTACGCTCTCATTTTGAAAACGGACGATGGACTCCGGAGGTTGAGGGGTGAGCTGCTACAGTAAACTGTGTTGCGAGATGGAATGCCTCGGCTGGTCATCACGAATTCTATGTTTATTTCGCAGCGTAAGCTATTTGCTAAAACAGAAGAACAGCGACTTAGGTCGCTGTTCTTCTGTTGTTGTTCCTTTTTTTGCCTTGAACAATGTGTTTTATTCGTTTTGCAAATTGTGTTCTTGGATGTGTTGACAATATGCGCGATTATGCTACCATAAAAACATGGAGGGCAATCCGCCTCCTTGTAATATCAGTTTCAAAATTGGCAATAACAAGAAACCGATAAATATAAGAAGGCTGGTTTTCTCTAAATTACATTCATTGAAAGGAGACAAAAATACCATGAAACACAAGAAAATGCGTGGCGTTGTTGCTATGCTGCTGACGCTGGTGATGGTGGTCGGAATGCTCCCGACATCCGTGTATGCGTCGGACGCGGATGGCGGCGGCGATTCGGTCGTTATCGGAAGTGTTTCTGACCCTGTGAAGGTTGGAAATACTGGTTCTGGCGACGGCGATTTGGTCTACAACGCCACAGAAGACACGAAGAATCCCGATGACGGTAAGAAGTCCGATTCTTCCGTGGTTGAGGATGATGTTAAGGGCGGTGCCGATAAGAAGGACACCTCCAAAGAGAGCTCCTCTGAAAACGGGCAGGCTGCTCCGGGTGAAGCTAAATCTGAGGCTGGTAAGGATGAGTCTGTCAAATCTTCCGTGACGGAGGAGGGACTTCAGGACCCCTACGCTGGAGAGAATACTCCCGTGAACGTTTCCTTCCTGTACGGGTCTACACAGAACGCCCCCAAAGCTATCAGTGCAATGAGGGCTCCCGCTCGCGCATCGGGCACCATTACGACCGGTGACGACATGGGCTATAACAGCAAGTGGATGGCTGAGTTCGCACCCTATTCCAGTGCCGTTGTAAAATATTTCAACGGCCAGCCGGCGTACTGTATTGAACCCCACAAGGATTCCCCCGGCGCGGGAACTTCCGTTGATGCCAGCGCGTATTGGGGAGACCAGCGGGTTCGCCTCGCGCTTGCCTATGGCTACGGTGGGGCAGATGACTCAACGTTGCTCTGGTATGCTGGCAACGGCACCTATGCTTGGTGCGCCACACAGGAAGTTATCTGGGAAATCGTCGGCGGCTACAGTGACCTGAGTGACCTGTTTGTGGGTCCCGGTCATCAGTATGACCCTGAAGTTGCTGTGCCCATCAAGGCGGCACACGATTATATCTGGGAGAAGATTAACCAGCAGACCGTTATACCGAGTTTTGCCGTAAGGAGTCCGCGTGATACGAGAAACGACTTCGAACTGGCTTGGGATGGTACTTCTTGGTCTCTGACAAGAACCGACACCTACAGAGTCCTGAGAAATTTTGACGACTTCGAGTTCAGCCTGCCCGGTGTGAGCACCTTCCAGAGTGGAAACAATCTTACGATTACAGCCACTCCGGAAGCCGCGAAGAGTATGCTGAACGGCATTGCGTCGTATGCTTCTGAGGGCAATGTGATTGACCCTGATAGCGTCAATGCCTATCTGCTTGTTGCCGGCGGCAGTAAGCAGGATTGCGTTGCTCTTAACGGTACACCTGACCCCGTTACTGCCTACGTCCGCGCCAAGGTCACAAAGACTACCGGCGATTTGAACATTGCCAAGACTTCAGAGGATGGCAAGGTTGGCGGCGTGAGCTTCACGGTCACGGGTCCTAACGGTTACAGCAAGACTGTGACCACTGGTGCGAACGGTAAGATTGCCATTACCGATTTGCAGCCCGGTACTTACACAGTAACGGAGAATACACCTAACAACTACATCCCGACGCAGCCTCAAACTGTGACCATCGCTATCGGCGATTTCAAGACAGTGAACTTCAGCAACGTACTGAAGAAGGGCGTTGTGAAGGTTACTAAGACCTCTGAGGATGGTCAGATTGCTGGACACACCTTCCGGCTGTCCGGCACTTCCGCAGCAGGTACGGCTGTCAACATGACGGCTGTGACGGATGCCAACGGCGTGGCTACCTTCAATAATGTTCCTGTGGGCAACAACTATAAGCTGGAGGAAATCAACACCGCCGCGAAGTATGTTGTTCCTGCGGTGCAGGCTGGCGTGGTGGTTGAGTACAACACCAGCACCCCTGCTCAGTTCGAGAACAAGCTGGCTCGCGGCAATCTGAAAATCACGAAGACATCCGAGGACGGCTTCGTGGCAGGCATGACCTTCCGGCTGACCGGTACGTCTATCTCCGGAGCAGCAGTCAATGAAACTGCTTCTACCGACGAGAACGGCGTCGTCATGTTCAGAGAAATCCTTATCGGTAATAACTATACCGTGCAGGAAATCAACACCGCCGAGCGGTACGTTGTTCCCGCTGTCCAGAGCAATGTGACCGTCACGCTCAACAACACCACCAGCTTGAACTTCCACAATAAGCTGGCTCGCGGCGCCGTTGAGGTTAAGAAGACCTCCGAGGACGGCAAGGTCGCTGGTATCACGTTCCGCCTGTCCGGTACTGCTATCAACGGCGAGACGGTGGATATGACCGCCGTGACCAATGACGCCGGAGTTGCCACCTTCAACAACGTTCTGATTGGCAACAACTACAGCGTTGAGGAAGTGAACACGGCTGCCAAGTATATCGTTCCCGCTGTGACAAACGGTGTGAAGGTTACTCTGGATAACACCACCCCCGTGAATGTCTACAACAAGCTCAAGCGCGGCGACCTGCGCGTTACCAAGACCTCTGAGGACGGCATGGTCGAGGGCATCACCTTCCGGCTGCATGGCACTGCCATCTCCGGCGATGCTGTTGACCTGACTGCTACCACCAACGCTGACGGTATTGCCATCTTCAAGGATGTCCTGATTGGCAACAACTACACGCTGGAGGAAGTCGATACGGCGGTGAAGTATGTTATTCCTGCCGTGCAGACAGGTCTCGTTGTGGAGTTCCAGAAAGTTACCGACACCGCTGTGACCAACGTACTGAAGAAGTGGAAGGTCACTGTGGAGAAGACGGACGCCGAGACTGGCAACATCCCTCGCGGCGATGGTGTCTTTGAGGGTGCTGTGTACGGTCTCTATAAGGGTGACGAGCTGGTGAAGGAGTACGTTATCGGCAGCGATGGCAAGTTCACCACTGACGAGTACATCTGCGGCTATGATTACACCATCCGTGAAATCAAGGCCCCCACTGGCTATCAGATTGATGAGGGCGTGTATCGCGTTGGCTCCGAGCCGGAGAATTACCGTATCGAACACAACGTTGCTCCCCAGATTACCTCTGTCGAGGTCATCAATCGCGGCACATTCGCCATTACCAAGTTCATCTCCGACGGCACCTCCGGTCCCGCTAAGTTCGAGGGCGGTGCAGAGTTCAAGTATTGGCTGCAGTCCGCCGGCTCTTACGAGAACGCTAAGGATGACGAGCGCGGCATCCTGACGACCAACGACTTGGGTTACAGCGGCAAGTCCATCGAGTTGCCCTACGGCACCTATGTGGTGCATCAGACCAAGGCCGGCGATAAGGGTGCGGGGCTCGCGCCTGAGTTCACCGTTTTGGTTGGCGAGGTTGACCACGACCATCACGACTTGGCTGTCAACAACGGACCTATTACCGCGTATCTGCGCGTTGTGAAGGTCGATGAGCTTGACGGCGAGGTCATTCCTTGGGGTGGTGCAAAGTTCCAGATTTACGACCCTGACGGGAACAAGGTGTCCCAGAAGGTCACTTACCCCACGGTAACTTATATTGATACATTCGAGACAAATGATGAGGGTTATTTTGTGACCCCGCTGGTTCTGCCTTACGGCGAGAACTATCATCTGGTCGAAATCGTACCCCCGAAGGGTTATGAGCTGATGGATACCCCGATTACCTTCAGCGTTACGCCCGATACCATTTCTCTGGATGCCGAGACCGGTCTGGTGACTGTGAATATCATCGCCGAGGACGAGGCGGTGACTCCCAAGGTCAAGACTACTGCAACCGACAAGGAAGGAAACAAGGAAATCGTTCCGGCCACCACTGTCACTATCGTCGATAAGGTGGAATGCACCGATGTTATCCCCAACAAGACCTATACGGTCGAGGGATATCTGGTGGTTAAGTCCACCGGCGAGCCTCTGCTGGACGCCGAGGGTAATCGCATTACCGCCTCTAAGACCTTCAAGGCTGAGGCCGACTTCACTGGCTTTGTGGAGCTGGAGTTCACCTTTGATGCGTCTCTGCTGGGTAGCGAGTCCATCGTTGTTTTCGAGGACCTGAAGCGCGGAAACCGTGTCGTTGCTACCCATGCTGACATCAACGATGTTGACCAGACCGTTGTAATCCTGAACCCCAAGATTGGCACCACGGCCAAGAACGCTGTTGGCGGCAAGGAGTTCATGCCTCTGGCTGATGTGATTCTGGTGGATACCATCTCCTACGAGAATATGCCCGTGGGTAAGGAGTTCATCGCTATCGGTACGCTGATGGATAAGGCCACCGGCAAGCCCGTTACCGATGCCAACGGCGACCCCGTTACCTCTTACAAGGTGTTCACTCCCGAAGCTGCCACTGGTACGGTGGATGTGAAGTTCGTCTTTGACGCTTCCAAGCTGGCCGGCAAGTCTCTGGTGGTATTCGAGCGTGTGTATCTGGGCAACGAGATTGTTCCCGGCGACTCCAATAAACCCGTGTTTGTGAGTCACGAGGATATCAACGATGAGGGGCAGACCGTCACCATCGGCGTTCCCGAAATCGGTACAAAGGCCGTGAACAACGCCACCAATGGCAAGACCCTCGACCCCGAAGCCCGCGCTGAAATCAAGGATACCGTGTCCTATAAGGGCCTGATTGCTGGAGAGAAGTACACTGTCTCCGGTAAGCTGATGAACAAGGCCACCAACGAGCCCCTGAAGGATAAGGACGGAAAGGAAATTACCTCCTCCGTTACCTTCACCGCTGAGGCGTCCAATGGCACCGTTGACGTGTTCTTCGTGCTCGATGCATCTCTGCTGCGTGGCCAGTCTATCGTTGTATTCGAGTCCCTGCAGTACAAGGACATTGAAATCGCAGTTCATGCCGACATCAACGATGTTGACCAGACTGTGACTGTCAACAGCCCTGAAATCAAGACCACCGCTAAGAACGCTGCTGATGGCAAGAAGGAATTCTGGGCCTACAGCAAGGTCGAGCTGGTCGATACCGTGTCCTATAAGGGCCTGATTGCCGGCAATAAGTACACCGTAATCGGTAAGCTGATGGACAAGGCGACAGGTGAGCCTGTTCTGGGCCGCAACAACAAGGAAATCACCGCCACTACCGAGTTCGAGGCCAAATCCTCTGACGGTACTGTGGATGTGAGTTTCGTGTTCGATGCATCCATTCTGGGCGGTAAGACGCTGGTCGTGTTCGAGACCCTGACCCGCAATGGCACTACGGTCGCAACTCACGCCGACATCAACGATGTTGACCAGACTGTGACCATCAAGCGCATCCCGACCTATTCCGGTCCGAACATTTCCACCACCGCTACCTTCGATGGCAAGGAGAAGAAGAACTCCGTTGCTGGTAAGAACGTAAAAATCGTGGACACCGTCAACTATACCGGCCTGACTGTGGGCAAGACCTACGTACTGGTTGGTACGCTGATGGATAAGGATTCCGGTGTTGCCCTCAAGGACAATAAGGGTAATCTGGTAACTGCTACTACGACCTTTACGCCCAAGTCCTCCAACGGTGCTGTGAATGTTACGTTCAAGTTCGACGCATCCAAGCTGAAGGACCATGCGCTCGTGGTGTTCGAGACTCTGTATGAGGGTCGTGCTGAGGCGGGTAATGTCATTGCTACCCACAACGACCTGATGGACGGTGCTCAGACGGTGTATTTCCGCGACAGTGTCCAGACTGGCGATGAGGGCATCGGCCTGTGGGCCATGCTGGGTACGTTCAGTGCCATTGCTTGCTGCGGCACTGCGGTGTTCATGTTCCGCCGCAAGAAGGAGTATGGCGCCGAGTAAGCAGCTCACCATGTGGTGAGTAAACCCCAAAGTGAATGCAGGGGGCGCAGACCTTGTGCCTGCGTCTCCTGCATTTACAAATATAACAGTAGGGGAGAGCACCTCCCCGGAAAGAGAGAAAAGGAAATGAAATACTGTAATAATTGTGGCAAAGAGGTCTCTGATAACGCTGTTGTCTGTCCTTTCTGCGGCTGCGCCGTGGCGAGCAAGAATGTCGAGGTGGACAAGCCTTCTACCGGTCTGAACATCCTGTCGTTCCTCATCCCGCTGGTTGGCCTGATTCTGTACCTGTCGTGGCAGAATTCGACCCCCATTAAGGCGAAGGCGGTAGGGAAGTGGGCACTGATTGGATTCTGTGTGGCAGTCGGTCTGAGCATCCTTGGCACCATCCTTTCCGGCGCACTGATTTCCAGTGTAGTTGGTGGATGGTGTAACTAACCTGAAAAATAAATATCTGCAGGGGAAAAGATAAAATCTTTTCCCCTGTTTTTTGAAGGAGGTTTTGGTGTATGGAGGACAATCACAATGATGCTGGAACCCCAAACGCCCAGAGAATGTTGTTGTTGCCGGCAGGAACGCCTACGTGATGCCCCCGACCTGAAAGAATCCGACACCAAAATAAGAATAAATATAACCACATACTTGTCTGGGAAGGGTTAGAGTCGTAATCTTGCAAATAGAAGGAGGAAATGGATTATGAGAGGGCACCAAGAGCAGAATGTAATAGATTTGATTAGGAGTGTGCTTAATGACAGCAGGCGTAGTTGCCTTTATTGGTTCGGATGTTCGGAAGATGATGTTGTTGACGTTTCCGAACTTTTTGATAGAGCAAAGGCTAATCTTTCACCGAGCGAATTTCCTGATTTTACCAGCGATAACGCTATAATTGAACATTTCGAGATAACTTCGTCTGAAGAAACTCGAAGGAAAGAATCACGACAAAAGAGAGATGATGCTATATTTAAGAGAACAAGAGAGCAAAAAATCATGGAAATTGAAGAAGCTATAAGTCAATCAACTGAAAAAATTGGAGATGTGATTGTGCTTACAGGGAAAGCCCCGAATCAAGAGCATAGTCACGAACTTCTTAAAAAGTCTTTTGAGAAGAACTGCCGCCAGCATCTTTTGAGCCTCGCTCAATATAATAAAAAACTTGGAAGAACTTCTTCGGATTCAACAGTGTTTGTCGTGGAATATCAGGATAGCGCTCTCGGAATGGCAGAGGTTTATAGCGGCAGTAGTGAAAACAGGCACATGAGTTTTAACGAGGACACTCAGACGCTCACCGACATTTCGGGGCGGTACGACGAGGAATTTGAATCTTTGCGGCACACCGACGAGAAAAGGTTTGACTACAACATGACTCCCCCTATTCATCTTCGTTCTTACCGGTTATGCTATGATGCGGAACTTCTTCTTTGGATTTACGAAAATTGCAAAGCGGTGAAGTTTGTTGTTTTTGTTGGTTCGGGGTGCTTGGGAGGAGGGATTGAGATAATAAAAACGACAGAAATTCCACATATGCTTAAAATGATTCCGGTCACAGTTAAGACATATCCTTTTCAATCAACAAGGACGAGTTTCGATGTCCGCTTTTCACTATAACTTTTGCAAGACTGTAGAAAAACTTATTATTAAAACTATATGGATAACGCTCTACGCCTGTGCCGTAACGCGCAAAGGCCCAGAACTGCTGTCGCAACTAAGCAGCCATGTCAAGTATCTGTCCCTCGACAATAAGGGCGTCCGGAAATTCGATGAGGTATCCATGAGCTACTACGGTCGCGGAGGACGCCTCAGGAACGTCTACGACGGCGCGGAAGCGGCAGGGAAGGGTGGATACACCCGTAAGGGCGACGAAGCCTATGAGGAGGCTCCCAGAGCCATTCAGGGCTTTATCCGAAAGGTGGGCGAGGGGAGAACGCCGTCCCGTGAGGCGGTGGAGTACGCGGAGGCTCTTGGGTACTCCCTCGCGCCTGACGAAACCTATGTAAAGCCATTCATCCGCAGAGTCCTTCGCTTGAAGCAAAAGGACGCTGAGAACACAAATGGATAAGATAAAAAGACCGGTGGTGCGTCCATCGGTCTTTTTGTTCAAAAAAAGGAAGCAACCATTGGGCTGCTTCCTGAGAAATACTTCCGTAAGTATCGAACATTTAATTTTGAAATGTATTTGTCTTTGCAGGTTGCTATGCATCCAGCTCGTACACGATAAGTCCGATACTATCAATAAACTGATAGTGGTTCGCATATTCACGCTGGATGAATTCCTCTCCCTTTGCCCTGCCCCACTTATTCTCATCACAGATGTCCGTAATCATGTCGGACATGGATTCGTAGATACTGGCGATAGGGGTAACAATGACATTTTCGCGCCTAAACAACCACATCCGCAGCACCTCGCGGGGAGAGAAAGCCCGACAGAGACTCTGCTCTTCGGGGACAAGGTCGTGCGGCGCACGGGTGCCGTAAATTTCGTGCTGCTTCACAAGGGTCTTGAGGCGAAGCTCTGCCATGTCGAGAAGCCGTTTCGCTGTTTCGGGGTCGTCCCCTCCAAACTCCATAATGGATATCATCACATCCATAAGGGAAAGAGGGTCGTTGACTGCCATTTCTACAGACTTCCGGACAGCGTCGCTTGTGCTGCCTGTGAATTGGCAAACGTCATCAATGAGGTCGTCATTATCTTTTTTGTTCTGTTTTTCTTCGTTGCTGGTTCCGTGCTCATAGATTCTACTGTTCTGTTTTCGCTGCATTTCCCGTGACCTCCTTCTACGCTGCTACTTTTTCCTTTCTTCCTTTGAAAACGATGACAGTGGCGTGTTTTGTTCGCCATTCGAGATATTGCTCCCGCGTATTGGGCTGGCAAGAGTACATGGAAATAGCGCTGACAAGCCGCTGCTTCTGTGCCGCAAAAGTGGAGTAAATGCTTCCTGCGGCAGTGAAAGTCGTCTGCCAGCGCTTATGTTCCATATTCAATATCACTCTACCACGATTACATAATTTTGTCAAGTTTACGACTTGTGAAAAATGGAACAATCATGTCTTTTGTGTTGACATTATTCCTAATATAAGCTGTGTTAATTTGTGGGATGTTACAGTTTCGTGTAACATCTTTTAATCATTTGTTAAAGGATTCTGCTCATTTTTGTGCTAAATGTAGATATTCTTACCAAATTTTACGTTTTTAGACGTTTTGCTTTTCTCCCTTACGACTTGAATGATTTTGGCACATGAGCCACCCTTTTTACGCTCCGCGTACTTGACATTATTATATGTTCGTGCTAATATGAAATCGAAGAAATAAGCCCTTTTGGGAGCTTTTAACACCTGCTGTGAAAGGTCGTGTTTCCACATTAAACTAATACTTGCTGAGAAAAAACAGCTTGGCGATTTGATTGCTCAAGCTATCCCCGGCACGGCACGTTCTGACCGTGGAGCGACCGTAAAGGGCGATTACGTCATCGTGTGTTCACAGGGACACCTTTTGTCTTTGAAAGAACCTGAGGATTACGATGCCGCTCTTGGTAAGTGGGATTTGTCTGCACTACCCATTTACTTCCCTAACTGGCAGACCAAAATCAAAGAATACAATGGCAGGGGAGTGAACCCCAATGAGCGCGTTGCCCGCATCGGCGAGCTGCTGAAACAGTGTTCCTGTGTAATCCACGCAGGAGACCCTGATGAAGAGGGGCAGCTTCTTATTGACGAGCTGCTTCGCTGGCACGGTTATCGTGGCCCCGTTTACCGTTTGGCGACGGGCGACACCTCTATCCCTGCGCTGCAGCGTGCGCTCAACAACCTCAAGGATAACCGTCTCTTTGAGAACATGGGGTGGTCTGCTTACGCACGGAGCGTTGCCGACCTTATGGTTGGTGTGAATATGAGCCGGTATTATTCGCTGGTAAACAATGCTTCGCTGACAGTTGGACGTGTGCAGTCTCCTACCCTTGGGCTTGTGGTCGAGCGTGATATGCTTATCGAAAACCACGTAAAAACTAAATACTATGAGGTCTCAGCGAAGACTTCTGTTGAGGGTAAGGTCGTTGAGACGAAGTACAGGCCGAAGAAAGATGACCCTCATCTGACTGATGGGCTTATCTTGGAAAGACCTTACGCGGAGAGCAAGTCTGCGATGATTTCCGGAAAACAGTTCTCTGGGGCTGCCGTTACAAAAAAGATTTCCAAAGAACAACCGCCTTTGCCGTTTGATATGCTGGAATTGCAGGGCTACTGTTTGAAGAGTTTCGGCTACAAGCTGGACGACACCATGGAAATCACGCAGTCTTTACGCGATAACTACAACGCCATTACATATAACCGTACTCAGGTGCGATATCTCCCCGAAAACTACTTTGCGGAAGCTCCCGCCACCTCCCGGACTGTTATCGCAAACATAAACACGGTAGGAAAAGGAAATTTCAACCCTATTCTTGGTATGGACTTCAAGACGAAGGGGCGGTGCTTCGACGATTCTAAAATTGAAGCCCATTTTGGCATCATTCCTCAAAATGTGAGTCTCGACCTCAACAAGATGACAGAGCGGGAACGAAACGTATATCTTGCCATTTGTAAGTATTATCTTATCCAGTTCTTTCCGCCCGCTGAGAAGGAAACAACAAGGCTGGTCGTCCCGCTGCCGGACGGCGCCACTTTAGAGGCGTCCAGCACTGGTGTGCTGAAACCCGGTTATCTCGTGATGATGCGCGAAGGTGTAGATACGCCCACAGCGTTGAGTATGATACCCGCCGGCAGCTACGATGCCTTTGTTTCCGACGCTCAGGTCTTAGAGAAGGAAACAAATCCCCCTCCTCGTTACACACAGTACACGCTGGCGAAGGATATGAGCCGTATTGCCAAGTACGTTACGGACCCATTCATCAAGAGCACTCTGCTGAAGAAAGATGCCGACGTGGAGGAGAATAACGGGGCTATCGGCACCAGCGCAACACGGGACCAGATAATCTCCGGTCTCATTTCAAGAGGGTTCTTGCAGGAAAAGGGGAAGTCCCTTATTTCCACTCCGCTTGGACGCGAGTTGTATCGCATTCTCCCCGATTCCCTTCGTGGACCGGACCTCACCGCCTTGTGGTGGGTCATTCAAGAGGAGATACATGAGGGGAAGGCGACGCCGGAGAAGCTGGAACAAAACGTTCTGGCTATGCTCAAAGATTTCCTGCAGCAACCGCATCCTAAAGTGGACCCCAACATTGTCCCGACAAGGAAGGGATTCACGCCGATAGGAGTCTGTCCTCGCTGTGGTGGGAACATCATAGAGGGGAAAATGGGCTTTGGTTGTTCCAACTGGAAGAATGGATGTAAGTTTACCATCTGGAAAAAGCCAAAACCGACTCTGTTCCAGCACATCACATTCACAGAGAAGGATGTCAAAAACTTTCTCGCTGGAAAGCCTGTCCATAAGACGAAGCTGACCAAGAAGGACGGCGGTACATTTGCGGCAGACCTTGTGATGGATGACAGTCAGCGCAGTGATTGGGGCCCGAACTTTACGCTTCAGTTCAACAGCACCAAACCCGCAGGAGCCTCCTCGCGCTCTGGTGGTGGTCGTTCCGGTAGTCGCAGTACGTCGCGTGGTTCTTCGCGGAGTCGGCGCTCTGGACGTCGGTGATGGTGCATCATAGTTGACATTTTAACATAGTCTATGGTATAGTACAAGTGTTCTATTTAACAAAGATGTACCAGAACATTTGTTCAAGATGCTTGTTATTTACCTGTGATTTCCGAGATAAATAACAAGAAACTTGTTATTGTGCTATACCCCGTTCAAAACATTAGGAGGTGAACCATTGGACGGGCGAACCCATACTTTTGCCGGATACACGGCAGGATTACTTCTTGTGCAGGCACAAATCTTCGGAGCATTTGGACTTCCGGCGCCGGACGGCATTCTTCCGTGTGTCGGAATGGTTGGACTGTCCATGGCGGGCTCCCTCGCGCCTGACATAGACCTTCCGCGCAGCAGAGCGGGACGACGCAATAGACCCGTGTCCGCTGCCGTAAATGCTCTTTTTGGGCATAGGGGTATTACCCATGCGCCCTTCATTTGGGCGGCACTGTACGCGGCCTTGAAGCTGCTTTTGGGTGCTGAATGGTTGACCTATATCCTTGCGTTTGTGATTGGTGGAGCAACTCATATTTTGCTCGACCTTTTCAATAAAGCCGGCGTTCCTTTGCTTTGGCCGATATCCCATCGCTTCTGGATATTTGGTATAAAGACGGACAGTGCTGCTGGTCACGCATTTTCTTTTGTCTTGGCGTGTGTCGCAGTTCTTTGTACCATCAATTTCTTCTACGAAGCCGGCGACTACTTAAAGGAGGCGATTTGGTTTGTTTGACGCTACAACAACAAAGTCTGAAAACGCACAATGGGGTGAGCGCATGGCGACGTATATTGCGCTGATGCGGTGGAACGGCTACTCTGTGCAGGAAATTGCTGATACCTTTGGCATTTCCCGGCAGCAGGTGTATCTGCATCTGCAGAAGATTCCTTTTCCTAATGATAAGGCCAAAAGGTATCCTCGTCCCGCACTGAATGAAGAGCAGGTAAGGTCTGTGGTCGGTTTTTTTGTCGCGAATAAGGACGCGCCCATATCCGCCGCTTCAGAGACAACGGGCATTCCTGTTGCGGATGTTGTGATGCTTTGCAACAATATCCGTGGTGCTCATTCGTGGTATTTCAGCGAGGGTTATCCTCTCATTGCGGATTATCTGAACAGGGAGGGAGTTACGCTTGATTATCTGGAACAGATGGCTGGCGTTCAGGGACTCGCACAGTATATTTTTTCCACATACCCTTACAAGGAGATGCCGAAGGCTCGTGCTGCTGCGGTAGCCGCAGTAATTGACGTTCCCGCAGACAAGCTGATGGAGGTGGCTGTTGCGTCCGGAAATATGGCCACCGGTGTGGCAACATCGGATGAAATGGCATTGGTCATCGGCTCAGTAACCGGACGCGAAGCGAACTCACGGCTCTTTTTCCGTGGACGCCGTATCAAACCTTCTTTCTCTGCAACTGGAGGTGGTTCTTGTGGTGAATAAATCTGGACCGGACCTCCAGAGCGATATCGTCGCCGATACTCGCGATTATCCAGAGGCTCTGCAGCGCCTCACGATGAAGGGACTCTTGATGGCCGGGGCCATTGTGGTTATCCTCATTGCAACGCTTTGCCTGCAGAAGTCCGAATTGAAGGCAATGCTTCCCTTTGCCGGCGTTATCCTCTTGCTGGCAGGATATGTTGTCTATTCTGCCCTACACTTGCGAACAGAATGGCAGAATGGGGACATCGTGTGTCATATTGCTTTGTGCCGCTCTGTGCGGTCTCGGTCATGGCCACGGGACAGCAAAGAGGTGGTTTTTGTAACAGGGGAAGACGAAGGTCAAGAGGCTCATGTGTTTAATCTTCCTGACCGCAAGAACAAAGACCTGTATCCCGGCTTTAAGTACACCATCTATGTTCGTGCAAGAGATAATACTCATCTCTTGGCCTACAAAGAAATCTATGTGCCTTCCGATGCGAAGGACACAGAAGAGGTCAAGTCGGAGCTTTCTTCGGAAAAGTGAAAAAAGCCGGCCTACGGGCCGGTTTTTTTGCGTTTAGAAGAGGCCTTGCCTTGTGGCAAGACCTCTTTCGTGTTGTGAGAGTTAATTGAAAAAGAAGGGCCTTCCGATTTCTGCATCCTCCTGAGGTTCAGACTCTTCCGGAGTAAAGGCGTTTTCCGGCGTATTGGCCTCGTTCACAAGGCCATCATCGCTGTCCTCGTCTTCTGTGGCTTCCGCTGCAACAGGGGTCACGCCCCAGTTGAGAATAGCCTCATCCTCCTCGGACAGTGCAATACGCTGCCTTTCAGCGGTATCGCGGATTTTCTTGACCATTTTTTCGCGGAAGTTTTTCATGGCGGACTGGATGCGTGTCGCAGCCTGTTCATCTACAACGATAGCAGGCTTTTTACGGCTTTTTGCCGATACCGTAAAGGCGTTATCCTTCGCAGCGATATCTAACATCGTATTGATGTCTGCGACTGCTTTCAGTCCGTCTGAGACCTGCTGGAGTGCCTGCTGCTGCTTTGAGTCACTGATAATTGCGGGCATGGTTTTTCTCTCCTTTTCTTTTTTTAGTTAGCGAGTGCGGTATCTGTCTCAGTATCGGCGCCTTCGATGACCGCGCTCATATCTGCGAGGTAGTAAACATCCGCTGCCTTGTCGTAGTTGATGTGTGCGATAAAGCTGCCAAGGTCTTCGCCCGTAGCCTTATCACATACGCGGATTGTCAGCGTTTCATTGCCGTTATATCCATCTACAAGAATGGAGTCCTGCCACGCAACACCGAATTTGTTTACATCGCGGTAGGTCGCGTCAATTCCCAGCACATCGTCATACCAAGTAAAGGCTGCAATACTGTTGGTATCCATTGTGTAAAAATCTTGCCGCTTGACCGTTGCGTATTCTTCCGGCATAAAGTATAGGGGATATGTCGTACGCTCGCACTTGATATAGAACGCCGCACCGTTGGGGTCGTTGCAGGTGGGATTCAAGTAGATGGCGTTGACGCCGGCATCCTTGTCGCCCATACCCAGCGTGACCTCATAGCCGGATTCCAGCGTACAGCTCAACTTGATGTCGTTGCGGTACTTGCCATCCCCGATATATCCTTGGGAGTCCTCTTCACCGTCGGGGATGGGTTCGGGATTTTCGAGGTTGTACTGAGGTTCGCCGGTGTCCTCATCTTTATCTTTCTTTCCACAGCCCACAATGGTCAGTGCCATAAGCACGGCCAGAGTCAATGCGATGAACTTCTTCATATGGGATTCCTCCTTACGGATTTTTACTGTACGGGGTTCGTGTTCTGAGGTGCGGTATCACCGCAGAGCACACGGTCTACAAATTGGCAGATGTTGAGCTGTGCGGCGCGTTCGGGAGTGTTTGCTTCCAGCTCCTCCAGCAGCTCCACGGTCGTAACCGTACCGCTGGTAAGTGTTGCATCTGCACCAGTGACCATGGCTGCGTCATACACGGTTGCAGCCTTTTCTGTCATACGGAATCTTACAATGGAGGGAACCATTTTTGCGATGCTAACATGGTTCTTCACATACTGTGTCAACTCGCCCTGCGGGATTGCTCCCAGCTTGGCATAGACATCAAACAGCAGCGTTCCGTCGGCGTTCAGGAGGTCACTTACCACCGCATTCAGCTTAATGGTTTCATGCCTCCGGTTATGCTCGTCCTTATCGCTGATGGTGTACTCGATAGTGGGGTCATCCGCATAGAGTTCCTCGCGCAACGCGGGGTTGTTGTCGTCCACTGTGCGATTGATGGTAATGACAGCCTCGCGTCCAAACATGAGGAAGCTGGTATCCGTTTCCCACAGATAATCTCGCACATCTTCCTCATCAGCGGCCAGCCAAGGGTTGACGGCAACTGATGTTCCTCCTGTGCTGTTTACACTGAACTGGTCGATGCGGAGAATTTGACCGGCGCCGATATATTCAGTCGCGTATTTCCCCACCACAGTGGATGCCATGTCCACATTACACAGCTTGGAGCCAATGGCCACAGCGCAGTTGTAGACGTCGGCAGGAATGGTTGCTACGGCAAGATTATCCTTAGAGAACTGCGTTCCCGGCAGTATATCGTCTGTGACCTGAATCACCTGTACGCTATCTCCATGAACGTAGGACGTGGAAACTGTCGTTCCATCAGAACGCTGGAGCGTCGTGGGGTACTGAAACCCGATAGGTGCAGAGCGGTTGGCCAGCGTGGTGTAGACGCAGAAGACAATAGCGGCACCGGCAATGATAGCTGCAGCAGGATAAACGACCTTTTTCAGAAACCGCTTCCTTTTACTTACAGGGACCATGCTCGTTCCTGCCGCATCACTTGCGGATACGTTCTTTTCCGCCGGTTTGCGCTTCTGTTGCTTTTTCTGCTCCTTTTCCCGCAGCCTCTCGGCCTTCAGCCGTTCTTCCTCCTGCCGCTTGAGTTCGCGCCAGTCGGGGGTTTCTGTCGTGCCTGAGCTGGGCGTGTCAGTGCTGTGAATGGGGGATTCCGGACTCCGAGATGCTTCCCTCTTTTCAGGTGCGGAAGGGGGCGCGTCATCGCCGCCGTTTGCAGCGGGAACAACGATAGTCGTCTGCTTCTTTGCGCTACCAACGCGGCCAGTCAGCTCTCCGTCCTCCCTGCACTCGTAGAAGCGACTATTGGCGTCATCGAAATATCCGGTACAGATATTCCCAGCACCCAGCTTAAACTGGCGCTTAGGCAGCTTTTTGATTTGTGCGACTTCCTCAGCAGTGAAAGTCCATGTGTTATCTCTCGCCATAGGGCATCATCTTCCTTTCTGTTTAGCCCTCAAATCCCAATGCTTTCATCACCGCTATTGCAGCGATAATTGGGATAATATACATAAGAAGTTTTGATGGGCTTGAACTTACATCAGCCTCCGAAAAAACTCTGCCGTTATCGTGGTAAAGAGTGATTTTCAAAGGTGGCATACTATTTGAGGTTACAACCTTTTTTGTGTGCAATCCATTAAGCTCATATTCGTATGTGGCTACATAATTTCTTGCACCAGAGCTTTTTTCATAATAACGACATTTTACCTGTGTTGCAGAAAGCATATGCCCGCTTTCTTTTGCCTTCGCTATTTTTTTCTCGCCGCTCGAAAAAATGATTCCCTTTTTGTATAAAACGATTTCAATAGCAAAAACAACGATAGCAGTAAAAACTCCTATCCAGACAGCAGGGTCATACGCCAGCAACTGTTCCCACGCTTCTTTGAGTCCAATTTGATTGTTCATACAACTCTCCCAATTCTATCAACCTACAGTCTCATCAGCCTTGGCTGAAACAGGTTTTTTTAAGAATGGGTTCGGTCCGGGAAATTCGCCCTTGTACTCTGTGGCGTCAAAAGCCAGAATTGCAAGGACGATGAGCTGGAAGAAAATCATCCAAATAAAAAGTTTAGGGGTGTGGTAGCTGGTGCGACCTTGATATTCGACGCCAAGCATAGGTATGAACTTCACCCATATGATAATCCACATGATGAGGTTTACACCCGGTATGAGCATCAGCCATATATAGCGAAGGTTCCCAAAAACGGAATAGAATAGGCAAATGATGTTATACACGGGGATAAGCCCCGCCCAAATGGGATACTTGGCCTTTTTAAGAATAAAGGCAAGAAGTATGCAGGTGGCAACGGTTCGGCCTACAATCCAAAGCAGGCGAAGAGTTTCATAGTGATTCATAGTTTTGTCCTTTCAGTGTGGAGGCGTAGTTGATAGCCTCAGTGGGTTTAGTAGGTTAAATGATGCTCGTGAGCCAACCGAGAACAGTGTAGAAGATGTTCGGTACGAGGAAATAGAGTCCGGCCAGAACAGCCAGAATGGTCAATACAACAGACAGTCCCTTTTTCACTACTTTCCGCGCCGCATACAGTGCGGCAATGAGAATCAGCAGACTCGCGATTTGTGCGGGGGTAAGGGTCAATACCCAAACTTTGATACGTTCAAAAATATTGACAAGTTTTTCAAGCATAAAATACCTCCGTTGGCAGGTTCCCGCCACAGCCACATTCCCTAAAGACCGTGGCGGGACTTGCTTTTCTACATTTTCTATATTACCATATTCGAACATAATGTCAAGCGAAAAGCACCATGTAGACTTGACATTATTTTATATTCGTGTTATAGTCGAATTACGATAGAAACATAAAAGACTCGAAAGGAAAGCGTTATGGTAAAGAATAATAACAAGAAAAACAACGGCACGAATGCCTTGCGAGGGCTCCTCGCTTTCCTTGTTGCCCTTGCTGTGTTTCTCGGAGTAGAGCTCATTCCGCAGCTCACAGAGAACCTTGGCCCCGACAACCATCCGTCGTATACAGAAGCGTCTGACGTCTACGAGGAGAGTTATAAGAGCTGGTTTTCGTTAGATGACATTGTTCCGTTTGAAGGGGAGCCATATGTCGTTGTAAACGGTAATGTTCCTTTCTTTACAGAAGTTGATATGACCACAGAGCCGTTCGAATTGTTTTCCGAGTTGGATGACCTTGGACGCTGCGGGACTGCCTACGCAAATGTGTGCCAAGAGCTGATGCCTACGGAAGAACGAGGGTCTATCGGTTCCGTGAAGCCGTCAGGCTGGCACCTGAACAAATACGACTGCGTGGATGGCAAGTACCTCTACAATCGTTGTCATCTGCTGGGCTATCAGCTTACAGGCGAGAACGCCAATGTCAAGAACCTCATCACCGGAACTCGCTACCTCAATGTAACTGGTATGCTGCCGTTTGAGAACGAGATTGCTGATTATGTTCACGAGACAAACAACCACGTTCTGTATCGTGTGACTCCCGTTTTTGAAGGCGACAACCTTGTAGCGAACGGTGTCTTGATGGAAGCCCTTTCTGTGGAAGATGATACCATTGAGTTCTGTGTGTTTTGCTATAATGTGCAGCCCGGTGTCAAGATTGATTACGGCACCGGCCTCAACTGGGCGGACGCGGAATACTCCGCTGAAAACTAAATAAGAAAGAATAAAGGAGAAAGAACTATGTTTGACCTGCTCTTTGGGAACAAGGCCGTTCTCGTCCCCGCAATTATCGTGATTGCGGTCCTCATCATCTGTATTTTGGGGTATATCAAGGCGCCGCCCGATATGGCGTATATCATCTCCGGTCTTCGCAAGAAGCCCAAAATCCTCATTGGTCGTGCCGGCGTTCGCGTTCCGTTTCTGGAGCGCGTCGATAAGCTAATTGTCCGTCAGATTTCCGTGGACATCAAATCCGATGGCTACATTCCCACACTGGACTTCATCGGCGTTGATGTGGATGCCGTTGCCAAGGTCCGTGTCAGGACAGATGACGAGGGCATTAAGCTGGCTATGCGGAACTTCCTGAACATCACTGATGCCCGTGGCTTTGAGCAGGCGATTTCGGACTCTCTGCAGGGAAACATGAGAGAGATTATCGGGACTATAACGCTCAAGGAAATCTGCAATGACCGTAAGAAATTCGGTGATGAAATCCAGTCAAAGGCGCAGGTTGACATGAATGCGTTGGGTATCGAGATTATCTCCTGTAATATCCAGCGCGTGACCGACGAGAAGGGCCTTATCAATGCTCTGGGTCAGGATAATATGAGTCAAATCCAGAAAAATGCTTCTATCGCCAAGGCCGAAGCGGAGCGCGATATCCAGATTGCTCAGGCGGAGGCGGCTCGTCAGGCGAACGAGGCTCAGGTCGCATCCGATACACAGATTTCTATTCGTAAGACCGAACTGGCCGTGAAGCAGGCCGAGCTGAAGGAAACCTCCGACATCAAGAAGGCTGCTGCCGATGCTGCCTATAAGATTGAGGAACAGAAGCAGCGCCGGAGCCTCGATATTGCATCTACCGATGCCGACATTGCGAAGCGCGAGAAGGAAGCAGAACTGGCAGAGCGTGAAATCACGCTGCAGGAGCGTCGGTTGGATGCTGATATTCGCAAGAAGGCAGATGCCGATAAGTACGCTGCCGAAAAGAAGGCCGAAGCAGAGCTGTACGCCCGCAAGCAGGAAGCCGAGGCCAAGCGCTTCGAGCAGGAGCAGATTGCCGAAGGTATCAAGGCCGTCGGTGCCGCAGAAGCCGAGGCTATCAAGGCCAAGGCTCTGGCCGAAGCGGAAGGTATCGACCGTAAGGCTGAGGCCATGAAAAAGTACGGTGAAGCCGCAGTGGTCGAGATGATTATGAACGCACTGCCCGAAATTGCCAAGAACGTGGCCGCGCCTCTCACTAATGTGGATTCCATCACCATGTACGGCGAGGGTAACAGTACGAAGCTGATTGAGGACATCGTTTCTTCTACCACTCAGGTTTCCAACGGTATGCTGAACGGTTTGGGCATCGACCTGCGGAGCCTGCTGGCCGGCTTTGTCGGAGGCAAGGTCGCAGTTCCCGCATCTGCTCCCAGTGTTGAGCCTACCGCCGTCACTGAGGGCGAAGCCGAGTAAAAACAATTACCCCACCGTAGGCACTCCCTGCGGCGGGGAATACGGAGAGGTGGCCGAGTGGTTGAAGGCACCGGTCTTGAAAACCGGCGATGCGAAAGCATCCGTGGGTTCGACTCCCACTCTCTCCGCCAAAAAAACAAGTACGGATGGTATAACCGGAATTAACGCCTGTGGAGATGCATGGTCGTCGTGGAAGCAGGAATACTCTGTTGGCTGGTAGTCACGTGAGAGGTGACGACCAACGCATTGGGGGACTGAATACCTGTGCTGGGTATACACCACCCAGAAATAGCAGGGTACTATACCACAAGATGCCGCACGTTGAATTTGAGTGGCGGTATACACCACCCAGAAAAAAACAGGGTACTATACCATCTCATTGCACACTGGCATATACCCGTTATCGTAAAGGATATGTCACGGTTAGGGGTATACACCACCCCGAAATAACAGGGTTGTATACCTCGGTATGACGATTATATCCGAAGGAAGCTCATTATCCAAGGAAAGTGTGCAATGATTGCACACTTAAAGACGTACGGATGGTACAGCCGGAATTTACGCCTGTGGAGACGAACTCCGTCGTAGAAGCAGGAACTTCCCATGGCTGAACACCGCGTGAGAGGCGGTACAGCACCGAGGTGAGAGCACCTTGGGGAACAGCTTGAGTATCAAAATCGGTGGAAGGGCGATGATTGTTTGTATGGCTGATTACTTCAAAGTCGTATATTCGCGGGAGCTCTCCTCAGAATATGAACCGCGTTACATTGTCATACAGCCCAAGACTGGTGCGGTATTGGATGATGCCCAAGGTTTCGGCTACACGAGCCGCGAGAAGGCGGCAAAGGCATACACCTACAAGAAGATGCCGCATCCCGAACAGCGGTCTCTGGCGGCCCGCAAACGCCGCGTTGAGAAGTGGTGTCTGGAACACCTTGATGTGGTAGATGGTTATGCTGACATCTGCTTACAGCATATGAAGGCATCGGGAGATGGACGTATCAGTATGAGTTCTGCTGTTGTCTCCCGTTATTTGAAGGACTGCGGATACGATAATCTGCCGTTCTCGGCACAGGACTTTATCCGCTACTGTAAAACTTGAATTTTGGGCGAGGTGAAAGGACATGAAGAACACCATATTGGGGACGGTGCGCTTTAATGACATCGAGGCATACAAGAATGAGTGGGCGGCGAGAAGCCGTGAATGGCGCTTTGAAAAAGCCCGACAGGAGGAAACCCACATTATCAGGGAGAATGACAGAGACGATGCAACGCTCTTTTCTGGACTCACAGACCTGTCCAGTCTCTCGCGAGATAATAGTGACACCAATGAGAGATGGTGGCGGAAACGCATTGAGGACTACCTCAAGAACCTTTCTGAGTTCATCGACTACTGTAAGACCTATGAGCAGCCTGCCAACGTATATAGCATTTATGAGGGCATTGGTATGGTCGTCGGCCTCGGCAGTCGTAGGTTCTTTCTCTACCAGCCGGACTCTCTGGTGGCGGAGTATGTGCCGGTCAAGGACTATTCCGCAATGTCCGTGGGCGAGATGCGAGCCCTCGCAACGCACGGCGCTTCATCGACGCTGCCGGCATCCGTGCCTGAGTCTCTATCGGTCTCTCAGGTGCGCGAAGGTCTGTCCGACCGTGAGGCGGAGCTGAACGCCCTCAAAGCCAATATCGAAGATACCAAGAACGGAACCAGTGATGAACTCCGCGCCCTCAAGGAAGAGGTCGAGCGTGCCATGGCCGCCTTGGAGAAGAAAAAGGACAAACTGATGGCAGAGCTGTCCGCCAAACGCGAGGCTCTGGAGGAACAGGTAGAAATGATGAACAATCAGATTTACCTGTTGGAATCTCAGATTTATGCTATCCGCTGCTACATGGGTGAGACAATCAACTTTACCCGTATCCGCACTGGCCGGAACGCACCGGAAAAGGAGCCGGTTGTCCTGTTCCAGAAGCTCCGTTTTCTCGATGAAGAGATGGGGCGTCTTGCTTCCATTTACAACATGAAAGAAAGCAAGCTGAAGTATTTCGAGGAGTTTCTCGCAGCGTCTCCTGTTGCGCTGGATACCTTTGCTCCCAGTGAGAAGTGCGTGGCACTGGTTCGTCTCAGCAAGACCGGCAAACATTTCTTTGGGCATGAGATGTGGAGCAATATGCTGGACAGCTATAATATCTACCACGGGAACACCATTGGTATCATTATCCGAAACGGAGAAAATGTCTATATCGGTTGGACTGACCCGGAGGAAGTCCATGTGACAGATGACTTCATTATGGAAGTAAATCCCAAGGATTTCCGCGTCAATACGGAGTATATCGGGCAGGAGGATGAATACCAGCGGAAGCAGCGTGTCAAAGAGGAGCGTTCACAGGCGCGAAGTATGGTCGTGGAAATGGTTTCCAGAATTTTCCTGTTCAATATCCTGCAGGGTGTGGTGGATAGCTCCAACATCCTTTCTCTGCCGGATGGTGTCAAAATCTCCAAGTCCTCCGAATATGTCGTGTTTTCCATGGCTGACCGCTGGTTGACCGACAACCGTTATGGCAGCTTTGTAGACATCGTGAAGCGATGCAATAAGCCTGATGCAAAGAAAGGTGATAGTATCTTGACCGTCCTTTCTTTGACTCCGGGGAGAGAATACAGGTATAGGCCTTACTGGAATGACCGTGGCAGGGGAGACCGCAACCGTACCCATGACTGTTCCGTTGATGACTGCGCCATCTATCCCATCAATCTGGTGGAGTATGACGCACCGGAGCAGCGCACCTATTATCTCTTTAATGGCATTCGCTACTCCACATATGGCGATGGCAGTAATCTCGGCGATGACGCTGAAATCATCGAAACCGTTATGGAGACTAAGCCGCATTTCTTCGTATCTGTGGAGAAAGGCGAGTCCATAAACCGCCGTTGGTATGCTGACGAGGGCAAGAAATGCGCCCGTTCCAACTTCGAGGTGTTCCGCGACGAATATATCAACCTCGCTTTTATGAACTCCGAGTGGCTGACTTACGCCATCAATACCAAGAACCTCGGTGGATGGATTATCGGCGGTAAGTGCGTGGATTACGCCTACGGTATCAAGTACCTGAATGTGGCACTGCAGCACATCCGCCAGCGCGAGGCATCCGAGAAAGAGCACCTTGACCGCTCTTGCCCCGGCTTTACGGAGAAGTACCCTTCTTGGATGGTAGACCTGTCAGAATGGAAGCTCGCCGAAGATGTCCATAGCCTCCATTCCCGCAATGTATCGAGATTCTTAAAATGGTTTGCTGAGAAAGCGGAAAGAGGTGAGGTGTAAATGTCTGCGGTAAAGAAGAACAGTTCCGGAATTCTCAAATACGTCGTGTTTTGCAGTGCCTGCGGGCAGACTGCTCCCTTAACTGACAAGGTTGATGTTGACGGCCATCTTATGTACGATTGGCACCGCCCTTGTCCGCGCTGTGGTAAGGAAGACTGGGCAACTCGCTTCATTGAACCTCTCGGAGCTGCAAAGAAAACGCAAACTTGAGTTTGCTTATCTCTTTGCTTATTCACCCAATCTCTTAGCTTTTTCCTTGAAATTTAGTTTGGTTTGTCGCAAGTTGGTTGCAACCTTGAAAAATAAGCAAAAAGCACCTCTCAAGAGAGAGGTGCTTTTGTGTTTAGAATTTGAGTTGCTCTTCAGTTATTTTTGCGATTTGCGGCAACTTGCGAGCTTCTTCGGTACGGAGCTGGAACATATCCAGCTCATAATTGCCGAGCCGAACGCGGTCAAGCCCATCAGCGTCTTTGAAAATATCAAAGAGTGCTTTGACGCGCAGCGCATCCTGCCTATCCCTCCAGTGTTCCGAGATGAAGTCGTAGCCTTCCTTATCGGGGCGGCAGTGATACTCCATCAGAAACAGAGTGATGGGGTCCGTATCAGGATATGCTTCCTGCAGCATCCTTGCGCTCTCGCCACCGTGGGTATTATCCTCGGAATCGCTACGCCTGCCTGTGTCGTGATACAGTGCAGCCTCAATCAGAATTTCCTTGTCTTCCAAGTCCAGACCCTTCATATATGCCAGCAGCATACACATGAATAGGACACGGCCAGCGTGAGCCTTTCCATGCAGTTTGCCTGCCATCTGGAATGGAACGGCGTCATAGTCAGCAGTCTTCTGATAGAGCCAGAAGTCGTCTATCGCACCGTCATCCGCTGCCTCGTTGAGCCAGTCGATACCATAGAAGGGGAAGTCTTCAACCTCCTTGATGTCATCGGGAGATACAATAACTTCAGCCTCCACGCCTTCGAAATACTCAATGACAGAGGCTTTTTCGACTGTAGCCCGATATACCTTTGCATGGTCAGACGGAAAGCGCGTGGCGAAGAACACGGCTACGGCAGGGTCCAGCGTCCAAGAGAACGCTTCCTCCAGACTTGCGCTTTCATCGCCGGCGCCACGGTAAACCGTCAGTGTGTCAGGATACTTCCTGAGCCCCTTCTCCGTTGCCTGAACCTGTTCCGGCGTTTTCATGCTTTTGAGCTTCAGTATACCATCCCGTCCGAGTGCGGAGCATCCGTAATCGGAAAAGGGGTAGACATTGTAGAACAGTTTGTAAGCACCATCAAAGCCCTCATCAACGAGTTTCTTCAGATACTCTATCCGCATCCGGTCGTTGAGTGCCGTGATGATGAAGTTACAGTTGCCGGAGGCAATTTTCTCCTTCAGTTGCTCAACAGCCCCTCGGATTTCAGGCGTTTTATCTTCACCGTCGGCTGCCATTGTAAGACTGTTGCAGGGGAATATGACCTTATCCTTATCCCAGTAATAAAACGGGGTAAAGCCGCAGCCGTAGTAGAGGTTCTCAATGATGTCGTCGGTTAGATGAAACTTCTTCCGCAGTTCATCGGCTGTATAGGGCGCCATATATCCGTTCCGACTGGCAACTGCCTTTGATTTCTCTGATGTGACAGATGTAACAGGGAGGAGGTTGTTGAACGATTCAACATTGCGGGACTTCATCACCACATCAGTGATGTTCATACTTCTCAATCTCCTTCAATAATTTTTCTATCACATCGGCAGCATCCGCTTCAATGTCGTTGATGTTACAGGCACCGTCCACATCACGGTACTTGCACCGCTTATCGCCGCAGCCGAGGTTGTCTTCAGCGTCCGTGCCGTAGCAGCGGAGCTTCTTGATAACTCTCAGCGCATCGCTTTTCAGCTTTGCAGTCATTATGTTTTCTCCTTTCTACGGGTTCTTTTTGCATATCATTATATATTCTTATATGCAGAAACTCAACTCCTTTCTGCAGCAAACAGAATCAAAGGGTCTCATCGGCAATGACTTCCTTGGAAACCGTGTTATTCCACATCCGCACACTCTTCCTGATACTGCTGGCATAGATTTTTGTGCCGGCATAGGTCTTCAGGTTTGCGTGGAACGGAAACCCCTTTTTGCAACTCTGACATACAGCCTTACAATCGGGCTTGCCACAGTGGGAATACAGCTTGATTTTGCCACCACACACGGGGCAGGGAGCAATGTAACCTAAATCCATAGCATTATCTCCTTTCAAAGAGAGCCACCCCGAAAGGTGGCTCTTTAATTGTTGTTAGACCTTCAACCGCTTCTTGACGATTTTGACCATTGCCTTGGGGAAGGTGGACAGGTCAGTAATGTCAAGGAACTGGTCGCCGTAAATCTTCTTGAGGTACTCTTTGTCGTCGCCAATAGCTGCTGCGACAATCTCAACACCGCGCCGGCGATTGCGGGCTACGATGTCTTTGATGTCCTTCGCCGCAGAATCTCCACCATAGGAATCATCATTCGGCTTACCATCCGAAATGATAATGAGGAGCTTCGTGCGCTCAGGTCTCGCATTCAGCAGGTTCGCAACGACCTCCAGTGCTGCACCGTCACGGTTACAGCCGCCAGTGGAGAGCTTGGCAAGACGGTACTTGTCACGCTTACCGGCCTTCAGGAAGTCTGTGTAGACGAACAGGTTGACCCTACCATGCATGGTCACATTGTGACCGTACACAGCGACAGGAACATGAACACGCTCTGCAAAGTCATGCAGGAGCATGGTAGCCTTCATAGCGGCGCCCATGCGCTGTCCGTACATCGAGCCAGACTGGTCAACCAGCACGGAAACTGCCATATCGGGCAGGTCCTGCGGCAACTTTGTGTCGCTGAAGAACCGGCAATCCGGACGCCACATTTCGCTTGCAACGATATCTCTACCGTACATTCGGTTTCTGCGGACATCGCCGTCCTGCAGGTCCTTCAACTCCTGCTGCATCAACTTTGCCAGACGCTTGGAATACTGCGACACATCCTCCATCATTTCACCGTAGAGCTTGATGTTGGAAGGTGTTACTTCAACCTCGCGTTTGACGTCGATGCTATGGCCCTTGTGCGTAGAGCTACGGTCCATGATGTCAACATCAGCGATGATTTGAGACTTCAAATCCTGCTCCATCTGTGCTTCGGCCATGTTTCCGGCAACGGAGGAAATAATGGTCTGCAGGACATTCGCCAACATACTGTCGGCTTGCTCCTGCTTTCCGTTTTTATCCTGTCCATCGCCGCTCTTGCCGGCCACAGCAGCGGGGATGTTGCCCTTATTGGCATCATTCCCGCCGGAACCACTACCGCTGTCGTTTTTCTTACCCTTCTTCTTGTCGGCAGACTGGGCATCCTTGGTAGCTTGCTTGGCTACGTTGGATGCCTTCTGGTTCTGAGGCATCTGAGAACCACCTCCATTCTGTGCGCCCTGAGCAATTTGCTGGAGCACCTGCTGAATGGCATTGGCGCTGGGCTGGGAGATACCTCCGCCGCCCTGCTGGTTCTGACTGCCTTGACCACCGCTGGAAGCGGGCTGTCCTTGCTGCCCGCCCTGACCGTTCTGGTCGGAGCCGGACTGCTGACCTTGCCCCTGCTGGCCTTGGCCTGCCTGAGAGCTCTGCTGCTTGTCACACTTCTCAATCGCGTCCTTAATGTAAGGCCACATAAAGAGAAGCATCACATTGATTTGGGAATACAGCTCCTTCGGGTTATCCGTGTTGGTGGCAAGCTCAATGGTCTGCGAGATGTCTGTCAGCTTTTTGGCGTACTCATTGGTATAGAGCGTCTGCTCATCCGCAACGAGAATTTCACCAAATCGTGCGAACTGGAGAACGAGGCTTGTCATAATAGACAGCGGCTCCTTCTTGTTGTTCGTATAGCCTTCCAGCGTGTGAAGCTGCCCCTGAAGGGAAGATGCTGCCATCTCAATACCACGAGCGACAATGCCGCCGTAGTAGTCGCTCATACGTTCCTCGTCGTGTGCGTCGATGATGCAGTTGACGAGTTCGTCTCGCAGCGACTTGAACACCTTGCGGTATTCAGGATGCTTCAGCGCCTCCTTCATCTCATCCAGCTCTGTCTCATCGTCCGGTTCAGGCATCCGTCCATAGAGTGTGCCGTTCTCTTCCAGTTCCTTGTCTGCCAGCGCATCGGCGCGAAAGTCGTGGAATCGGATGTGGGCCAACTCGTGATAGACAATACCCATGACCGTTGCGAATCGGGAGGAGGGGAGCTTATACCATGTGATGACACTGTTTGCCGTATTCTGACAAAGACTATTCCCGTCAGTACAGGCGGTGATGTCGGATTTGGGGTTATGCATCAGAGAAACGGAGATGTGCTTGTCAAGGTCTTTCGTCATCGAATCGACCGTTGCCTGCACATGACTCCGAAACGCTTCACTGGTGTAGATGTCAGCATCTGTGAGTTTTTCGCTCATTTCCTTGGCGCCTACGCGGATTTGCCTCCAGATAGATTTCTGGTCCATGCGTCAACTCTCCTTTCTTACTTTTTCCGGTTCTTGAAAATTTCAACGGTAAATTCAAGGCAGAAGTCTGCCACCTGCAGGCGGTCGGTGGAATCTCCGGTAAAAATCGGACTGATTCCGTTTGCTGCCGCCATCCGGTTAATGACATTGCAGCTATTGCAAGCAACGTCATGGTAGCATTTACGGAGCCTGTCGATGGTCTGCAATGCGTCGCGGAGGTCTTCGCCCTCAAGACGGTTGTGAGCAATGATGATGCGGGTCTCACCCATATCAACTGTGTTCACATAGTCGAGGAAGGCAGAGCATCGCTCTTCAAGGCTCTCAAGCAGCTTATCTGCATTGGGAATACCCTTCTTGACGCATTCGCCGACCTTGGCGCAGAGCGCGTTGTAATTTTCACGATTGAAAAAGTTGATGTTGTTATAGTTCTGAGTCATGGTGTTTTTTTCTCCTTTCTTTCTTATCCGAAAAGAAAGAAAAGAGGCACCATGCCTCTTTTCTCCTTTCGGACCCTTATGCCACCTTGCTGATGACTTGTGCTGCGTTGGAACGAATTTCGTTCTGTTCAACGGGGTCGTTCGTGCATTTCGAGATGAGGCACGTGTCAATATACTTTTCAAGATTCGCCAGATAGCGGTCATCACACTGCACGCAGCACACGAGGGATTCGAGCTCACAGATGGTGCAAGAACCCTCGGTGATTTCCTTGTCCGCACAGTAGCTGCGAATCTGCTCGTACACATCGTAGAGCGCGTACAGGGTTCTGTCATCGCGACTCCAGCCGGTGTTGTATTTGATGCGCTCCAGCATGGCTTTCTTCTCGATTTCCGTACTGTCGAAAATCATGCGGCAGCGACGGAGAACCGACTGGTCAATGGGACGGCAGGAAGCATATCCGACGTTATCTGTGAATACCACAACGGCGTCCTTCTGCCGATAGGTAAATCCACCATCTACCAGAGGAATCATAGCTCCCGGCAAATCGTACTGGTTCAGCGCGACCATAACACCGGAATCCTTGATTCGGCTGACCTCCTGAATCTCGCAGATGTATCCGCGAGAAACAGCCTTCACAAAAGCGGATTCAACCACTTTCACGGGGGAAGTGCAGCCGGCACGTGCAACCAACAGCTCGGAATACTTTGCAAAGCACTCCTCGGAGGTAATGCCCGTGCCATCTTCTCCTGTCATGTTGTTCCACGCGGATTCGGGGTCGAAGGAAATTTCCTCAAAGGAGGGGAGTTCTCCTCGTGCCGCATCCACAGGATTGCAGGGAACGAACTCGGAAATCAAGTCCTTTGCCAACATATCAGTATGACAGGTCAGCTCCAAACGGGGGGTGTGCAGGATGCACGCCAACACCTTCGTACCGGTAGACTTGCCGTAACCGGTAATGCCGCGCCACAGGAAGTTGCGGAACGGAACGCGCATATTAGACGTTGCGACGATTTTATCTGCGATTTCGATTACCTCCGGCTGGACCTTGAAGTCGTCGTCAAAGGTGGGAATCAGCAGTTCTTCGTCTTGCGTCCACGTATGTGTTTTTGTCCATGCAGCATATCTGAGTTTGGCATCCTTCACGGTCATGCTCTTTTCAGACGAGCCGGTGCTTGAGGCCATGGTTCCACCGATAATGGTCGGGGAGCCAACGATGACGGTGCCATTAAAGGCTCCACTGTTTACCTTCTGCCGGGTCAGGGTATCCAGATTGCCGTTCTGGATGTTGAGAGGGATTTTTCCGTCTTCACAACCGTAGTAGAGAATGTCGCTGAATGTGTAGAGGAAGTCTCTTGCATCAGGAATCTCATCCATATGGTTGCCCCAGTCGGCGGGGTACTTGGCACTCAGGTCAAGGATGTCCGTCTGTACCTGCTTGAGCTCCACATTGTTTGCGACAACAGCCAGTTCAGGTGCGCCGTAATACGTTGCGAGGGTGAACGGGGTCATCGCAAGGAGAGCACCGCTCAGGTCGAGAGTGTCCGACTCCGAGCCAATAGACGGGGTTCCCACCCACTGTCCGGAAGGTGCCGCTGACGCAGCCGCCAGCTTACCTACTGCCGGCGCATTCGTTTGAATGACCGTCTTGTAGGTGAAAAGATACGTCCTCGATTCCGTGGCGTCTCGATATTCCGCGCTCCACAGGTTATCAGAAACCTGCAAAAGAGCGTAGTCATCGACAAAATTGGGAATTCCCAGATACGCCAAAAGAGCTCTGGTCGCATAGTTGTGAAGGGTAGAATACCCCTTTGCAGAGGGGCGCTTGGGAGCACTCCATTTGGACACCGTACTTGTGTTTCTATTGGGAAGCGAGTTCAGCCCGTACGGAAGGGTGCTGATATCGAACCCTTTCTTCCCTCGGAAGAGTACACAGTTTGCCATGATGTTTTCTCCTTTCTCCCAGCCTGTGATAAGGACTTACGGGAAACCAAAATAAAATGTATATATAGAAAAAGACAATCACTGCCCGAAAAGGGAAGTGATTGTCTGAATTTATGATGTGACTTGAAAAACGGAGATAAAACTCCTTATAAAAATATCTTCGTAATTATACTATTATACTACCACGTTTCGCTATTTTGTCAACAGCAGCAACGTAAAAAAAGAAGCTCCCGAAGGAGCTTCTTTTGAAATTTAGTTTTTTTTATCTTGCTTTTAGCATTCCCTTTTAACCATGCGCTCCTGATACTCCTTCAGAACCCTTTGGCCGCACCCATCAGCGTCGTTGCGATAATCCAAGGAAAACGCTGCGAAGGCGTCTCGCAGTACGGCGGCGCTTCTGGAAATGGTCTGGAGCAGTTCATCTTCCTGATGGCTCATTGCGGAGAGCGTGTTGTCGAAATCATCATGGTACTGAGCCGTCCAAGCGGTCGTAAATGTACCATCATCATCCCAAATCCACAAAGGGTCATTATGCTGCCCTTTTGCCTTGTAGAGTATATCCGTGCAATGTGACACATGGACGATATACTCGCACAGCGCAAAGTACAACTCGTGGTACGCTTTGATGGATTTCTGCTTACTCTCACAGTCGCTGTGGAACAGAATACCGGAAATCAGGAGATGGGCGTAGTTCTGTTCAACGAAGCCGTATAACTCAGCCAGTTCGCGCTTCCGCAGAACCAGTTCCGCCGCGTCTTGCGGCAGGTCAGACAGCTTCGGACGAACCTGTAAGGACGCACCCATCCCGACGATTGCGGCAATGGCTTCAGCCGCTTTCTCATAGCGGTTGATATACAGAATGGTCTCTCTTATCTTCGGTATAACAAAATGGCGAATGTCGGAAGTATCCAGCATTTTCGTTTGTCCCTCCTTTCGTGGCTTAAATGGCGCAAGTAAATGTGTCATTGCAGCCAGACTTTTCCGTCTCTTTTTCCCATGCCTCAGTAATCTTGTTGCTGGGAGCGCCGGATGCCTTCTTCCATACAATAGCATCACCGCTGACTTCCAGCGCATCATCGCAAAAGACAAGCGAATTAAAGGTATGCTCGTCTTCATAGAGTGCCAAATGCATCGGGTTCAGCATGACTGCGCCTTCCGTCAGCAGCATACGGGCCCAGAGCTGGTATTCAAGCGACCAGCGGGACGTTTCTGTCGGCAGGTCGCCATACAGCTCGTCCAGCTTTCGCAGGATGGAGGCGCAAATCACGCAGCCTGCGGGAGTTCCGTGATGCGTACCGAGATACGGCAGCTTGGCGAAGAATAGGGGACTCTCAGCATACTCGTCTTCCGCATAGGCGTAAAACGTTAGCTCCATGTCCGCTGCTGCGAAGAACCGGTCGGGAAGGATATCCTTCACTTTACAGTTGCTCCAGACAACATCATCCGAAAGGAATCTGAAGCCAAGAGGCTCCGTCCTATCAGGTGTGAGGTACTTCCGTGCCATATGTCGGACGAGGGCAACGAAACCCAGCTCATGCCGCAGCGTCGGCACATCGTCAAAGATTCTGTGAATGTTTGCCCACAGCTTCTCTTCGCTTCGTTCCACGCACTCGAAAAAGAGTTTGCAGGACGACCCGTGTGTGAAAGCGACACTCAGGGTCACGAGCCAAGGTGCGAAATCATCAGGCTTCAGAACATACTCTTTCTGCCCAGTACAGGCGACCGGCACAAACCAACCACCCGCACGAGCTTCGCTATACGAAGCGTCCTCCGCAGCATAGGCGGTTGTTCTGAAGGCATCGTCGGTGTCCTTATCAGGAATATCAATGGCATCGCCCTTGCAGATATACTTGAAGGGGACATACATTTCCACCTCTCTAATGCCGTCGCCATCTGCATCATCCGTATCACGGCAGTAACGCACGATATGGACCAATACGTTCTCGTCGCAATGCAGCTTTCGCTTGTTCGAAATCAGATTATCCATGTTTTCTCCTTTCAACGTCAGCCAGTTACGATGCAGGTAAAAGCCTCATCGCCGGACTCACTCATGTCATTCTCCCACGCCTCGGCGATTACGCTGATAGGTGTTTTGACAGCCTTTGCCCACGCAATACCGTCACCGCTGTCTTTCAGCATTTTATTACCGAAAGCCAGCGTTTTGAATTCGTAGGCGCAGTCGGGGAGGTCGAGGTGCTTCGGATTCAGCATGACCGCACCTTCTGCCAGCAGCATACGAGCCCAAAGCTGATACTCCAGAGCCCATTTTGTTGTGTCTTCAGGCAGGTCGCCGTACATCTCATCCAGCTTCTGCAGCAGTTCTGCGATTGCAGCACGTCCCTCAGGCTTGTTGTACCGTTCGCCCAAATCGGGCAGTTTGGCAAAGAACAGGGGGGACGCTGAATACTCGCCGTCGGAATAGGCGAAGAACGTCAGCTCCATGGCAGGGGAATTGAAGAACTTCTCAGAGAGAATGTCCTTCACACCGCACTGGGTGAAGTTTACGCTGTCCGAAATGAGGCGGAAGCCGAACTGCTCCGTCCACTCGCGGGTAAGGTCTCTCTTCGCCATGGCCGCAACCGTGTCAGAATGCCGCCCGCAGGTGTTTTCCGGAGCCACACGCGGCTCGAATCTCGCCCGCATATTGTTGACGATAGCTTCAGTATCGTTGAGGACACTCTCAAAAAGCAGCCGGCAGCCGCGCCAATCTCCTTCGTCGGTGACGGAAAGGCTGATGATATAGGGCGCAAAATCTGCAGGATGGAGAATCAATACCGTCTTGCCGGCATCCTCAGTGACCTTAACAGACCAGCCGCACTCATTCCCGTATCGCTCGTCCTTCTCGAAAGAAGCATTTGTGAGAACGGAAAAGTGCAGTTCGTGACCGTCGCTGAAGACGCTCACAGAATCGCTCTTGCGGATGTCCTTGAAAGGAACGAATGTGGTCTCGAATCTGTCGTGCTTAGGGTTGTTGCGGGAGACCTTAACCAGCGTGTTCTCGTCGCAGAAAGCTGCGGCGGCTTTGATAGATACATTGTTCATATTTTTCTCCTTTCTTTTTTGGGAAAGCAGGGGAGAGGCAGAGTGCCTCTCCCGCTGGCTTTGATTTAACCGGTTATGACCGCCACAATAACCAAAACAATGGTGAGCGCAATAGTACCAAAGGCAGCCGGAAGCATTTCTGGCTGGTCTGATTTTTTTGCGGCTATGACTGAGACGACCATTGCGGCGATGATGAGAACGACATAGGCTATAAACAAGGGGTTCGTCAGCATTTTGAACACGTCCTTCTCCGTTAATACCACCGAACAAGTGCGAACAGTTCCACCATAATAACGCCCACAGAAACGCTGCAGACGATTGGCGGCAAGAGGTCCTGTGTGTCCAGTCTCCTTATGCCAAGGAATATGCCGCACATCACGAGAATGGTCAGAGCGAAGTAAAGAATAATCGACATTAGAGTTACTCCACCTCGCTCTTTTCCAGCTCGGAAAGGTTGTCACATTCAAATCCGCAGGTCATGCAGTGATATGGACCGTAGGGGTCAGACGACTCGTAGATGTTAGATTCGATTTCGTCGTTGATATTTCCGAGGAAATCTCCCGTTTCGATGTCAACCAACACATCAATGCGGAGGACCTGATGACCAGAGAAAGATACGCCACCACAGTTGGGGCAGCAGCGGGTATACACCTTCTGCTCCCGCTCTGATGCACCAGATTCGATGTCTTCAAACGCTTCGGCGAGTGTGAGAAGCATCTCATTGATTTCCTTGGCGTCCTCGACAAGCACTGACAGTTTCGGAACGCCTGACGTGCCCTTTACGGAAGCCTCCGCAAACAGAGCGACGTGCTCGTCAACGTCGAAGTCCTCGTAGACGCGGCGCACAGCAGCGGCTACTCCATCGCCGAAATCATCGTCGGCGTACAGGTCGAAGGAGTAGTCCTCGCCGGCAGGCGACCCCTGTCTGAACGTGAACACACCACAGACCTTGTCCTCGTCGATGACCCAGCCCAACGCTTCTGCCTTTTCGCGGTAGTTGGCCGGAAGCAGGTCAGGAACACTGGTCTGGACCTCCGCAGCGTTTTTTTGGTTATTCTCCATGATTTTCTCCTTTCTTTTTTCGTTAGGCTTCGGCGCCGAACACCTTTTTGCAGATAGAGTGAATAGCCACGAACTGTTCCTGAAGCTGTGCCGGCACAAGGGAGATGGAGAGACCGGCATCACGCCATACACTATGGCCTGCGAATGCTTTGTCCCACAGTTCTCCACGTTCGTGCTGGGCCTCCAAGAGCCTCTCATAGCGTTCTTCTTCCGTCTTTGCAGCGCCAATGTACTGCCGTGTGTACTCGTTGAAGTCTGAAATATTCATCTCCGTCTGGTCGGTGTACTCAAAGCGGGGATATTGGGAGTCGATGAAATGGGCCGCTTCTCTGGTGAGATTGAACCCTTTCATGTAGGTACTGCCATTATCGCCCCTGAGGAACAGCAGTGACGCCTGCCAATCACGGGAGACGATTTCGTAGATTTCAGTGATAACGTCGAGCAGATTTCTCTTCTGCTCTACTGTCAATGAAATCTTCCGTTTCTGCGCCTCCTTCTGCAGAATCTGTTCCGCAGAGCTTTTGGCGCTATCCGTCATCGTAAAAGACGGCGTCCAGTCGTACATCAGAACACACTTATGGACGACGTTTGCGGCGATTGAAGCAAAAACAGGTCTGAGCTCCTCAATATCCTCTACAGACTTCTTGGCGAAGATGATGGCGAGCTGACAGAAATCGAGCGAGTTGTAGACAGCGTCCACAAAGGACTTCTGCTGCACTTCCCGAATCTCACTGCCGAGCTTGACCAACTCCCCGATGTCGGTAGAGTTGATGCGCCAAGCATCAAAGATTTTTGTGCTCATTTCAGGCACCCGCCTTCCTTGAGAATGTCCATGACCTTCTCCAACACGGTCAACGGGGCGTTGAAGCCGAAGTCGCCAACGGCTCTGCGAAGAGCCATGAGCAATTCCGCCTGCCGGTGATAGTCCTTGGCAGCCTGTTCCGTCTGATACAGCCGGTAATCTGTACTCCAGTACATGGAGTTCTGCTGGAAGTAGGGATTTCTGTTCGCATCTTCGGAAGGAGCCTTGTAGTATCGACAGTCTCTATTGTCTGTCAGCCACTTGGTTCCAACCTTGACCGTGACCTCATCCACCACCTTTCCGTGCCGCCGTTCGGCATTACTACCGATAATAGGTACGCGGTAGAGTCTCATCTCAGTGGCCATTGTTCTTACTCCTTTCTTCGTCTGTCAGCCCGCCATCCACAGCCATGTCCGTCAGCGTATTGATGACGCTGGTAAGGCGCTGTGCGAACGGGGTGTAGGGATTCGATAACTCACTGCGGCGTTCCATCAGAATCGCCATAGCGAACTGAGCGTCATTGACGCTCTTCAGCTCTTCGATTGTCCAGCGATGCTTACTCATGCTCTTGCACCCCCTTCCATAACAGGCCGGTCGGCATAAGCCGACTGCAACGCGAATTCCATAGCGGAGATGACCTGTGCGATTGAGGGCGTAGGCTTACTCAAATCGCGGGCATATCCGCACCTGTCGTTCAGGTGGGTAGTCAGGGTGTCCCTGACCTTTCCCTGTACTCCCGTTATTTCCAGCAGCCGCCTCAGAGCGTCGTTGACGTCTTTTGCGGGCAACTTCTTGCGAGGGTGGAACAACAACTCGTTCCGATACTGAGACAATGTGCTGTCAACAAAGTGCAGCGAAGATGTATCCATTTTTTTCTCCTTTCCCTAATTCTGCTTGTAAGGCCCAAGTGTGATAGACAGGTTGTAGATATAATTACCACAACGCACACATTCGTCGTTCTTTCCCCACAGGCCGCTTGCTTTCATACCGCGCACGCTGCCTGTATAATGGATAGACGGGTGTGTATCGCACTCGTACTTGGTAAGCTCCTTTTGTTTCATGCGTTTTCTCCTTTCGTTTTTACTTGTTCTGAATATATAAAAAGACAGTCGTTCCCAAATGAGAACAACTGTCTTGAATATGATGATGTGACTGAAAACGGAGATAAATCTCCTTATAAAAATATCTTCGTAATTATACTACTATACTACCACAATTCTTTATAATGTCAACGGAAACGGTACAAAAAAAGAAGCTCCCGAAAGAGCTTCTTTTTAAGTTAAGGTTATTCGTTCTTTGCAGTCTTATCGGCGATACCATCAAAGATGTTGCCAACAACACGGATTTCGGTGCCGAGCAGCTTACAAAACGGAACAAAATGTCCGTTGTCGTAAGCCTCGTCCATCAGCTCTGCTGCCGTTTTTGTTTTCAAAGACTCACTAACCAGCAGTCCAAAGGAACCATTTCGGAACACAACCGTGTTCTCGTTGAAGAGAGGAGTGGGGCGGAATCCTTCAAAGGTCTCCACGATGTCTCCTTCGAACACCTTAGCGCCGTCCTTGTCGATGATGCCGGTGTACTGCGTTACGGTATCCGCATAGACACCGCAAACGTCGCGGCTTTCAGCCGTGTCGGACAAGTACGTGTAGATGATGGCGAAGTCCTTCGGGCTATTATGGGGACGTGCGGCGCCCCCGTAAACCCAAATTCCCGGCAGGGGTGCTCCGGTTGCCATGCGAACTTTCTCGCCATGCCGCCGAATCTGGCCGCGAAACAAAATTTCTTTCATTTTTTCTCCTTTCATTTTTTAATGTATCCCGTGGAGCTTTTTCCACTGGGCTTTATCCATCCAAGGACCGTCGAAGCTGTCGTCCACACACTCTGTTCTGAGACAGTTAGGACAGACGAGACAGTCCACAGCCCGCCGAATACGACCGGTCTTGAAACGCACCCCATGCTGGATGATTTCTTCCTCATCCACGAAGTAGCTCGGTTCAAGCTCGTAGCCACAAGTGCCGCAGATGCCAAACGGGTTTGCATTGGACTCGTAGGTGCCGTTCTGCTTTTGGATATTCTCCTGAATCACTGCATGGTAATCCGTCGCCATCAGAACTGCACCTCCTCGAACTCAATGACCCATACCCACGGGTTTCCGGCCCACTTTGACAGGGCCTTGTGTTCGGGAATCGTGCTGTCCCACAGCTCGATAAACTTCTCCTGAAGGGACATGGTGTTCTCGCCGGAGGTACTGTCACAGGTGATGCCCTCCTTAGTGAAGTCCTCGTCCTTCATGTCATTCAAATGTTCCAACCGCACATCCGTCACACGCAGGAAAATGCGTGCCGCATCTTTGGGCATATGAATGGACGGTGTCCAGTGAATGAGGGAACTCACCTCAGGGGAATTTTTCAAATCCTCATCCGAATAATCGGCCTTGTAGAGCCAGCGGTTGAAATCGCAGGCACAAGTCGTCTCACGGACATACAGGATATCGCCCTTATCAAACGGGGCGCGAAAGCTGCGAATGACGGTATTCTCATCAGCGAAAGCGGCCACGAGACGTCCGTCTCCGTCGCGATACAGTCCATCCGCTCTCTTTCCTGCGAAGTGGAATGCACCACGGCGAGTCACTGTCTTGCGACCCTCCCGGATGGCTCGAACCATCTCTCCGTTGAAAATAATGGGCTTAGGCTTTTTGTCCTTAAAGGCATCGGGGTCAAAATGGATGCCGGCTTTCTCGCGCAGTTCCTTGCAACGAGAGCCACGATAGATGTCTGTGTCGCACTCTTTGACAGGACAATGTGAGAGGCAGATTCGCCGCTCATAAGGTTCCTTTCTGGGCATATGTTTTCTCCTTTCTTTTCCGGGGGGTCACTCATATTCCTGACAACAAAGGTCGTAGACCTTATGCAGCGCAGCCAACGCCGCCTCAGGAATATCCTGAGTGTCCATGTCAAACCATTCGCCGAGCAATCCGGTAACATCTCCAAGGAACAGGAACTCGTCGAACACTTCCGACGGCGTACCGGAACCTTCTTTGCTTACTTTGCGCCGCTTATGTGGTGAAGTTCCGCGACAGGCATCCAGTGCATCCTGCAGGAGCGATACCGCACCCTTGGGAATTTCACCGGTATCCATTTTCAGCCAATTTACCAGAGTCTCGATAACATCATCGAGGAACACATAATTGCACTCGCAGATAATTCTCGCCATCTGCAAATGTCGAATTGCGTCCGTTGGGATGTCGGTAATGTCATACTCGGTGAGCTGCTTCTTCAGGCTTTTTACGACCTCATCGCGGGACAAAACTTTGTTTCTTCCCATGTTACTCTCCTTTCTTTTTTTTTGCGGATTTCAACTGCTCTGCCTCAGTGTATCAGGCACGGCACCGAAGCTCTGCGCGGCTGGGTAGGCGGGAGGGAAGGGGATAGCCCCTCCTCTCGCTACCTGAGCCACCACGAGGGTGCTAATGCCGCCAGAGGGCGTTCTGTATTGCTGAACGCTTGGCGTGTAGAGAAACCCATCTACCGCTTGTCTCACGGTCATTGTGGGGTATTTTGGCGCCCGCCAACGATGCTCCTTAGAATAGTAGATTTCCCTGACCCGGCACGTTGCAACTGTGACGGGAATGAGGGGATTGTCTACCGTATGTTCACACACGATGGCGATAGATGTCTTTCCAATTCTGGAAGCATCCTCCACCATGCGCTGGAGCGCGAGTCTCTGACCATAAGGCATTGCGGCATTACGATGCTTTACCTCAAAGAAAACATACCCCTTGTCGTGATACTCAATGAGTCCGTCGATGTCGGTAGGATAACAGTTACCCTTGTTTTCAATAGTCATGCCCGTGAAGCTGACGAGCTGTTTCATCCTTGCGGGAAATCTAATGTAGTCCTTCCTCACGGGAGCCTCCTTTCTGCCGGCATCCCCCTCAGCGGGGGATGCCTTTGCCGTTTTTGAGCATGGAAATGACTTTTGCGGCCAATAAATCGTCGGCCACAAACTGGTTATAGCCGTTTTTCAGACCGTTGCTGGAGAAATCCTCTGTATTCTTGGCATAGCGGCACATGGATTTGTCGGAAATAGGTCCATAGCAAGAGTGCTCGGTTGTTACATAGACGCAACTCTCTCCGCAAGTCACGAAGCCAGAGCAGCCGCGCTTCTGTCCGTTGACTGTGATGTTCTTCAGGTGCGTGGTAATGTCCATGCCCATCTGTTCTGCCAGAGAGGTAAGTCCGTTTTTCAGCTTTACAGAAAGCAACATTCTTACACCGCCTTTCTTTCTACCCAGACATCGCCCAACTTGGCGCACTCGCCGTGGTAGGGGCAGTCGTGATAGGTTTCGCAACCCTCATCAACGAAGGTCTGGCAGGTGCCACAGTCCAAATTGTGATGCAGAAGACGCCGGATAACATCCCGCGCATTTTCGGTCTCTACCGCGAGGTAGGAAAAAGCTCTCGCCTTGACGCTTGCATCGTACTCATCCGTGTAGTAGAGGGAAGACGCACAGAGAACCTTTGCGCCGAACACACGGCGGCACTCCTCATCGGAGAGCATTTCACCAGCAAACGGGAAAAGACCTCGTCTGCCTCTGAGCTGGTTGCTGACGTGTGTGTGCGCGTTTTTTGCCAACTCGACGCCCTCACGAGCCTCATCCAGTGTGTCGAAGGACAACGCACACACATCCACAAGAGAGCCTTCGTCGATAGGGGAATGGTTCACAAAAAGCATCGCGTATCTTCTGCTGGGAAGGGTTGCAGTTCTCGCTGCATCCTCGCCTTCGAGACACACGTAACGCGCCACTTTGTCGTCCCACACATACTTCTCACAGGAGGTGCAGGTGTTCTCTGCCTTATCACATCCGGATTTCGACGCAACGACCTTCAGCTCGGCTGCTTTTTTTTCTGCCTCGCACTTATCCACAGCGGCAAAGCACACTTTTCGTCCCTTTTCCTCATCGAAACGATAGTGCTCACATAACGCACAGGAACCAGCAGGCTTTTCGCAGATATATGCCATATTTTTCTCCTTTCTCCCAGCCTGTGTTAAGGTCTTATGGGAACAAAAATGTAGTGAATATATAAAAAGACAGTCGTTCTCAAAAGAGAACAACTGTCTTGAATGTGATGATGTGACTGAAAACGGAGACAAAGCTCCTTATAAAAATATCTTCGTAATTATACTACTATACTACCACATTTCCTTATAATGTCAACGGTTTCGACGCAAAAGAAAAGAGCCGCATAGCGGCTCTTTTTTTAGGCTTGTTGTTCACGCTTCTACGTAAACTGGTTTGAGATACTGTGCGCTGAGAAATTTGCCTCGCAAGGAAGAAATCTTTGCCTCAGCGTCTTTCTCACTGATAAACCTCTGAGCATCATCCACGGAGGACGTGTACTGGAGGTTGTTCTTCACGGATTTCTTCACATACTTCCCTGCGTATGCCTTTTCCGTACACATAACGACATAGGGCCGAGGCGCCGTCATCTTGCGCGTTACGGTCTTGAACTCAAGTCCCATTACGCTGATAACCTCCCCCATCGCTGCCGTAGCTGATTCCACAGACGGGTAATGAATGGCATCTCTGACATCCTTTGTGAAATGCACAGTTATTCTTCCATTCACATTATCAAACGCACGCACATAGCCCGCGTTGCGCTTTTGCACGACAAGCGGACCCTTTACATCCCGCGCTCTGGCAGGTCGCAGGCGCTCGCCGCGCTGTGTTCCGCTGAACGACATGAAGATGTAGTGGTCCTTGTGTTCTTTTACCAGTTCCCGTGCCTCATCCAGCCAGACTTCCAGCTCATCCGTTGTTCTGACATACCTCCACAGCAGATGGTCGCCGGACGTATAGGGCATCAGCCCTACATTCAGGTCGTTGACGCCGGGATTGGCGGCGAGGATGTCCTCCAGCGTGGCGGCATCCTTTGCGGCGCGAGCAAACCATTTCCGTGCCTGAGAGCAAGTGACCCACTTGCTGTTCATCATCCAGCAATCATCGTCGTTGTCGGGGAAGGTGGTATTCACCTTCGCCACAAATTCGTCCTCAGGAAGCTCCAGAAGATTGATTCCTCCCAGCAAGAACCAGTGGCGCTCGCGAACCTCTCGCGGCTTGAAATTCCTGTCGTAGATAAACTCGGAGCAGTTATTGCTGCCGCCCAAGGCAAGGGGAATGATACCACGAGTTGTCTTGATGAATGAGCGGGCATCAATGATAGTGTATCCCATTTTTACATCTCCTTTCTTCCGTTACAACATCTCACCGTCCTCAGCAGCGGTTATGATGCCGAATCTGAGGCTGTTGTTGATGTCGTAGATGCTTAATCCGCTATCAAAGTCCTTGCGGAGCCGCGTCGCAGCGGCCTCTACGGAGTCTTCGCCGTACTCAAACGTTTCGGACTCGACGCAGGTTGCCACAAGCTCCTTCAGTTTTGCGCGGGAAGTCGTCGCAGAAACCAGACGCATAGAGTCTGTTGATTTCCAAGCGTCACAGGCAAACACGATGAAGATAGGATTACTCATTTTCGGCTTGCTCCTTTCTTCTTCCAACGGTGGCTGCGGGGTACGGTGTGGCCCGTTTGTTGTTGCTGTCCATGATTCGCATAACATGGACAAGCATCTCGGAATATGCCCTGTGCATGGTTTCATACCGCGCACGCCATGTATTATCATCATTGTCGTTCACACGAGCACTTAGCCCCATGCTGTAGTACAGCGCGGCGTCGATGTCTACCAGCTCCGCTTCAGTCAGGTGGCAGATATAGGCTCCCAGCTCATTGACAGAAACTGCCATCGGCTGCTCGCACAGTGCTGTGCTGGGGCGGCTCGTGCTCGTGATGAGTACATGGGAGGGCTGCTGCATCTTTGGAGATGATGTCGTAAATACGACCTCCACTACACTGCTGTAGCGGTTCAGGTCATCCGAAGATACAACGATTGCGGGACGATGCCCTCTGATAACAGAGCTATTGGAAGGATGTCCGTCTTTATCGCGGAACTGACTTCCTTCCGGGGCCCAAGGGGAAAAGATTTCGATTTCTTTCGCATTGACCCAAAATACATCGCCCCTGCGGATGTTTCCATTTCTACCCATAGATTCTTGTCTCCTTTCCTTCAGAATTGGTTACACACGACGGAATGCCGAAAAAAGACAGAACCGCTTTAAGCGGCTCTGTCTCCATGCAGTCGATATGACACTGTTTGTTTTCGTAGGGTGCCTCGACATATTCTTCGCCAACCTCAATGGGTTCGTGGCAAATGCAGCATTCGCCGGCGTAACGAATTTTCTTTTTTACTTTCACAATGAATTTACTCCTTTCTTTTCAAAGTTTCCGAGACAGTGTTACGGCTGCCTGCTGGCGTCGTCTTTCGCAGTTTCTTCGCTGCACTTCGATAGCTTCGCGAGCCTCCGCAATACACTGCTTCGCACGCCTATCCTGTTCAGAAGAGAAAGATGCGTAGCGCTCAGAGTAGACGGAATCCATACGCTCGGCTCTCTCAATTAACTCATACAGCGGTGTAGACATAGCTTCTCCTCCTCGATTATTGAATGTTCATGCCTACGGCGCGAGGACCTTCTTTGGACCAAGTTTCCTTGAGCCAGTGATAGGTGATTGTGCTATCTTCGGGACTCTTGTCTGGATAGCAGGGAAGGTATGCTGCGGAGTACAAATCTCTGCACTGACTGAAATACACATGATTCCAGTCAGCCCACACATCGCCAAGAGAACGGATAGCTCGCTTGAACGACCGAAAGCTCTGCGGCGTGTGAACTACGATGGCATTTGCTCCGTTCCACTTTCCATTCCATATCATTGCGCTTCACCTCCGCGATATGAAGGTCTCCGCTTGGACCTGAACGGCGGCATTATCGGTGCGGTGTAGCTGGTCAGCTCACCCGTCATTTTGACAGGCACACACTGGAGCAATCCGCGCTGTTTTCGATACTGGTGAGCCAAGTTGTTGCGAGCCTGTTTCTCAGAAACCGCCATAGTCGTCCCGCCCCACTTATTTGTGGTAATGTCGTCATAGACACGAACGGGTCCGAGATAGCTGAAAACCATTTTTGCCTGTGCCATTATGTTTTCTCCTTTCTTATTGTGTTGTAATGTAAAAAAATATATAAAAAGACAGCTATCCCTGTCTTGGGATAACTGTCTTGAATACTTGGTGTGACTGGAAGCGGAGATAAGTCTCCTTATAAAAATATCTTCGTAATTATACTATTATACTACCACAATTATTTATAATGTCAACAATGGCAGAGAAAAAAGAGGCGGCTTTCGCCTGCCTCTTTTTTTACCTTATTTCCTCGGAGTATTGTGCCATCCAGCAGTCGCAAAGGGCTTCCGCTACGACCTCACTTCTATCGTTATCGTCAGAAATCATCAGGATTGAAGAAAGGGCTGACCGCATACCTTCATCGAGCGTAAACTCCCTCTCGTTTCCACTTTTATCTGGGACATTTGTTCGAGCAAGCAGCGTCGAATATTTCGTATAATCGGGGGAAATGAAATAGTCCACAGCCGTGTCGAGTCCAATACTCAGCATCATAAGATTGCCGGTCGTTCCCATTGGTTCTTTCTTTCCGGACTTCTTCTCCGGTCTCATAAGAGTTCCGTTCTTGTCAAAGAATATTGCCCTATCTGACTTTTCAAATGTGTCTACAGGAACGCTAAAGCATCTGATTGCCATGTTCTTAAAAGGAGCACTGGCGTCTTCGCCGAACAGTGAGGAAGCATTACAGCAGTCATTTTCCATCTTCTCGTTAAGCCGCTTTATATAAAGCTCCTGAAAATCAATGGGAGCACCTGCGCTGTCCGCGTATACGTAGTTTTCTGGCTTTTTGCCGTCTGCCGTTTCCCTTACCATGTACTGCTCGTACTGCTTGCACATTTCTTTAATCTTAACTTGTATCCGCAAGGAATCGGAAAACGGAACTGCTGAGATTTGGGAGAAAAGGGAGGAGTAGTTGTGAGGGAGGTGGATGGGCGCACACTCATCTCCGAATAAGACTTTTTCGCAGGACTTGTCAAGGAAAAAGTATGAGGTTTTGTAAAGACCTTCAACAGACGCATAAAACCCTTCAGGCAGCCGTCGCGTCTGCTTGCCGTCTGCTGGAGGCGAAATGCGTAACTCAAACGGGCCCACAGAGGTAAGCGCACCGTCCTCAGGCTCCTTGAGGCGCGACATTTTAGTTGCGTCCATGCCGATTTCTGCGCCAATTTGCTTCACATTCCATTCTCCATAGACACGTGGCATTTTGGTAATGGCAAACAGCTCTTCGTACACTCTCGCGGAAACAAGCCTGCGTACCAAAGTGAGCTCATCGCTGAATTCGGCATATATTCCGAGCATTTCCTTGTAATTCAATTTTTCCGACTTCTCGGCGGAAGAGAACCGCGTATTGAGTTTTGTCGCCCATTTATTGCAGTCGATATATGCGTTGACTGCACTATCCTTTTTTCTCATTTGTTTTCCTCCTTAAAGTGTTCAAGTCTTTCGGAAAACTTTTGCAGCGCTTTTCTAAACTCAATTTTGCAGGTGGTTGACATGAAATAATAGGCGGAAACAATATCTTCTGTCGTAGAGTTTTTCGCATAAAGTCGCATTGTGCTTGGCATCCCCATGAGCCAGTGTAAAGAGACGCCAAAGGCAGCCGCTATATGCGGCAGAATTCTTTCGTTGCTTGTGGAGCAGGAGGGTCTCACCAACATGATATTCGCCAACTCGTGAATGACATCCTTTTGTTTATCATCTAATTCAAAATTGCCTTTTCCGGACTGAATCAATTCATCCAAATCGAGAATATCCTGTCGCTTAAATGAACATCTGTGGGAAAAAACGTACTGTACTCGCGCAGAAGGGCGCAGCAATAAGCTGCGTTTTTTATCATCCCAGAATTGATGTATCCACATCGTATCAATCATGCCGAGAGCTGACTCTCTTATGCATCCGTCTCTTATCGTTTCTGGAAAGCTATCTACAAGATTATAGACTTCTTGAACATCTGGCGGTAGGCTGCTGAAAGCTGGAAAGTTTTTATCTCCGAATCGAATCATTTCCTCGTAAGATATGTCCAACTCGGCAAGAATCCGAAAAACGATTTGCCAGTTAAATCCCTGCCAGCCTATAAATCGCTGTGTTTCTCCGTTTGTAACGGGAGTTTTATCAAATAAAAGGGCTGGCAGCTTTTCTTCTGGACAATTAAGCTGTTCGGCTAACCGCAGCTTTTTCATTTCTGCCCTGTATGGCGTGGTGTCTGTGATAATGTTGTTTACTCTTGCCATGTTGCCTGCATCCTCCGCAATTCTTAATTTGCGGAGGAGCAGGACTATAGAGGTATAGACAGTTGTTGAGACGTTTTCTCCGTACCTTATATCGTCTCCAGCTCGTGCCGGCTTTGTAGGATTTGTTCTTTTATAAATAGCACTCATTTTCTTGATGCCTCCTTTGCGGTATTGTCGGTCTCCTGACCTCCCGCGATTATGGAATCGACCATTTTGCAGGAACCTTTTCCTCTGTTCAAAAGTGTCTTTGCGTCCTCCTTTGCCTGTTCGTACTCAGCGGGGTATGCCATCATAAGGGTCATATATCGGTTCCATCCGGATTGTTCTGTGCCGAGGAAATCTCCGGCACCTCTAATGCGGAGGTCCGCCTCTGCAATTTCAAACCCGTTATTGGTCTGTACCATGGCGTTCAGTCTCTCCATCGCAGCCGGCGTGGGCGACGCGCCTGCTTCCAGCACACAATAGGACTGTACGCTGCTCCGCCCTACACGCCCTCTCAACTGGTGCAGACTGGAAAGCCCGAAACGGTCCGCGTTTACAATGACCATCATTGTCGCGGTAGGGACATTTACGCCAACCTCCACAACGGTTGTACTGACAAGCACATCTACTTGACCATCCTTGAATCGCGAGAGAATGTCCTCCGTTTCTGTCTTTCCCATCTTGCCTGTTACTGTTTCGATGCGGACGCCATACGGCTCCAGAACAGAACGGTATTCTGCGCTGACCTCCTCGACAGACTGTACGCCTTCCAGTTTTTCGCTTCTATCAATAAGCGGACAGACAACATAGGTTTGATACCCCTTTTGTTTCTGCAGCAGAATGAAGCGAAAGATTTTTTCTTTACTTGTGGCAATACCGGTAATAACTGGAAGACGTCCGTCCGGCATCGTTTTAATGGTGTGGAGCTGCACGGTATCCCCATAAATTACCTGAGCCAGACTGCGGGGGATGGGGGTGGCAGACATAGTAATAGAATGAACACCGCCTGAAGCCTTTTCGATGAGCGCTGTACGCTGGTCAACGCCAAACTTGTGTTCCTCATCCGTTACGGTTAAGGCGAGATTTTTATACTCCACATCTTCTCCAATGATGGACTGTGTTCCAACAATGAGTTGCGCCTTGCCTTCCTTGATGACGGCCAAGGCTTTTTTCTTTTCGCTCGTCTTCAAATCGCTGCCAAGCCAAACGACGCTTACGCCAAACGGTTCCGCCAGAGCGGAGAGGTCCTCGTAGTGCTGACGCGCCAACACCAGCGTGGGAGCCATCACCGCTGCCTGATACCCATTCTCGGCCATAGTCATCATAAGGCAGAATGCAACGATACTCTTTCCACAACCGACATCGCCCTGCACAAGCGCGTTGATGCGGTGCCCGTCTGCTGCAAATTGAGTCATGCTCTCAATCGCGTCCATCTGGTCTTTTGTGAGAGAATAGGGCAGGGTATTCTTAATCTTTTCAATCCAGCCGTTTGTCTTGACGGAGAATTGGCTACCCTTAGAAATCTTTCGTGCGGCCCATTCGTTAGCCATAGCAAAATATACGAGGTCTTCCTGAAGGAGTCGGGTTTGACCGTCCTTAATATCCTGCTCGGTAACGGGGAAGTGCAGCTTCTTGAGTGAAGTCCAAAGGCTTGAAAGACCCTTTTTGTCGAGGTAATCATTGGGAAGCGTTTCAATAAGCCCGATAGTTCTGTCGGAAGCCTCCTGAATCTTTTCTCTCAGGTAGGCATCGCTCACGCCTCCGATTTGAGCGTACACAGGACGAATGCCCGGTGCCTGCCCATAGGCAGGCTCGAAAATCTCCGGTGCCGTCATGGTGTAGTTGTTGTATTTCTCGCTGTATCCGACCTTTCCGGCCACATAAACCTCCTGCCCTGTGCAAGTGGAAATCTTGCGGAAAAGGTAGTTTTGCCGGAACCATGTAATAACGAGTTTTTCTCCGCTCGGAAGCACCGTGCAGTGTGCGATAATCATAGGGACATGGGAGGAAGTCTGCACATAAGAACCCTTATAGCGCAGTTCTTGGCCGAAGGACTTCACTTCGTCTACGCGCACAAGACAAGCCTGCTCCGCACCATCTATGAGATGCGTTGCAAGCTGCCGGTAGTCCTTATAGCTTTTTGGGATATAACGCAGAAGGTCTTCTGCTGAGTGGATACCTTTTTTCTCGAAACGCTTTTCCTTTTGTGCGTTTACTCCAATGACGGATAGCTTCATATATGTTCTCACCTCCGTGTGGTGGGAAAATGTTAGGGTGTCGGGGTGCTTTTCGTGAACTACTCGGCAATAAATCACCGAGGATTCTTGCTTACTTCTTATAAAGAGGGCTTACACACCCTTATTATAAACACGAACATAAAATTTTGTCAAGTGTGTTAGAGAGAAAATTTACTGGATGTCAACCTTTTTTCTTTTGCATATTCGTTATTATTGCCAACTATTTTTCCGTAAAATACAGCTTGCTTTAGTTTGCGCGGCACGATTTGCGGCGCATAAACTCGCGGTATAGCTTTTTTTACTGATAATTAGACTTGACATTTTTATATGTTCGTGTTAGTATAACAGCGTGGACAGGGCAAGAAAGGCTCGTTCGAAGGGCTCGTGCCTAAAATGACAATATTCTTGCGATTGTAAGAATAAGCGCCTAAATTGCCCGTCCCGTTTTCTTCTTTCTTTAATTACACTCATAAGCACAATAAAGTCAGCTCCCTGAGGGAAGTGTGCGGGAGCTGCTTCGACTTTCGCGTTGTTCTCCATGCGGGGAGGTTCTGGCGGTTCGAGTCCGCACGACGCGCCTTCTGTTTTCGCTGCTGTTATCTTTGCCTCTGTCTTTTCCAACGAGCAGCGGACACGGAAACATCTCTCAATATGATAGCGTAGCATAACTGGTAATGCCGTACCTCTCTCACAGGTAACGATATGTTGGTTCAACTCCAGCCGCTATTGCCAGCCGGCGTTCTACCCACCCCGCCGACATCAACTCTCTTCGGCGCTGGCGGCCTCCGTGCAGACGTGATTAACCTGCGATAAGCGGAGGCTGCCAGCACCACCAAAATGCTGGTGTAGCTCAGTAGGCAGAGAGGCGCACTCGTAACGCGCAGGTCGTGGGTTCGACCCCCACCGTCAGCTCCATTCCATACTCATTCTCCTTCAAGTGAAGCCCCCGTGTAACAGGTCTTTTGAAAAGTGCTTTCAGCCTCGTTGTGCGGGGGCTTCACGACTTATGCTGATGTAGCTCAGTTGGCAGAGCGGCGGATTTGTAAACCGCAGGTCGGGGGTTCAAGGCCCTCCATCAGCTCCAATAAAACCATGTGCTTTTGTGGTGTTTTTTATATGCGCGGATGTCGTCTAATTTGGTGAGACGCCAGCCTTCCAAGCTGGTCATTGCGGGTTCGAGTCCCGTCGTCCGCTCCAAGGACACCGTAAAGTGTGTCCTTTTTCTTTATCTGCTTGTTTGTCCTGTGTTTTTCGGACAACATCGGCGAGCGCAAAAGTCGCCTGAAGCGTGAGAAGCGAGCTGCCTGTACCTGTTTTGCGGGCGGTGGCGTGATAAGGGTGAAACTCTGCGCTTTCAGTAGCCGAAAGCAGATGAGCAAAAGTCTCCGCGAACGCCTGCATGGTTCGCGGGACAAGGGAAGCCGGAAAAATAAGTAAACGCGGGCCGAGCGCAGAGGTTGTTGGCGTATTCCAGACGTGGGTGCTGCCTTTTATGCTGTGCTTGTTTGCGTGGGGTCCGGTGTTCTCGCAGTCTGGATGGTTGCTGCGAGAGGTGCCGACTATTTGCGAAAGGACGGATTTCTATGCCAACTACATTTCAAGCGTTTAAGTATCGCATTTACCCGACTGATGAGCAGGTCGAAATCATCGAGAAGACTTTCAAATGCTGCCGGTTTGTGTGGAACCATTTCCTTGAACAAACCTCCAAAATCTATGAGCGCCGACAGGAGAAGATGACGACCTTCGACTGTATGAAGGTTCTCACGGAGATGCGGGAGCGCTGGCCTTGGCTTGCGGACTGCGGCTGTACGGCAGAGAGATATGCCATCATTGATTTGTTTGAGGCGCGAAAGGCGTTCTTCCGCCGCATTAAAGCGGGGGAGAAGCCCGGTTATCCCAAATTTAAGGGCGCGTCCCATCCGACACAGAGTTTTACGACCGCTGGTACTATCTATGTGACGGACGATTACATTCAGGTTCCGTTTGGAGGACAGTATCAGAAAATCAACAAGCTCAGGCGAGGGACGGGGCGCCCCATCGAAGGGTCTCCCCGCGAGGTCACTATTTCTCGGTCTGCTACCGGAAAATACTGGGCATCTGTCTGCTGTAAAGTAGAGCGAGACACGCTGCCTATTGTGGACGGCGAGGTGGGAATCAGTCTCGGCCTGAAGGAGTTGGCTATTGACAGCAACGGCGTTCACTATGAGAACCCGAAGCATCTGAGCAAGTCTGCAAAGCGGTTGGCACGTGAGCAGCGGCGTCTATCCCGCAAGAAGAAGGGCTCTGTCAACTACGAGAAGCAGCGGCGCAAGGTAGCCGGCGTCCATGAGCATATTGCCAATCAGCGCAATGACTACCGGCATAAAATCAGCCGTGAACTTGTCAACGCAAACCAGCTTATTGCCGTTGAGAAGGTGGCCGTTAAGCCCTTAGTTGAGGGCAATGAGCAGGCTAAAAGCATCCTCGATGCCGGCTGGTCTGAACTTACCGGTATGATAAAGTATAAGGCGGACTGGGCTGGACGCACTCTGGTGGACGTAGATACCGCCACCGTAGCACCGGAAGCCAAGCATGATGAGGCACTGGCACAGGTCGTGCTGTCCGAAGGTCAGCGCATGGCTTCCGAGCAGAAGCCTGCCTAAAGCCGAGCGAGGAAAGTGTGCAATGATTGCACACATTGCCAAGGAAATAAAAACGAGTACGGACGGTATAGCCGGAATTAACGCCTGTGGAGATGCATGGTCGTCGTGGAAGCAGGAATACTCTGTTGGCTGGTAGTCACGTGAGAGGTGGCACCAGCGCTTTGGGGAACTGAATACCTGTGCTGGGTATACACCACCCGGAAATAACAGGGTTTTACCATTCGTAATTATAGTTCTTCCCTCCGCTGTGTGGAGCGTTTTGTCGAAATGACAAAACATTCCTCTTAAATTCTTAAAAACAAGAAAGGAAATAAAGAATATGGAACCTTCTATCAACAGAACTCTCACCGTCAGCGTCGTCAGCTATGGCGTCGTATCTGTCGTCAATGGAGTCATCAACGTTGACAACCAGAACCCCATCGAGTTTCCCGCCGTGCTGGACGAGGCATCCGCTGCCAAGCTGCTGAAGAGCAGATACGGCGGCAAGCTGTTCCCCGTGGATGCAAATATCGTCGTGTCTTCCATCCGGCATGAGAAGTGGAAGTTCTCTATGGACCTGAGCCAGTTCGTCGCTACCGCTGCCCGCAGCCGTGTGGACGGCACCGCATCCGAGGCCGACGATGCCCCCGCAGAGGACATCCCCGCCACTGAACCTGCTGTTCCCGCGCCTGAGACGACTCCCGCTGCTTCTCCTACTATCCCCATGCCTCTGGTCTCTGAGCCTGAGGAGGATTTTTCGCCTGCTACTCCCGAAGCGCCTGCCCCCACCGGTGGTTTCGCTCCTGAGACTCCCACTCCTGCACCTGATGCTCCCGCCAAGGAAGTTCCCTATGGTGGTAACTTCAATTTCCCCTCTGACTTCTGTGGCGACTTCGGTTCCGGCTTTTTCGGCGGTTAATAACCGATGGATGTCGTGAACGTTGGACGTGGATGCCTTGATTGCATCAATAAGGAAACTCCGACGAATAAAGAACCCTGTAAGAGCTGTTCCCGCTGGAATAGGTGGGAACCTGACGAAAAGTGTAAGGAAAAGATGGCGGTCAAAGCCGCACGTGAAAGGACGAAGAAATGAGCAACACCAATACACCTGAAAAGCCTGTCGTCGTATTCATCAGTAATGACCACGATACCGTCATTGGTGTGATGGTCATTAAGAACGACGATGAAAACCTGCAGAACAATCTCGAAATCATTGAGAAAAACTGGGTTGCTGCTCGTAACGAGTTGCTCCAGCGGGCTCGTGAGGACGATAGCATTGAAGCAGACGAGGACGAGCTTCACATCGCATTCATCGCACACGAGTTGGGGATGTTCGACGAGCCCTATGAGACTATCGACATCTCCGGCGTTTACTCCGTCTCCAATGGGAATGTGGACCGCATCTAAGTTGGTCTTGGCAGCAGACACACAGCGGCGCAGGCCCTACTCCGGCGGCTGCGCCGCTTTTCGCTAAATACCTAAAAGCAAGTACGGACGGTATAACCGGAATTAACGCCTGTGGAGATGCATGGTCATCGTGGAAGCAGGAATGCTCTGTTAGCTGGTTTTCATGTGAGAGATGATGCCAGCAGCTAAGGGAACTGAATATGCCTGTGTTGGGTGTATGAGGCCCTGAAATGACAGGGGTGTATACCATATAATCTGTCGCTTGAGGAGACAGGCGTATAGAGCCCAGAAATAACAGGGTTGTATACCCCTTAACCGCGCTCCAACTTTCAATCCTAAGGTGTATAAGGGCCTGAAATAACGGGGTGATACCTCAGTTATTCCTTTTAGGTACATAACGGGCTAAAACAACAGGGTAGTGTACCAGATTATATATGATATGGGTGTAGGTATTCGTTTAGGACAACTTGAAGTTGAAAGGAGGTCTCTGGATGGCCTCAAAAAAGATATATAGTTCCCCTGAACTCTATGAGGACAAGTTGGTGCGCGTAATGGCGCGGCTTGGTATCGAAGAAGGCGACTACAACTACGACTGGAGTCGTCAGGAGTGTTGGGTTGAGTTCAGGTACAAGGGTGAGCTTTACCGCTTCTCCCATAGCGTGAAGAACGCCCAAGAGCACGGCATCTCCCTGCAGTACGGCTCCGATGCCTTCGCACAGGTCGTGCTTTCTTTGGAAGACCTCGCCCGTATGGTCGAACGTGGCATCTACGACCTGTCCACATGGGTGGCCGGAATGAGAGCTCTGCCGGAGCGCTCAAAGTCCTTGGATGCCTGTTTCATTGCTCTCGGCTTTGTAGAGCCGCCCACATCCAAAGAAGAAATCACACTCCACTACCGCCGGTTGGCGAAGGTGTATCACCCTGATGCCGGTGGCGATAGCTCCTCATTTGATGCGCTGTCTAACAACTATGCGAAATGTATGGAGATTTTCGAGGAGGTTGCCAACAAATAATGTATATGTCTCAGAAAGAGTTCAACGCTATGATGAAGAAAAACCCCCGCCTCCGTGTTCACGGTGCAAATAACAATACCCGCGAACATCGCTCCAAAGCGAATAAGGCGGCAAAATATAGAAATGTAAAGGTCTACGAGTATGCCGATGGGCTGGCTTTTTTCGGTAAGCCCCGCAATAATGGTGAAATCCCTATCGCTGTCTTTGACAGCAAGAAGGAGTACCACCGCTGGAAAGAGCTTCAGATTTTGGAGCGCGGCGGACATATCCACGACCTTCGCCGGCAGGTGCCTTTGACCATCATTACCGAGTTCGAGTATCGTGGTCAGAAGGTCTCCGGTATTACTTACAAAGCCGACGCCGTCTATGTGCGCGACGGCAAGTGTGTGGTAGAGGACGTGAAGCCCTTCGATACCACAACGCAGAAGTATCGAACTACAAAGGATTTCAACCTCAAGTGGAAGCTGCTCAAGGCTGAATATCCTACTTGGTCTTTTGAAATCTATTAAAAACGAGTACGGATGGTATAACCGGAATTAACGCCTGTGGAGATGCATGGTCGTCGTGGAAGCAGGAATACTCTGTTGGCTGGTAATCATGTGAGAGATGATACCGGCACCTTTGGGGAACTGAATATGCCTGTGTCGGGTATATAGAACCCTGAAACGACAGGGTTGTGTATCACAGAATAACTGCGGCAGCGGCATATATGGCTCTGAAACAACAGGGTTGTATACCGCATAAAAAAGGCTATGGTGTGTAATACCCTGAAATAACAAGGTTGTGTACCCCATAACATATTGTTTCTGAAAGTGGTGGACGGCAAGTGGAAAATCTGAGCAACATCCGGTGGCGAGTTCATCTGTAAGACCTGCTACGGTGGAGGGAGCGGTATTTTCCTTGCCTACTTCGACCTCGTGCAGTGAGTGATTGCAGGGCTTTCGACGGTTCCGCAAATTTGTTCGTTCCAAGAACTTGACAAAATATCGAATTATAGTAGTATAGAATTATAAGGAAGGACAGTCTAACACAGACTGTCCTTCCGCTTTTTTATGCTCAGAAAGGGGATGAGAATTTTTGGAAAACACAAGCAAAAAGCACGTAAAATGGGGGGTTTTCAAGACTGCACTTTTTACGTTCCTGTTCGTCGCAGTATCCGTTTTCTACTTTCTCTCCACCAACGTGACACTCGCACAGGCCGAAGAACGCTCGAACTACGAATCACTTCCTGCAGCAGAGGTTGCCGCCCAGATGGACGACACCAAGCTGTCAGAAGAAGCACAGCAAGATGTTTTGATGCTGAAGGAAGGAATCCTCGACCCGCTTTCCGACATCACGGAAGCAGAGAACTCCGAGGATGACCCCAACGCCGTTGAAGAAGTACAGGAGATTGTTCCGGCTGTCTGTTCCTATTGCGGCTCTGAGAGCCACAGTTCCTCAATCTGTGCAAAGAGGTCTATTGCCAATGGAGCCTATGGGCGCTGGGTGATTCCGTCTGTTGGCTGTAATGTAGCGGCCTACTCGTGTAACTGGGATGCAGACCAATCCTATGTTCAGGAAATTACTGACAGTTCCGACAGTGCAGCTTTCTTGACTTGCGGCGGCGTTGGTGTTCTTGCGGACCACAATAACCAAGGTTTCTGTGGACTTTCCAATATTTCTGTTGGCGCAAAAGCCTACATGGATTTTGGTGATGGTGCAACTTACTACGAGTGCTATCAGGTTGAATACGGACACAATACCGGCGAAAAGATGCTCGATGGAAATGGAAACATAATGAGCTACAGCAACTATTCTTCCGGCACTGTGATTTGTTACACCTGCCTTGACCTCTGGACCAACATTTACATCACTTACTGGACGCCGGTATAAGCGCCAGACACCCACTCTCTACTCCTCTTAGAAAGGACAAAACCATGAAAACGAAATTCAAAATTCCTCGGTGGGCTCTCTTCACCGTTATCATTCTGGCCTTCATTGGCGGTCTTTTCGCAATCTCTACGCTGCCCGTCTTTGCAGCCCGCGAAAGCTCTCCGCCTTTGGCAGTAGCAGAAGCCGCGCAGAACGAGGAAAAGGACGCAAATTCTGATGCTCAGACTCCCGAAGCAGACAAGACGACAGATGAACAGGGAAGTGCTGAAGCCCCCGTAGAGGCCGAGTCTCAGGCAGACGACGCCGTCGTTGTCGAAGAAACTCCCGCCGAAGAGCCTGTTCAGGAAAACCCGACTACCTGTTCCTACTGCGGCAGTGCAGAACACACCAGAGACTACTGCGCCGTTCGTGCCGTTGACAATGGTGCCGTTGGCCGGCTCCGGATTCCCTCTGTCGGTGTTGACGTGGCTGTCTACGACGTTACTTGGTACTCTCTGCAGCATACCACCGAGAGTGACAACTACACGCAGGCCGTTACAGATGCATGGGACAGCGCAGCACAAATCGTCTATCTCGGCCAGACCGTTATTGGCGACCATAATAATCAGGGCTTCTCCGCCATCAACAACTGCTCCGAAGGCACCTACGCTTACATCGACATGGGCGACTCTGTCCTGACCTATGTTTGCACCGGCATCCAGCATGGTCGCAACCCCGGTGGCTATCTTACCGGCGCCGATGGCGACAGTGTCTATACTTCATACTTTAATCCGGATGGGCTCACTTTGTATACCTGTCTTGACCATAATTTCAATGTCGCTATCGTGACATTCCAGCCTGCTTGAAGGGGGTGCAGCTTTAATGAAAACAAAGAAGATTTCCCGCCGCGCTGTTACGCTGGCTGCCTTTTTGCTGGTAAGTGCATCATCTTTACATATGGCTTGTGCAGAGGCTTCGGTGCCTTTCGATTACTTTACTGATGACCTCTCTGTGTCCGCTGCCGCCGTTGTGGAGGAAGATAAATACTTGCCTCCTGAGTGGTTCACAAAAGAAAATGTTGTAAGTGAAGTGGACTCAGACACGCCTCCGGAGGAGACTCCTACCCCTGCGGGCGAACCCTCTGTGGCGACCCTCGTGCCTGAGCCCGCACCGGAAACCGCAGCAGCCTGCAGCTATTGCGGCAGCGCAGGGCACTCGCAGAATAGGTGTGCCGTTTACGCTGTCGAACAGCGAGGTGCCGTTGGGCGTTGGTCTATCCCTTCTATTGGAATAGACGTCGCTTGCTTCACCTATGTGCTTGGAAGCGATTCCTTTGAGTACGGACAGGCAATTTGTGACGCTGCCGATAGTGCCGGCTATAGTGCGTATGGGAGCCAGTATCTCATTGCAGACCACAACTATCAGGGCTTTTCTGCCATAGCCAACTGCGCGGTTGGTGCGGTGGGATATATGGATTACGGAAACAGTCGAACAGAATATGTTTGTACTGAGGTGGAGTATGGGCACAATGAAGGCACGGAACTGACTGATAATGACGGAAACGATGTTGCGTACAACAACAGTGGAGGAATTACCCTTTACACCTGTTACAACGGCTGGCAAAACGTCGTCATAGCGTATTTTACTCCGGTTTAACCGCTGGCCGCTGATGCTGAAGGATATTTGAGGTTGGTTGTGCGGCGGTGCATCCAATCTTACATATCCCAGTTCTGAAAGGAAATGATAAAAATGGCACGTCCCGTTGAAACCATAGACCCCAAGTTAGAAACGAGCAGATATATAACTGTTGATGGGGAGTATGAAGAACGAGAATCCTTTGCCGGAATGGTTTACAGCGACTCTTTACTGCAATCATTCTTCAGGAGGACTTGGAAGCGGCTTGAAGACGCCGCAAATGCCCATCAGGATACTCCCTGATGGGCATTTTTCCCAAGAACTTACGACTTGTCATTTTTTTATGTGGGTTGTATAATATAGGTGAACGTCTTTGCAGAGGGCGTAACTTATAGGAAAGGGGACTTATGCCTACAGAAAGAAAGAAGAAAACAACAAAAGAAGAAAACGCAAAAAATAACTCAACAAAAAACACAATAAAAAAACCAAGAAACTCAACAAGTAACACGAAAAGCAAGAAAGAAAGCAAGTCTCTTTTGGGGTTAAAGGACCTGATGGAAGATACGTCTCCAGAAAAAGTCGTCGGCTGTTATGTTCGTGTATCTACCGATGCACAGGCGGAGCAGGGATATTCTATACCTGACCAAACAGCCAAATTGCAGGCCTTTTGTACCGTAAAAGGCTGGGAGAACGCGAAATTCTACACGGACCCCGGATTCAGCGGCAGCAACTTAAATCGACCGGCAATGCAGGAAATGATATCCGATGCGATGGAAGGGAAGCTGAAGGCGGTTGTCGTCTTCAAGCTGGACCGTCTCTCCAGAAGTCAGAAGGATACTCTTTATTTAATTGAGGATGTGTTTCTTCCGAACGAAGTGGATTTTGTAAGTATTTCCGAGGCCCTTGACACTACCACTCCATATGGACGAGCGATGATAGGTATTTTGAGCGTCTTCGCCCAATTGGAACGCGAGAATATCTATATGCGAACCCGTATTGGAATGATGGGTCGTGTAAGCGCGGGGTATTGGCGTGGCGGCGGAAACGTTCCGTTTGGCTATGATTATGACAAGACAAGCAAATCCCTTATCCCAAATGCTGACGCGCCAAAAGTGCCACAGGCTTACGACCTCTACATCAAGGGCTATAGTTGCCAGAAAATTGCGGATATGCTCGGACTAAGTAGCGAACAGCTCGTGAGGAATATTCTCACCAAGCGCACATATTGCGGCTACATCAACTACAAAGGCAAAGACTACAAGGGTTTCCACGAGCCTTTGATTGATGAAGAGCGGTTCATGCTCGTGGCTGCAGAAATGGAACGCCGTGGGAAGGAAAACCTCGCAGTCTGCGGCAACAATAAATATTATCTTCTTACCGGGCTTGTTTTCTGCGGAGATTGTGGCGCCAGAATGCGGTACATGAAGTGGGGGAAGTATATCCGTATCGTCTGCTACTCGCACACGTGTAAAAAGAACATGGTTAAGGACCCCGATTGTCCAAACAAGGGCGTTCGCGCAGATGAACTTGAGAAGGTTGTTATCTCAAAACTTTTTGACATTGGTACTGACATTTCTCTCGACGATTTTGACGACACCCACGTGCCTGCAAGTGCAGCAGAAATCCTGACGAACCGGATAGATGAGCTGAAGGAGTCTCTCAGGCGCCTATATGGGCTCTATGCCGACATCGGAGACCCCATGGTGTACGAGCGCATTGAGGATGTGCGAGGACAGCTCCACGTATTGCAGAGACAGCTTGCAAGCGAGGAAACGCAGAAACTCAAGGAAGAGCACATCAACTACGTCCGTGAGAAAATTCAGACTATTGGAGACCTCTGGCCCCATCTTACTCCTATGGAGCGCCAAACTCTTGTTCGTGATTGTGTTGAGAAGGTTATTTTGCATCACAACGGACGTGTTGAGGTTTACTACACTTTCCATACTGAGAAAGATAGTAAAATTCTCAAAAGGAAAGGCGCATAAAAATTAGAAACGCGCCTCTTCTGAGGCGCGTTTGCTTTTCTAAAAACTAAAATCCAATTCCAGCAAAAGGGTCGTTTTTTCTCCTTTCCAACACTATGCC